CCTTTTTTTTCTCTGAATAAACATTACCCATATCAGAGATATAATATGAATTTGTACCATTTATTAGTTTAATTTTTTCATGTATATCTTCTCTTTTTAAGATTTTAGACATATTTTCACCTCCATTTTTAGTTTTTATTAAGTAAATCATTTAGTACGGTATTACCACTATCCTTTCTAAGGACTTAGGCTCTCTTATCAGCATATTTAATATTTTGCTATGACCGTTTAGAAGGAATCGCAATAACAATCACTCATTATTGCCCCATGACTCTAGGAGTACCATACAAGCCTGCCGCCAGACCTGTTTTTTCTCTTAATTCATCATTTTTGTTATTTAAATAATCAAGAATCTTATGTGCTAATTTGTTTCCTTTATCATGAAATTGATCTTCACCAGTTATATAATACACAGCTTCTCTTAGTCCCGCATACCCTAATGAAATCGAAAAATATCCAGAATACACATATTTTTCAAGAGTTTCTTCTGGCTGCAATCTTAAATATCCACCATACATTAAAGCAAGTGGATTCTCTTTCGCTTTAATTTTTGCAATATGGTTTGCACGCCAAAGCATATCTCGCTGCGCAATTTTCATGTAATGGTCAAGATTTTTAAATAAAATTTCTTCTGAATGCTCCTTATTATTTTCCATAGCAATATAAGGAAGATTTAGAGTTTGTACTCCCATGTTAGCTCTTCCAAATGTAATATAATTTCCATTCTCATCTTGGTAAGGATTTAATAAACTTCTGCAACCCATTGGAAAAGTTAAAACACCCTTTAGTTCTTTGTGCTTCTTCATTCCTAAATAATCTGGTACTAATCTTGAAGCGCTACATTTTGCACTTAACTTAGTAATATCATAATATTTTCCACCTTTCATTGTATCTTCATCAAGTACATATAGTATTTTGGGAAAATTAGGATTAGAATAAGTACCATCCTCCTGCCGCATTCCTTCCAGTCTTTGTCTTATCAATTCTTTATAAACCATAATTAAATCATCAGAATATCTTGGATCTTCACTTAACCAACAACCTACACTTAAAAATGCCGCCTGCCCCGTCCCAGAACAAAGAGTGTTAGTTTGATAAAGGAAAGTTTGCATTCCATCTCTAATCTCTTTTTGAAGTCTTTCTTCTACAATTTTTTCTCTTACTACTTCATAATTAAAGTCAGAACTATCAGAAATATTATCTAATACTAAGCTTAATTCATCATCTACTTCTTTTCTAATCTTTTGTCTACTTATATCGACAAACTTTGCTAGATGTAACAAATTAATAGTAATGCCGCCATATTGAGAACTTGTCGCCATAGTAAGTGCTTGGCTGGCAACGGTACAAGCCGTTCTAAAACTTTTAGGAGTTTCTATATAAGTAGAATTAATTGAGCATCCCTTAAACATACTTTCAAGATTCCAAAGACAGCAATTATGAGAAAAATAATTATTAATATTGTACCAATGTGTTTCTGTTTCTATATCATAGACAAAACAATCCTCATAATAGGTATTTATTGAAATTATCTCGCATGGATTATTATATCTGCTTATTGTATTATAACATTCAGTATCTATAGATTTTATAGTTGAAAGATTTTTATATAGCTTCATCTTTTCGGTATTTTTTGAAATTTTAACGATATAACTATCAAAATTTCTTGTTCCTGTTCTATTACTATTTCCAAAATGATATTTTGAGCCAGCTTTATCTTTTAAACATAAGGTTGGAGTATAGCCTAAAGATTGTAACATTAAAACTATTTGTTCACAATAGGCTCTACATGCGCTTGTTAGGCTAATATTTTGAGGAGTAATGCTACCATCACTATCAATTGAAGCACTGAGATAGCTATATTTAATTGAACTATTACCATACATAATAAAGTTTGGAATTTTTAAATTACCACTGCCTAGCATTTTTCCTCCTGCATAATCCTTAAAAATTTTACTAGTAATCTTATCTCCACATTGAATGCGAACACAAGGAGATGTACTTCCAACAGACGGGTAATTTTTATTTAACTTACGTCCAAAAACTTCTTCAAAACACTCTAAATAATCATTAAGCATTTCTTCATTGGTATTAGTAAAAGTAACATGATATATTCCTCTTTCATTATTTCTATATACACTACCATCACTATAAATATAGCCATATAATTTTGCTAATTGTGGGGAATATGGAATTAAAAATGGATATTTATGTTTTGAACCACAACTATTAATTAGTAATTTATTTAAAACTCCATGCGGTACTGGGAATTTATTAATTATTTCAATTAAAAATTCTAGCTTTATTGAAGTTATTGTTCCCTTGATAGGTATTTTTTTAATCTTTTTAATATAATAATTTAAAGTAAAATTATACTTATATTTTAAATAATTGCTAAGAATACTAATATTACTTACACGAATATCAATATCTTCATCATTTATTTGATTCCAGTCAATAAAAGATTCTTTGACTTCCTCATAAGTTAAAAGTTTATTATCATCGAAACTTAATAAACTATCTCCTTTTTTAATTTCAGAAGCATTTAATAGAAGTTCTTTTCCATTTCTTAATATTGGAAGTCTATGTCCACCAGTTAAGTTTAATGGCAAACCATTTCTTACATTAATTTGATATAGAACTTCATCAGGTTCTAGCTTTCTTCTATTAATTCTTTTTATTTTAGTCCAACCATCTCTTGCAAGAATTTGATAACCTCCATCTTCAATATTAACTAAACAATCTTTATCTGAATTTTCAAATAATTTAAAGAAATCTTCAATAGTAGTCTTTTGACAATAATCTTTTTTATCAGTCTTTCTTACATCAATCCATACATCTCCCTTAGTACAGTTCAAAAGGCTTCTAGCACTATATGCACTATCGTGAAAATATACAACTGAACGCTCATGAGCTTCCCAACAGTCTTTTGGCAATAATTTTTTCATCATTTCCTTACTTGGGATTTCTGCCAAATAGGCATTTTTAATATGTACAAGATTAGGATTTTTGTTTCCATTCTCGTATTTAATATCGTCATTTACATAAAGAACCTTCTCAATTTCTGTTGGATTTTCTTTTGCACGTTCTTTATCCATTTTATAGCTTGAATATTCTCTAGCAATATCAGGCGCATCACTATAAAGAACGCTCATTACAGTATTTTCAATTTCTTTGACTTCAATCTGATTATCTTTACTTTTATCCATAATTAATCTACAGATTTTATTAGTTAAAGAATCAATCAAATCAAAATTTGGATAAGAAATTTGATTTGCCGCTTGAATAATAGCATTTCTAATACGATTAGAATTAAACTCTTCATTCTCGCCGCACTTCATAACAGTAATCATTTAATTACCTCCTTCCATTTATTCATATTTATATTATAATATAAATAGATAAAAAAGTCAAGAGAATTAATCTCTTGACCTTAATCTTATTTTATTTTCCAATTGTGCATTATATCAAATAGTTCAACAATATAACTATTGCCACCAAGCTTAATATAATTTTCATATAAAGAACATAAATCCTTTTTTATATGGAGTGGCATTTCCTATTTATCTTCATAAGTTTCATATATGTCTGTAATAGAATGTCTTAAACTTGCTAAAGTTCCATCTTTATTATCTGCAATTTTTGAATCAATATTCTTTAATAAATTTTTAATCTCCTTTTGAGAATCAAGTTCTGTTTCTTTTATTAAATTCTAAATCCATTTTTTTGGTTTTTTCGCTAATAAAGTTGCGCAACCAATTATTGTTACTATCGCGCCGCAAACTCCACTAATAGTTAATAATAATGAAATTATTTCTGTCATTTGTTTCCACCTCCATTATTGAAGTAGGAATAATGATGTTTTGATTTTACTATAAAATCCTTATTAGTTAATATATCTCTTATCGTTAATTCTTTTAATGCCCAATAAGGTATTCTAATTAAAGGTATTTTATTTAAAAGGCAAAAAGAATTCTTTTTTTCGTCCATAATAATTTCTTTTCTAAAACCTGCTTTTGTTTTATGGAAATATGGAATATATTCAAAATGCTATTGACCATCTACCTCTAAAAGAAAAAGAAATTTATTATTTCTATAAACAACAAAATCAAATCTTAAAGGTTGCTTAAATCCTCTTAAATTATTAAAACTAATCTCTTTTTTATAAGAAAAACCATTAATAGATAAAATTCTTTCTATTTTCTTTTCTCCTTTAGAACTCATTAACCTCATCCCTTGTTGGCGGTTTACAACATTTTTTAGGTGGTATGAATACTGGGTACGGCATTGGCATAAAACCTATCTTTCCATTATTCGGATGATAACATGGAGTTTTTTTAGGTTCAATATGATATGTAGCTAAATAATAATAAGTATTATCATCTAATTTAATACCATCTGGATATTGTGCAACTATTCTTCTTAATCCATCTTCATATGATAGCCCACGTTCCCATTCATAAAATTGACAATTTAATTCAGCGGAAAAAGCGGTGACGTTAATAACATCTTTTTCTTTTGGCTCTTTTGCTTCTAAATCTTCTTTAAGAGTTGCTAAACCTAATTGAATATCATCATTGTGTTTACTATTTATTTTAAAGATTGCACCATAATATGGCTCTACCCCATCAGATATATTAAATAATTTTGTTTCTTCATTATATTTTGCTGAGAAAATAATATAGTAAGGATCAACAAAATAAACGAAATTAAAATTATTTGAATCTATATATTTTAATTTAAACAGTGTTGCTTTTGTATCTTTTTCGCTTGTAATTTCTGTTGGTAGATATTCTTCTGGTTTCTCAACTAGAGTACCATCAAAATGAGGAAGATATGGAGCGCAGCAATTTATTTCATAATCATCTTTTGGCTTCCCTACTATATTTTCAATTAATTGCGCCGTTTTAAGATAGTCAGAACGTATTGAACATACAGGAAATTTGGAACAAGTAAAGCATCTAACATGAATACTTTTATCTGGTGGTAATGGCTTATCAGATTTAATAGGTGTCATAAAATTCTTACAATCATACATTAACTATTCACCTCTTTAGATAAAATAAAAAGAGATAGAATCGCTTCTATCTCCTATCAAAATAATGTATTAATTTAATAAAAATTTTATAGTTTTTTAGTTTTACTTAATTTGAGAGAAATCACAGTCATCTTCTGTTTTATCATCTCTCCATTTTACAATTACGCCATGCCGCAAAGTATAATGTCCAGTGTTATCAACGTCTTGAATTTCCATTGCATTTAATTCAGCAACTTTTCCGCGCCACTCTTCGGGCTTTGTAATAATTTCTTCTTTTAATCTATCTGGAATACCAGAAATATAACCAATAGAATATTCTTCTCCATTTCTCTTAACTGCGAATTCAATTGCAGAAGCCCAGTCCATAGCATAAATTTTTGTGACCGGCACTACTGGTTCTCCATTAATATAAGAATTAAATTGATTAGAAGTAAATCGTTCCCCAGTTTTAGTATTAACCCAATAATTCCATTCTTCAAGCGCTGTTTTTCCTTTGTATTCCATTGTTGGTTTACGATAATTACCGGTTACATAAGCGTCAATAGTATCTTGAAGTTCCTTCTTTAATTTAAGAGTTTTCCATGCTGTTCTCTTTCCGGGACAATAAGGATAGTCTTGGTGTGTAATAACAATTCCTTCTCGTCCCGCGGCAATAATAGAGCCATATAAGTCCCAAAGCTCTTCACCAGAGTAATAAACAGCTTCAGAACAATATTCTCCATAGTGAATAATCTTTTGATTAATCCTCTCTTTAAATGGTCTTTTTAGCCAAGATTCTCCATTATAGGCAATAATATCAAAAACATAGTAATGTAATGGATTTTTCTTTTGCCGCTCTAAGCACTTGTCTTTTAAGCAATTGAGAATTGATGTAATCTTACGACTACCTTCGTTATTCGGCAAATAAATTTCTCCTAATAAGACTGTTCCATTTGGAAGATAAGATAATTCCTTAGTAATCTGTGGAATCCATTCTGCCTTATCCGTAAAGCCGCCATTGACTGATTCTGTTCGACTTCTTAAATGGAAATTGCCTTCCATATCTTTAATAAGCATATTCCATGCTCCATCAACCTTAATACTGCCATAATATTCGCCGCAAGTGCACATATATTTGGCTTTTTCTTTCTTTTCAGCTACAGAAAATTTCTTTGGAAAAGAATAATACTTTGCGGCTTCCATATTCCAAAAATCATATTTATCAATAATAATTTCCATTTAAATACCTCTTTCTTTGTTTTCTTTAATTATACTATAACCAAAAAGAAAAATCAAGCTTTTCCACTAAGCATATTAATAACGCCATAGATTTCTTCCCAATTATAGCATCGGAAATAAGTCATATCTTTTAAAGTAAAATCCCTATTATAAGGATAATCAAAAATAATTTTAAATTTTTGAGCACCACCTAGATTGTCTAAGTGGTCATCAATCATAACATCAATATTCATTAGTTTCTTATTGGGGCAATTGAAAAAGCATTTTCGAATATCAAGATATGGAAAATTACGCTCTAACCAGCTAGCTTTTTTAAAGAAGTTTCGTGGCTCTGTTTTTGTAATAAAATAAATAGTATGTCCATCGTTAAACAATTTAGAAATAAATTCTTTGCATCTTGGAATAAATTCAATTTGCCGCCATACCTCTCCCGATGAGAAATATTTATAAAAGTTATCTTTATATTGCGGCTTGACATAGTTTTCAATATGATATTTTTTAATATCTTTCATTTGCAGGTTGTCGCCGCTATCTCTATTATAAATTTTTAATACTGTTTCTCCAAGGTTATTAATTGTTCCATCAATATCAATTCCAATAATCATTTATCAAATCTCCTTTACTTCCAATCAATAGAAATAATTGAACAATTAATTAACTGTCCATTTTTATCTTTTCTTTTTGTTTCAATAACAGAAAGTCCATTATTAATAATCATCTTTTTAATAGAAGGCCACTTACGCTGCCTTCCATTTGTATCTCTCAAATCAAAGAAATCTACCAATGCGGCCTTGTCGCTCTTAGTCAGAGGTTTGCCGATTAGGGAGTTAATTTTATCAACAATTTGTTTTTGAGTTAAGACTTTCTTTTTTGCATTAGTAGAATTAATTACTGCTGCTTGTACTTTATTATAGCCATCTTTGATTGAATTAAATTGGTCAATCCAATATTTTTCCTTTTCATCAAGTTCACTTTCGCCGCAAACTTCAAGTATATCAAAAGTAAAATAATCTGTATGATGAGCAAGTTCAAAGTGAAAATAATCTTCTAATTCAGTAGTTTCATATCCTTGTTCAATATGTTGTTGCCAACGTCCAAGAATATTTATTGACCTACCTATATAGCACTTTCCATCATACTTATTTTGAATTTTATAGATACCACAAACAGGCTGCATTTAATTACCTCACTTTCATTTACAATAATATTATATCATAGGTTATAATAAAAGTCAATCCTTAATAAAAGTATCATAAAAGATTTTTGCTTCTTCTTCTAGTTCAGCTAAGCCGCGATTATTATTGATTATAATATCATAATTATAATTAAGAACATTTTTATCCGCGTGATTAGATAGACACTGTTCTACATTGTTTCTTTCTACTAAAATGGTCGTAGCATTATAATCTTTAACGAATCTTTTAATTTCTTCCGGCTCTCTACAATGAATAAACATTGCCGCGGCATTACCATAAGTCCAATAACTAATTTCTTGACAACATTTAGTATATGGAATATCTCTCCATTCCGTTAGCATATCTTTTAATTGAGAAAGCATTTTTCTACTTTTATTATCTTTTTCTCCTTCCCATCCAAATAGTCCGGCAATATATTTAACATAATCAACAGTAGAATAGTTTACTATTGTTTTTTGATGCTGGATGGCAATATCACTTATCATATTAACAAAAGTGTCTTTACCAACTTGATTGTGTCCATTAATTACAAATAGTTTCATCATATACGCTCCTTTTAAATATATTAAAATTATTAGGTTCTTGACTTGGGTTTTCTATGGTTGTGAAAATAGGATTCTTAAATAAATCATCTTCTTCCATATCATCATCAATAATATAGAGAATAATGATATTTTTATTTTCATTAATTTTACTAATTTTTTCTTTTAGTATATCATCTGTATCATTTTTTGAAATATAGATAAACAAATGAGAACATGTGTCTATAATTTCCGATAAATTATTTTTGTAAATGTTTTCTATTTTATAATTATATTTAAATTTTTCAACATTCTTACTATTTAAAAATTTACTACAGTCATTAAGATATTTAATATTATCTTTTGGTTCATAGAAAAATAAGCAAGTTCTAATTTCTTCATAGGTCATATGTTCTAGTGGTTTAATTACTAATTTGAATTTACTGAATTTTTTCCAATAATCAGAGACTTTATAGATAGGATTAAAACTAGAGATAATAATACTATTTGATGTATAATTTTTTAAATCTCTGTTTTTAATCTTTTTATATTGTTTGCTATCAAATATATATTTTTTAGTTTTTCTTATATTTCCCCAAATTAATAATTTATAATTAGTATTTAAAAAATATAAACAATTATTAATGATACATAGATTAATATAGCTTAACATATCATCATTATAATCAAGAATAATATATTCAATATTTTCATTATTTTTTACTTGATTTACTATATTATTCATTATTTTTTGTATATAATAATTTGTTTGATATTCTATAGCTTCTTTATTAAGAAGAAACTTATAAAATTGTCTTGTAAAATCCAGATTTGATTGTAAATAATTGATTGAATTATTCATTCTCATCCCTCCTATATATAATATTATATATAAACCAAAAAGAAAAGTCAACAATTAAAATTTAATTCTAAAGTATTTGACATTTTTTATAAAGTGTTATATACTATATAATAAGGAGTGAAAGAAAATGCAAAGTGAAATTAATGAATATTCTACTATATATCATATACAAAGAGATATAGTAGCAAGAACTGCGGCTAATTTAAATTTTGAATTAAATAAATATAAAACAACTATTTATTTAACGAAAGAGAATGAAGATTTTATTATAAATGCAAAAAGTTTAATAGGTTTATTACAAGGTCATTTTAGGGAGAATGATATTGTAAAATTAATGTTATTTGATACTAATTATAAGGAAGTTGGTGAAATAAAAGAACTATTTAATACTATAGGGAGGGAATGTAATGGCTGCTAATTATAGAGTATTTACTATTGATGCTGGGCCGGCAGATAATATTGTAAATAAAATTTATGAGCAACTACAAAAAGAAGGATATAACAATCCAGATTTTAAACTTCATTTTGTAGGTTTTGAGGCTGAAAAAGGAACATAGTTTAAATTAAATCAAAATAACATGGTAGTTCCTACTAATGGCTATTTTATTTCTCCTTATGAAGGGGAATATTATTTAAATATTAATGAATTATATATGACGAATGGCTGTTCATAGCAGAATTTTTATTGTATATATTAATAAAGAGGTGATTTAAATGAGTTTTAATCCATTCGTGGCAGGCGGCGTAGACATAGATAAATTACCTTATTTTGTTTTAAGAAAAGTTCAAAGTGTTGGCACTTCTCATGGTTTTGAATTAGTTAAAATTGAGCCAATGAGAGATAATAGAGAAACTTCTATGGGTAGACTTGATCTTGAAGATCTATTTGTAAGAAGCGGCGAAATCGTTAAAGGTACAGAGGTGCCGGAAAAGTATAATCCAGATGAGAACAAAACTTATATGCACTTAATTCTTTCTGATGATGAAGGAACGGAGGTTTATATTGATGTTACAGATTTGATTGATATGCCAGATGCAGGAAAGGTTCCTTTAGATAACGATAATACTTTAACTATTGAACAATTGAATTTAATTAAAAAAGTCTTCGGTAATAATATTAGCGCCAACACAACCGTATTGGATATTATTTTATCTATTGCTAGTATTTTTGAGAATACTGAAATTTGGGCAGAAGACGTTCGAGTTAAGAATGTTACCAATGGTGGCACTTTTGAATTTCAATATGTATTTAAGCCAAATAAAAGTACAGACCAAGTTCAATTAGCATTACAAAATATTGATAAAGAATTTAAAATTGTTCATGATAATATTACTACTATTGGATAGACTATTGTAAATCTTGAAACAAAAGTTGATAACAACTATGCTGAAATTAATGATAAGATTACTATTATTGACAATTCTATTGATAGTATAAATAATTCAATTACAACAATTGAAGGAAACATTACTGAAATCAATACAAGTATTGGCGATATGAATAAAATTATTACAAATCATACTACAGCTATCAATACTATTAATGAATAGATTACAAATATTAATGAAACAATTAGTAATAATTACACTGATTTATCCAAAAAGATTACAGCTATTGATAATAGTTTAACAGAATACAAGAATGATATAGACTATAAAATAACTAATATTAATAATTCACTTTCTTCATTAAATACTGACAGAAATGCTATTGTAGCAGATATTAAAACTATTAATAGTAAAATAACTAAGATTCAAGAATCAGTAACTGCATTAGATGGGCGTGTTACTCAAAATGAAAAGGACATTGCGGCAATAAAAGAGGAGCTAAAGAAATTAGTTTTAACTGGAGAAAAAACTCTTTATGGCACAATTAATATTGCTAATCAAAAAGTAAAAATTTCTGAATCTATCGGTCGCCATTCTACCGAAGATAGCACTGGAGAAATTTTTAATGATTATACTGATAATATAGCTTCTGGTAATTACTCTCATAGTTCTGGCTCTAATAACTAGGCTACAGCAGACTACTCAGTTGCAATGAATATAGGAAACAGAATAGCTGGCAACGCGGCTTTTGGATGTGGTTATGGAAATACCATTACAGATGGAGGATATAATGGACACGCTTCTGGTTTCCAAAATAGAATTTCTGCGGGAAACTGTCAAGTATCTGGCTCTCACAATAAAGTCGTTAGTGATAACGAAATTGCCGCTGGTCAATATAATTTATCAACCTTAGAATTACCATTGGCGCGTTCCATTGGAAATGGCAAATCAAATAATGAAAGAAACAATCTTGAATATTTAACAAAAACTGGCAATCACTACATAGAAGGCAGTTATTTAATGCACGATTTACCAGAGAATGCTGATTTAGATAATTATGGTTCAGTCGGAGATGGTTGTGATACAAGAGTTAATATTTATTATAAAGCAACTGGAATTGTTGCTCCTACTATAAAAAACATTCCAAATGTTGTTGCTGGTTCTTTTGTTACAAATCCTAAAAAAGGCTTTATTCTAAAAGTAATGTAGTATGATAGATAGCTTGCTGTCTAGGAAGACACTTATGTTACTGCTGTACAAATGTTATATGCCGGAACAGGTATTTTTATGAGAACATACATTTTAGATATATCACTTGGTTGGACAGAGTGGATTTGTCTTGGAGGAATTTCTGGTACGGGTGGAGGGACTGCAATTGCATTATCAAAAACTCAACAAGATTATATAAAAATGGATCCTCAAAATGGTGATACAAAAGTTATAGCATTTTATTATTCTAACTTAATCTTTGCGGTTAGGTGTAATGTAACTCCTAATATAAATATTTAGCAAATGATATTAAAAATAGATGATACAGCCACTTTTGTTCATAACTATATAAATTCTTCTGGATATACATATGGACCAAACGAGGAAGAGTTTAAATATGTTGTAAAAGATAAAAATACAATAGTTCTAACTTGCACAGATGGATTTAAAGCTAATTCAAAATATGGCTTTACTTTATTTGGAATGTATGAACCTATAGATTGAGAGGTGATATAAAATGAGTTTTAATCCTTTTATTGGAACATCTAATTCTTCCGGTAGTGGAGGGACTGGACAAGATGGTAGAGGAATACAAGAAATATCTTGGATTTTAAGTTCTACAGGAACAAAGCCCGGTGAAGCTGGAGCAAAAGATACTTATCAAATTCTTTATACTGATGGCTCAACTTCTACTTTTATTGTTCAGAATGGTAATAACGGTAGAGATGGTGCAAAAGGTGAGAGCGGTACAAACGGAAAAGACGGACAAAATGGTAAGGACGGCATAACCCCTATTTTCAGAGTTTCATCTAATTATATTCAAGTATCTATTGATAATGGACTTAATTATACTAACTTAGTTTCTTTAGACTCTTTAAGGGGTGCTGATGGAGAATCTTTAGAATTTAATTGGCTCGGAACTAAACTAGGCATTAAAAAAGCTGGTGAATCTGAATATACTTATGTAGAATTAAAAGGAGAAACTGGCGATAAAGGAGAAAGGGGAGAGAATGGAGCGGAAGGTAAGTCCGCTTATCAAAGTGCTCTTGATACAGGATTTGACGGCACTGAAACTCAATGGGTAGAATCCTTAAAAGGAGAGCAAGGCTTATAGGGTGTATCTATTACTGCCGCATCAATTAATAATGATGGGCATCTAATTTTAACCCTATCTTCCGGTTCTACTATTGATGCCGGCAATGCAAAAGGCGCAGATGGAACTTCAATTAATATTAAGGGTTCATTAAATGATTCTTCTGAATTACCTTCAACAGATCAGAAAATAGGAGATTGTTATTTAATTAATGGCCATTTATGGGTTTATACTAATAGCTTAAAAGAAACTGCTATTAATGGCTTCGACGATGCGGGTAATATTCAAGGTCCGGCAGGCAAAGGAATTTCAACAGTTGCAATTAATGATTCTGGTATTATGACTATTACATATAGTGATGGTACAAGCAATGAAATTGGTAACGTAATTGGTCCACAAGGCAAGCAAGGTCTGCAAGGTATACAAGGTGAGTCTGGCTTTAGTCCAGTGGTTTCTACTTCTAAGATAGATAAAGTTACAACTGTTACTATTACAGATTCTACTGGTGAGCATACTTTTGAAATTAATGACGGCATTGATGGGGCAAATGGTGAAAAAGGTGAACAAGGTGAAATCGGAAAGTCAATTGAAATTGCTGTAAACGGAGATTACATTCAATGGAGAGTAGTTGGAGATTTAGCTTGGACGAATCTAATTGCTGTCGCGGCACTTAAAGGTGATAAGGGCGACCAAGGAGATAAAGGAGAAACTGGACTCCAAGGTGAAAATGGCGAGCAAGGCCCACCGGGTGTTGATGGAAAGAATATTGAATTAGGTACTTCTGAAACATATATTCAATGGAGAACAGCCGGAACAGAAGAATGGAATAATTTAATCCCAATCAGTACTTTAGTTGGTAGCGCTGGAAGAGGAATTAATTCAATTGAATTTACTTCAAGCACTGGCGGAGATATTGCTGGGCTCGCGGGAGCAATAGATACTTACACTATTACTTACTCAGATAATACTAGCTCTACTTTTACTGTTTATAATGGTAAAAATGGTGATAGTCATACTCATGAAAATAAAGATGTTTTAGATAAGTTAAGCGATATTAACGGAAGTCTTGGTTATAATAACGAAAATGTTTTTAAAGTGTGGTATGGAACTAAAGAAGAATATGAAGCACTTGCAGATAAAAAAGATGATTGGACTTATATTATTACAAATGATAATCTTGAAGATACAATCGTTCAGTTTACAAAAGCGGAAGCAAGAGAACCAATCCAATCTGGTGATAGCTTAGGTGTGATATTAGGAAAAATTGCTAAATATTTAGAAGATCTAAAGACTGTTGCTTTTACTGGAAATTATAGTGATTTAGTTGGTAGACCTACAGAAGTAACTGATGCTGAATTAAATGATATTTTAGTGTAAGGTGATATGAAATGGATAGTAAATTATTTACCTTGCACACCATAGAAACTCTTTGGAATAAAATAAAAAATAAATGCTATATTAAGCCTATTAATGGAATACCTAAAAGCGATTTGGATACTACTGTTCAGTCTAGTTTAGACAAGGCAGATAGTGCATTATAGAAGCATTAGGATATTTCCGGTAAGCAAGACAAACTAACTGCTGGCACAAATATCACAATTAATGATACTACCATCAGCGCGAAAGATACGACATACAATAATGCGTCTACTACTACTGCTGGTCTTATGAGTGCAGAAGATAAGGCTAAGCTAGACAGTTTAGATGAGTCAAGCTGGCTGCCAAAAACTGGTGGCGTAATGACTGGAAATATTGACATGCTGACAAATAAAACAGAAATTTTAGTTGATACAGGTCGTGTAATGTCCGATAATGGAAATAACACATTGCCGGCGTGTGGTGAGTTATCAATTGATTCTAATACAATACAGAAGTATCTTCAAGGCACTCGGTCGTTTCTTGGTTCATATAAAGATGCAAATTCAGAAACATCGAGCATAATCTTGATCAGGCATAGAAATGGGGATTACGCAGGAAGACACTTTGGAATGTATTTGCGACACGTGGCGAAGAGAAATAACAATTTGGTGTGGAACAATCAACTTGGTACGAATACATGGGAAGGCGAGCGCACAATACTGGATAGTAAAAATTATACAGATTATATTCCAAATAGCGCCGCAGCTGTTTCTGTTGAAGAAAATTCCACAGAGTTCGGATTAATATTTACTCTTCCTTCAAGTAGTGTAGGTGTGATTTCGACAGGCTATGGAGTAATTGTCGCTGGTAGCATTGCTAGTGTCGGGGCAAGTATTACAGTTGGCGATTCTACACTTTCAAACTTTTCTGCTATAATTAACTCTCAGTATAGTGAGATTTTCGCGCCGCGGAATGATGTAACATCTATTCAAGTATGTATTAGTTCCACTGGAACAAAATCTCTTGTATACTGTGTGCAGAATGCAAATAAAATCACATTTGAAAAAATTGATGGTTCAAATTTCGCAAGTAGCGATATTATCGAATACGCTTCTCCAGTGTATATTTTGAATACTCCTTATACTAGTTAAAGGTGGTGAAATGAATGTCAGTATATCAAGGAACTAAGAAAATTTCACAAATTAGAGTTATTTCCGATCCCTTAAATACCTCCGACGCAACTGCAACTTCATCGGATATTCTTCTAAGCAAAACTGCATATGCAAAAGGAGAAAAGATTACTGGTACTATAGAATCTTTAGCTGAACGAGAATGGATTCCAACAATTGAAGATATTTCAATTCCACTTGGAAAATATTTAAGCGGCAATCAAACTCTTAAAGGAAGTCCTAATCTATCTCCCGAAAATATTAAAAAAGGCGTAGAAATTTTTGGTGTTACCGGTACTTTTGAAGGCAGTGGAAGTTCTGTAAGAAAAGGAACAATTCTAGACACCACTACTTCAACTTCTCAACAAGATACTCTTAATAATTGGGGTAATAAGTGCTATATTAAAGATGGGGATTTAGATTGGATGACTCTTAATGATATAGTTACTCATTGGGGAGGTGTTGCTTCTCAAAATAATTTTATAGGTGGAGAAAGTGAAAAATATGGTATTTATATGACTAACTGGTCAGAACAAGAAAAAAATACCAGTATCTTATTTATAGAGCCAATTGATGTTATTGCAGGTGATTTTCTATTAACATTTAATTGTAATATTTCTAGTTGGATGAATTAGACTTTAAATATTCATTTTCTTACTGCTACTGGTAATACTAGAAATGATATTTTAACCCAATTAACAGAAAAAATCGCCGCACAAGATTATGTGAAAACGATTACTCTTGCTTATGCCGGCTCTAGTTCTCAAAAAGATGTTACTGCAATTGATACTTCGCCAGTTGTAGGTGACTACTATATGTATATTGAAGGCTTTAAAAAAGCTGATAACAGTAACTTTAATTTAATTAAAATAGATTATATTAACTTTTAAGGAGGGATATGAGTGATTAAACAATCAATTGAAGCAGTTGAAAAATATTCTCTTAACAAAGTTAGTAATTATTATTATAAAGTACTGTTAAGAGATAATATTGAAGAAAAAAATAATACTTATACTTATAATGAATATGAATTGGTTATCGCGGCGAAAGATAATGCTAATGAATACATCAATGAAAATTTTGATATTCTTCTAAATCAAGCAAAAGTAAACGAGGAGAATAAAGTCTTACGAGAAAAAATTGATACTCTTAAAAAGCAATTGGATAATTCCGACTATCAAATTCTTAAATGTACTGAAAGCTTTATGCTAGGCTCCGTTCTTCCATATGATTTTTCAAAATTATTATCTAATAGAATGGAAATTAGAGATAACATCAATGCTTTACAAGATAATAGTTTAGAAATTGATGCATTAGAAAAACTAAAAGAAAGAAAAATTGCTGAAATGTCAGCGACTAGTCAGACTACAATTACTAATGGTATTGATTACAATGAAAAGCACTATCGTTTAAATACTACAGACCAAATTAACTTAACTTCATTATATTCTCTTGCACAATCTGGAGCATCAGTTCCATACCATGCTGATGGAGAGATTTGTAGAGTATTTACACCAGAAGAAATGTGCGGATTAGTTCAAAGTGCAACTAAATGGGTTATTTATCATACAACTTATTTTAACCTATTGAAGCATCAAATTTTAGCTTTAGAAACAGAAGATGAAATAAAAGCTGTTTATTATGGAATTGAATTAAAAGATGAATACAAATCAGTACTAAAATCAATTACTGCGGGTTGATAAAATGCTAAAAAAGTTCTTTAAGTATTTATTTCTATTTCTGTTTGGTGGCGCGACATATATTAGTATTGAAATGCTCTATCGCGGCTACAGCCATTGGCTAATGTTTATCATTGGCGGTCTTGCATTTTTAATGGTTGGTATGCTAAATGAAGTTTTCAAATGGGAAACTCCAATAGAAATTCAATCAATTATAGGCGGCGGCATAATAACTGGGATAGAATTTATTACGGGACTTATAGCAAATATTCAATTTAATATGGGTATATGGGATTACTCCAATTTACCCTTAAATGTAATGGGGTAGATTTGTCTACCCTTTACTTTTATATGGATATTGCTAAGTACTGTAATAATCATTATAGATGATTGGCTACGATACAAATTATTTGACGAAGAAAAGCCTCATTATACTTTTCTTTGGAGGCGAAAGAAATGAAAAAGATTGAAACATCAAAATTGTTCCTTTTAATTATCACAATTCTAACAATCTTTATTGTTGGTTTTTCTACTTATTAGATGATTAATTTAGAAACAATTGAGCCTCTAATTTATTTAGTACCTGCTATTTTCACAGAACTTGGCGCGGCGACATGTAGTTACTACTTTAAAGCTAAGAGTGAAAATAAGGTTAAAATAATTTTAGGGGCAATTAAAGAAATTACAAAAGATGAGAATTTAACAGACGAATAGACAAGGATTGCAGAAGCATTGATTAATAACTTAAATTGAATATAAGGAGAGATTACATGGAGAAAAAATGGTGCGTATATGTACATATTGCTCCTAATGGTAAAAAATATGTAGGTATTACTAGTTAGAAGCCAGAGAAAAGATGGAATCATGGAGAGGGATATCAAAGACATCCATATTTTTATTCAGCAATTAAAAAATATAAATGGGATAATTTTCAACATATTATTTTATTTGATAATTTAAATGAAGAAACCGCTGAAAGAATGGAGCAGCTATGTATTACAATACTAAGAACACATATACAAAAATATGGTTATAATTTAAGCCTTGGTGGAAGAAGCGGTAGTTATGGATCAAAAAAGACAGAAAAGCAAAAACAACATTTAAGAGAAATAAACACAGGAAAAAAATTGTCTTCTGAAACTATTGAAAAAATGAAAAAAGCAAAAATTGGAAAAACTCCAAATTTATCAGACGAAAGAAAAGAATATTTAAAAAATAATTTTATTTATAACAATCCAAATAGTAGAGAAGTATATTGTTATGAAACTGATACTATTTATATATCAGGTAGTTATGCAGCGAGAGAATTAAAGCTAACGTGTAGAGAAGGTAATGTTGCACGATGTTGTAGAAAAGAAATAAAAAGTGTGCAAGGTTATCATTTTTGTTTTGCCGAAGAAAAAGATACTTTTGATTTTGAAGCTGCAAAAACTAATAACAAGAAAAGAAAAGTTTATTGTTATGAGACTGATATGGTTTATGAAAGTGCGTCTGAAGCCGCGAGATAGGTTTTAAAGAAGAATACAAATGTAGGAATAATTAAAAATTGTAAAAAGCAGCAAAAAAGTTGCTGCGGTTATCATTTTTGTTACGCCGAAGAACGGGAGGTTGATAATAATGCCATTAAATCCAGATAAAACAACAACTATAAATGGAGTTAAAGTTAATGAGTATTTACTAACAAAACATAATCCAAATCACATAGATATGCCGACGGCCAATCTACCAGCAAAGCCGCTAGGTATTACTATTCATAACACCAATTGGATTAATGTAGCTTCTAACACCACACCTGCTGAGTAGTATACCAGAGCCTGTGTGAATGGCAATCTTAAAACTGTTCGTGTCCACTATTATGTAGATGATAAATGTGCATGGCAGAATTTGCCACTAACGCTCAGCGGATGGCATGCAGCGGACGGTGGAGGTCCGGGAAATAAAAAAACAATTTCCATTGAATGTATTATGAGAAATTCCACAGATTCAGTTAGTAAAAAATCAGAAGATAATTGTGCAAAATTAGCAGCATGGTTATTGCATAAATATGGGTTAAATGTTGAGGACAATCTCTTCACTCATACTCACTGGCTTAATGTTAGAGACGGTGTATCCGGTAGTAATGATTACTTAAATACTAAGAAGCACCCATATAAATATTGTCCTTATTACATTCTCCCTCATTGGGCACAATTCAAATCAAAAGTAGCAACTTATCTTTCTCAATTAAACGGTTCTAAAGTTCCATCTACTCCAACCTCTACTCAAATGTATCGGATAAGAAAAACTTGGGCAGATTCAAAATCTCAAATTGGGGCATATTCTAACCTAGAAAATGCAAAGAAGGCTTGCAAGTCTGGCTATACTGTTTTTGATAATAATGGTAATGCAGTCTATACCAATGGAGGTGCTTCAAAACCAACCACTGCACCTAATATTACTTATTGCGTATATGCTAATAAATGGTATCCTGCGGTAGTTAATGATTCTGATTATGCTGGTGTAGAAAATAGAAGTATTTCTGGTCTTGCTGCAAAAACTAGTAAAGGAACACTTAAATATCGTGTCCATACTCATAGCGGTAGATGGCTAGGTTGGGTTACTGGTTATAATACAAGAGATTGGAATAACGGTTGTGCCGGAATTAGAAATAGAGCTATTGATGCTATTCAATTAAAGCTTGAAGGAGTAAGTGGCTATGAAGTCCAGTATAGAGTTTCTTATCTAGGTACTTCAGCTTATCTACCTTGGGTTACTGGAACATCAGATTATGCAGGAATATTTAACAAAACAATTGATAAAATTCAAATTAGAGTTGTTAAAGTTTAATAGAAGAGTGCTACGATGAGTAGCACTTTTTATATAGGAGTGATTTTATAATGATAGAATCTATTTTAGGTATTTCAATTGGAACACTATTAGGAACTGTTGGCGGCCTAGCTTTTATTGTTTCATTAATTACAGAGGTTTTAAAGAATTTACTACCTAAAAAGTTTCCAACTAAGCTTTTAGTTATGATTATTTCTTTAATTTTAACTATTAGTTTCGTTTTACTTTTTGGCGGCGTAAGTGTAATTAATGGAATTTATGGAGCAGTAGGTAGCTTTATTGTTTCTTTTGTTTCTATGTATGGATGGGATTCGTTTAAAGAATTATATAATAGATTTAAATATGAAAAGGAGAATAGTGGCGGAGGTGAATAATAATGGCTGATAAAAGCACAGAAGCTTTTTTAAAAGAATTGGGAGACATACTGAAAACTGATGAAGATGTTGGTTTATTCCCAGATATGGACAGTGAAACTAATAAGCATCATAATTTTGAGTGGTTTACTAATGAATATTGGAATAAGAGTGTAAAAGATTTAATTAATGATTGGCAAAAATATATAGATTCAAATCAAAGTAATAAGCATTATGATTCGTCTGCTATAGCAAAAGGAATATTAAATGGAGATGCAGGATATAGTTTTTCTTCTGAGCCTTATGTCGAACCAGATCAAAATATTGATACCGAAACTTATGAAAATGTTCGCGGTGATGATAGAATTGAATCTGTTTTAAAGAATAAAAAACAAATGCAATATACTCATACTCAAGATCAGATAGATGGAAAAGAAACTAATAAATATTTGAGACTTTTAATGCCTAAATATTTAAGAAGAGTTGAGGTTGAAGATTTAAATAGAAACTTCTGGGTAATTTCACAAGTTATAGGTTTAATTAGTGATTATTTACTTAATCCAAATAGTCCATTAAATACAATTATTAATGGAATTCTAAAAGAAATCACTCAAATTTGGGATAACATTTATCAGATTTGGAAAGCTATAAAAAGAATTGATGGTATTGATGAAAGAATTAATAAAATAGCGGAAGCTACACAGAAAACTAAAGTAAGTATTGATTTAGATTATTATTTTGATTATACTGAAAAAGGAAAAGAAATAAGGAATTTGTTGGGTTTAGATAAAGATGACACAAGAAAAGTAACATTAGAAAATCTTTATTTTTTATATTAGAATAATGCAGAAACAATTGCGACTCTTTTAAACAGCGGCGACGACGTAATAAATAAGTAGTCTAAATCTATTATAAAAAATACATGGAATTTACCAAATAATCCAACTTAGAAAGATATTAGTAACTATATGTTAAAATTGATTCCTGATGAAAACGATGGATATATTTCTTGGGATCAAAATATTATAGACAAGGGATTTATTATATAGTACAAGGTAGGAGAGGAAGATACTTCTAGACTTATCTCATATGATAGAAATAATTTATATTATCCTTTAAATGATAGATGTTTTGGACTATATAAATGGGGTAGACGAGTAGGCACAAATGGAGCTTGTATTTTAATAAATGAAATTATACATTCAATTTATTTTGAAGATGAAGAAGAAGGGATTTTTCTTCTTTCACAATCCCCAGATAATGATTAGTTTTTTGGTCCAATTAAAATAGAAAGAGATGGGGTTAATAAGAAGCCGTTGAATAAAATTCTCACTGAATTAGCATAGTTTAATTTCGCCTTACTAGATTGTACTGGATTGAATTATGGCGCGCATACTGAAATAGTTTCAAAAAATTTATTTCCGATTAAGCATAGTCTATCTGAATTGATGAAAAATTTTATTGCTAGTTTGGCGTTATTTTCAACAAATGCAATGGATAGTTATAATAGTAAGGAAGGAGAAAATGTTAGCCTAATATGGACCATACCAGCAGTGATTTGTAAAGCATATAATATAGAAACGTCAATTTTAGAATAGAAAAAATATTCTTTTTTAAGAAATGGCAACATTATAATTAATAATTTAAAGAATTCCTCAAAATTGAGAGAAAAATATCAGAAATTTATGGAAGATACTACAAATAATGACACATATTTTGATTTTTTACTTAATTTTTTAGAGTATTTTAAATTATCTCCAAAAGATATTTATGGAGAAAATTATATTATTAATGCTACAACAGAAGATGAATGGTTGAATAATTATGAAACTTAGGTTAAAAATAAAGTTAAAAATCAAGAGACGGATATATATAAAATTTTTAATAATTAGAATAAAAAAATTTGTGGAACATATTGTGCATGGGCGTTGTTCGATCCAGCAAGTTATCAAAATTTTACAAATATATATGCTAGTGAAGAATATTTAGGAACATATAGAAGTGCCAGTCGTGGAGGACTCAATACAGAGAATATTTGTAGAACTATATCGTGGAAAATGATAAGTTCTATTACTCCAATAGATTGTTTTCAAATTATGGGTGGAAAAAAGCTAATTTCATCAAATAATGACAATGGACAGCCAGTTTTAAAATTGGAAAATATTTATTCTGGAGATCCTCCACTTTCATCTAATAAGTCATTAAGTGGTCTATCAGACGATCAAAAAAATTCAGTTCCATTAATTTTGGGAGGTTTAACCGGGTGGAAAACCGAAAATGAAAACGAGAATAATGCTGGAATGATGTATATATAGCCATATAGAGATAAAAGTTTAGACAATTATTGGATAAGTTTTTCAAGCGGCAATCAAACAGGAGGAAGAGTTCAAATTAGAGTAATAAGTTCTAACTACAGATTTTTTTCTCCTTTTGAAGGTACAAAAGGAATTATTTCTAGCTCGGTAGGAAAATGTTATGATTGTTCTCCTCATAATACTTCTATTACAATAGGATACTGTCAGCCAGAATTTCATTCAGAAGATAAGGAGCATACTATAATTAAAAATATAGGATTAAATAGAATTATTCAATTTAATTGTCCAGAATATTATGCTCAAGGTTGTCCTGAAAATTTTATTGGAAATTACCAAGATTATTATAACTATTCTGGAGATATTACTCCCGAAGATACAAAAAGAATAAAAATATGTAGAAAGAATGGTAAATATGTTGTTATTGATGGTTTTCTTGGTTGCAAAAAAACTAATCCAAGCGCGGGGAAAGAAAAAAATTATGACAAGGACAATATCCCTAGCTATTATGAAGATTATAACGACTTAGGAGAATCTAATTTAAATACCTATTTTAATAATTATAATTATTTAAGTCCTTCATTTACAGTAAATAATTTAGACAGGAATTAGCCCGGTACATTTCATAAAATTCGTCCTGTTCACCCATATTGCAGTTATGGAATAAAAAATTCAAAATCAGAAGGAATGACGTATAATTAGATTAAGTTAGAAGATATATTATCAGAAGATTTTTTTGCAAAAAGTATGAATAATCAACGAATTACTATTCAAGTAGACTTTTCCAGATTTGCAATTGAAGGAGCATCAATGGATATTTATGCTACAATCAGCTTAGGTAAAGATGCTAAAGAAATCGGTTCGTAGGAAAGGCTAGAAAATTTCGCATCTGATTAGATTAACTCAAGCAACTGGAGTGACATAGGATGAGTTATAAACATACTTTTACAAAATCAGAATCGGGCAAAACTTTTACTTTGAAAGTAACCACCTTAGATTCATTAACAGATTCAATTTTAATAAATGTTCGTGAAAAAATTCCAGTTAAACCTTCTGGTAACGCTGGTTCATTTCCACAAGGAACTGCGTCCGATTCTTTTGTTTTAATCTGTAATTTAAATAAGTCTTATCGAGAAGCACTAAATGTAGATGCGTTAAACGACTATGCTTATAATTATCTCGAAGCGTTAGGTGAAACAGTAGATAGAAGTACAAAATATTATTCAAAAGATTCGAACGGTATTTATGTATATATTGAAAAACAAGATGGAATGTAGTATGATAATGATACAATCGAAATAAATGGAAAAACTTGTTATAAAGTTTACTTAGGTGGTACAGCAGATATAATTGGATTTCAACGTCATGGCGGTGACACTGGTAAATATCAATTACAATTATCTAATGGTTTTTATAAAGCAATAGCAAATAAACTTTATTTATTTGTAAGTGATAGCGCAAGACTTGCTTATGTTATTACTTCTGGTTCAAAGGCAGTATCATTTCACTATAACGGAGAAACTACAGCAAATCAAAAGATATTTACAGATGATTCAATTTATAAAGAAGGCGGCTATTATATTTCAATTGGTAATGATTGCTCTATTGAAACAATTAAATCTCCAGATACTTCAAGCGGCGTTAATTACGTATTTAGAGATGGTGATATTGATGCTATCATTACTTCAAATACAATGACAAAACTTGAACATTTTGCAGATATTATAAATGCAAATAAAATTGTTTTGTCTACAAATATTAAAGAAATTGGAGATTATTGCTTCTATGGGTCTTTGATTTCTGGAACAGTAGAGTTAGAAACTTCTGTACTTGAAGAAATTGGAGATTATGCTTTTGCAAATATGAGTAACTTGAATTTGCTCAATATTAATGCTACTTCTGATGGATTTTCTCATATGCCGGCAAGTTTAAAGAAAATTGGCAACTATGCTTTTTAGAATTCTGCTGGCTTAAAGAAAATTAGTTTTTTAAACTGTAGTTAGCTATAGTCTGTTGGAAATGAAGCTTTTGGTAATTGCAGTAATTTAAGAAATGTTAAATATTTATAGAAGCAAGTTGAGCCAGATAAAATTAGTTTTACTCAATTACTTTATTTGCCGCCAGAGCAAGGTTCAGACGGAAACTACGCTCCAAGAATTAAAACAAGTAGTTCTAAACTAGTAACTGCTTCTTATAGATATAACTATGAAGCCGCGACTGCTTATCCAGATACCACAGAAGAAGAAAAAGAAAAAACAACAAGAACATTTATTAATTGTTCAAATATTAGCTGGGATTGCCAATAATTAAAGTTAAGTCAAGGTATTTTTCCTTGACTTTTCTTTTTGGTTATGGTATAATTAAATTAATAAAAAGATTGGAGGTAGAACCGATGAGTGAATGTAGTGTTGAAAATGCTATCAGTAGTATTTGCTGGTATAATGGATATGGAGCAGAAATACTAAATTTAGCGGAAGAAATAAAGAAAAGTGCAAAGACAGATGAAATTTTTCGTTGGAAACATAAGCTGGATTCGGAAGAACATGTTATATGGATGTTGATTGTCGGAAGATTTGGTGATTGGGGATCATCAATTAATGGTGGTTGGATTTATGGAAAAGAAGATAAGATGAAAGCATATGAATGGATTATGTCTATTTTTAAGGATGATATTGAAAGAGATAGAATATATTTAAAAAATGATGAAGGTATTTGGGAGATTAATTACTTATGATAACAGTAATAGAACAAAATATTGAAATTAATTTCTATGAGATGCAAGACATTCATTTGCAACAGGCTAGAGTTGCAAAGTTTGATTGTAGTTGGGAAGAATATATAAATTCTTATACAACTGAGAACGCGCTTGTTGGAATTGGACTTGGAAGAGAAGAAAACTATTCTGGCCATTCTTTTTCCAGACAACAAAAGGTTACAGATTTAAAATATGATGAAAGAACATTATTTTGTATTCTTAAAGGGCACATATCACTATATCGTTTTGCAACTTTAGTAGAAGAATCATAATCAAAGGAGATTGAAAATGCTAAAATTTTATACAGATGGCGCAAGTACAATGAAAAAAATTAATAATGAATGGATTCGTTGTAATGGTGGCGCGGCGATGGTATGTATTAATGATGAAAATAAAATTATTGCAGAATATAAACGGGGTTTTAAAAACACAACAAACAATTATTGCGAACTCCATGCAATCTACCTAGCACTGTCTTATTGGAATAACAATTATCCAAACGAAGAAATTGAAATTTATAGTGACTCAGCTTATTGTGTTAATATGTTAAAAGAAAATGGCTGGATTTATAGCTGGGAAAAGAATGGATGGACAAGAGGAAAGAAACATGAATCAATTGAAAATCTACCAATTATTAAGAAAATTTGGGAATTACTTAATAATGATGTAACTTTTATTAAGGTTAAAGGTCATTCTGGAAATTCATATAATGAATTGGTAGATAAGATGGCTGTAGAAGCAAAAGAAAAAGGAGAATGGTTTAATGAAATTCACTAAGCAACAAGAAAAAGTTATTTATGCCGATGATCCCTATATTATCTGTGTTTCTGGCGCGGGTATGGGTAAGACAAGAGTTTTAACAGAAAGAATACGGCGTATTATTGTAGAAAAGAAAGCAAAGCCAGAAGAAATTGTAGCATTAACTTTTACTAACAATGCCGCAGAAGAAATGAAAAAGAGGTTAGGAGATATTTGTTATGGAATGTTTATTGGAACTATCCATTCTTATACTAATCAAATTTGTATTGGTTGTGGCATTGATACAAGTAACTATCTAGCAAATATGCAATTTGATAAAATTCTTTCTCGTGCGGCCACAATTCCAGAACGAATGTATCCACATGTTAAATATTTATTAATGGACGAATGTCAAGATACTTGTGACCTAGATTTGCAGGTTTTAGAAAAAATTCATTACGATAATTTCTTTTTGGTGGGAGATTTTAGACAGCTTATTTATTCGTTTAGAGGTTCTAATCCAGAAATTTTTTATCGTTTTTATAACGATCCATCTTTTAAGAAATATTATTTAACAAAGAACTTTCGTTGTCCTCCAAATATTATTAAATATGCAGAAAGATTCGTTCAAAGATTTGAGAATGTTGGGCCAAAGGCTGTTGCAGCGAAAACCATAGCAGGCTATATTGATGATAATATTAGTTTTAATGAAGTTGTAGATGAAATTCTTTGGACAGATAATTATGGAAAATGGGCAATTTTATGTAGAACTAATGCAGAATTAGAAGAAGCACAGCGGCGCCTTGATAAACAAGGTATTCCAAACTTAACTTTTAAAAGAGGAGATTTGGATTTAGTCGAAATGGAAGGGTTACTTAGTGAAAATAAAGTAAAGGTTTTAACTATTCATGCTGCAAAAGGATTAGAATTTCCTAATGTTGTTGTTGTTGGTATGAGAACATATAACGATGAAGAGAATAGAATTAGCTATGTTGCTGTAACAAGAGCAGAAAATAATCTTTATATCTGCCCATCTATAGCTAAACGTAGACGTGGTGCTGGTACTGCACAAACTGTAAAAACAACTCAAAATATGATAGCCGATCAAGTTAAAAAGCAACTTATAAAATTCTAAGGTGGTACTATGGAAGATTTAACTATTTATGAAGATAATGAACAAACTGTAGTTATTTCAAGTGTTCTAAGGGATTTTCTTGAATACTATTATGTTAGAAAATTTAGACTAGAGAAACCACAATTTAACGCTTTACTTGCATTAGTATTAAAGGATGCTGAATCGAACGGAATTAAATTGCAAGATGTTAAGATATTAGCCAATGGAACTGTACCCATTATTAAATATGGGCAGGGACTTGTACTAATTGATAAATTTCAGTGTTTTGATTTGGCTTTTGATATATTGACTTCTATCGAAGATTATGATAAAATAGATAAAGATGAGATTAAAGATTTAATTGAAGAGAATGATAATATTCATTTTTTATTCTTTCCAAAAGAAGTATTTAAAGTTCGCGGCTATATGTATACTTTAAATAATAACAATGAATTAATTGTAAGTTTCTTTTCTTATAATTAAATATTAATTTCATTACATAATATTTATGGAGGGATATCTATGAGCATTTATATAATCTCAGATATTTCCTTTAATAATGTTAATAATGCTGGAAACGAAGCTTCACTAGAAAGATATAACACTGCTTTAATTAATAAGTGGAACTCTATAGTTTCTGATGATGATAAGGTTCTTGTTTTTGGAAATTTTGCTCGCGGCACAGGAAGCACTATTCGCGGCATTATTAATCAATTAAAAGGAAAAATCTATATTGTCCAGCATTCTTATAATAATTTTTTTGAAAAAAGTCGATGGCATAAATACGGAATTGACAAAGTGTGGAATTGCTCATGTACTTACACCTTTAAAGATGACGAGGGGCATAGTCATAAAGTGTATTTTCCACTTGAAGAAAAGCTTAAAAATCCAAAATCTCATGAATATATTTGTGTAAGGGAAAATTATATGGATACTGTTATTCAAGATAATATTCTTAATATAGGAGCAAAGTTTTGGGATTATGGCCCCATTAAACTTGAAGAATTACCAAAAATTTTTGAGAGATTAAAGGATTTTAAATAACAATAGTTCCGCTTTAACAGGCGCAAGCCGAATTAAGGAGGAATTTTAAATGAAAAAATTAATTATTGGAGCAGTAATGTTCCTAGGACTTATTTGTCTAATGTGTGGATGTAGTAAAGTAGATAAGGTATCCACTATTTCGGTGGCAACCTCTACAACTATGATAGCAACACCACTGACCGTAGCAACACCAGTGACTTTAGCAACTGGGAGTACCCAAGTGGCTACAGCAACTACTTCTATTACAACGACAAATACAACGACAACAGAGAAAACGACAGAAACAACTACTACTCTTGAATACTTAGTATTTAATCCAGATTCTAAAAGAATCCACAGAAGCAACTGCACTTATGTAGATGAATCAATGGAAAGAGTAGATGGAAATTATGTAAAGGAAGGAAGGGCATGTCAGGTATGTAAGCCAGACGTTATTATTGATACTGTTTATACTGAATCAGTTGAAGTTGAACAAGTAGAATCTTATTCTAATGAATATAGTATTGATGAATCAAGTCAATATGTTCCAGAGGTCCAGAATGCTTCTCCCAAGACATCATCTAATGGTTGTCTTACTGCGGGAAAAGGCGTTCATTATGGACCAAGTGGAAAAGAAACTTATTATAATTTAAATATGGGTGGATGCGTTTCTATTATGAGAGGATTGGGGTATTCTGAAAGTGAATATCCAGTTTGGACAGATAGTAGAAATGTTAAATATTTTGGAGATTATATTATGGTTGCTGCGGATTTAAATACTCGCCCTAAAGGAACTTTAGTAGAAACTTCACTGGGAACAGGGATAGTTGTAGACACAGGTGGCTTTGCGGCGAGCAATCCAACTCAAATTGATATTGCATGTAATTGGTAACACTCAAATTCAAATGTATAAGTTAAAAAACTTATGCCATAAAGATAGATAATTGAATTGGCAACTCGATTATTGAGGAAACAAAGAGAGAATCGAAAAATAAAGCATAAGGAACTATTGTTAAAGATAAGGACAGGAGTAAAATCCTGTCTTTTTTTATTGACTTTTTTTACTAGTTATGATATAATATATTAAAATGAAAAAAGAAAGGAGGCAGTGAAATGCAACAAAGAGTTTATATTCAATCTGAAACTACTACAAATCCACTTTATTTAATGGGATACGAAGCAGGCACATGTTGGAATGCAGATATAACTTCTCCAGAGAAAAATATTAAAAGAGCAATTGAGTGTATTAATAGTGGGCATGGTCGCGTAATGGAGTATCCGCAAGTATTTTTAACAATTGAAGGCTTCAGTATTAAGTTTGCAAGAGAATTTATGAGACATTTAGGTGGTGCGCCAACTGTTCTTCAAGATTCTACTAGATATGTAGATAAAGAAGGATTTGAATTTATTATACCAAAGTCTATTGAAAATCATATTGGTGCAAAAACAAATTACTTAGAAGCTATGAATTATATTAATGTCATTTACCAAACTATGGTAGGTAATTTTGAAATCCCAAAAGAAGATGCTTCAATGATATTGCCACTTGGAATGGAAACTAAACTTGTATATAGAACAAATTTGAGAGCGCTAGTAGATATGGCAGAAGTCCGAGAGTGCAGTAGAGCATTTTGGGAATATAGACAATTTATGAAAAAGCTTAAAGAAGGATTATCTATCTATTCAGATGAATGGAAACAAATTGTTGATATGGGAATTTTTGCTCCTAGATGTGAACGATTGGGATATTGTCCAGAAAAATTTAGTTGTGGCAGAAAAAAGAAAAAGAAATAAAGTTAATTATAATTTTTACTATTATGTATATATATTGAGATAATAAATGGAGGAGATTAAATGTTTAATAAAGTTGTACTTATGGGCAAACAGGGAATTGATGCTTTTCTTGAAATTTCAAAAACTATTCCAGAAGATGTTTATGTTACTACAAGAGATAGAAGTTATAGAGTGAATGGAAAATCTTATTTGGGCTTGCTACTCGCGGCTTCAGAGTGGAATGATGATACTTGGATTGAAACAAATGCTGATGCTTATTTTAAATTTCAAGATTTTATTGATGCAGCGGAAGATGATAATGTTTCTATTCATGAATAAGATTGAATTTATTTAAGAGACATTAATTAAATATTTACTTTATAGGTAGAGGATTTTTGTTCTCTACCTTTCTTTATAGGAGGTGATCCTATGCCTAACGGCGATGTGTAGTGAAGAATGGTGATCTTTACAAAAAACCAGAAGGAGGTGCTAATATGGCAGATTCCAAAAATTGCAACTGTGGTTGTCAAGATACAACTACGACTAATCCAGATGGTGGCTATGTTTGTCCACCTTATTGGCCTTGGCCTCCGAGACCAGATTGTCCTCCGCCACCTCCACCTTATCCGGGTGAATGGCCGGGTCCAGTCTGTCCTCCAAAATCTTCTGTGGAAGCACAGATTGCTAAGTTAGCAAAGAAGAGTGCAACTATTCGTGCAATGCTTGATGCGTTAAAGAATAAAAATAAGCCGATTCTTATTTCAATTGGTTGCAAGCAATATAATTTCGGTTGCTATTTAGATGCGGAAAAGTCTACTACTGAGTATGGAACAACTATTGAAACTATGCTTGAAAAAGAACTTAATGCTATAAAGACAAAGCTTACTGAGCTAACTGAAGACCTAACTGTTGCAGATGTTAATGATATGACTGAAACAACTGTTACTGTTTAATAATTGTTAAGAGGGGCAATAGCTCCTCTTTTCTTTTTTATTTGACTTTTCTTTTAGATTATTATATAATAATTATATTAAAATGATTCTATGGATTAAAAGTTTTGCGGCGATAGATAATTCTAAAAAAATTGACTTTATTTCTAGCTTATGATATAATATTTATAGAATCAAAGAAAAGGAGTGAATAAAAATGAACGATGAAAGACCAGTTAAGAGTAAGTTTCTAATGAAAATTACATATTTTAAAAAGGAAGGAGAGGAATTAAAGCAAAGTAATAGTCATCACGTATGGCTTCGCGGCAAGGAATTTATGGAAGATATCCAAGCTGATAGAGAGAATGGTATTGACCATAAGATTGAAATTGTTAATAAAGAGCCGGAAAAATTTCAACTTGGCGTGATTTATATTCTAAGAACGAAGGATAAGGCGTGGGCTTATCAGCTTGAAGATTAATTTAAAAGTTGACTTTATTCAAAATCTATGATATAATATTTATAGAATCAAAAGAGAAAGGACGATTTAAATGATTATTTCAATTAGATTCAAAGATAAGAATAAGGTATTCCGTAGTAAGACTTATGATTTTAATTTGGTAAAAGGAGCGAGAGTTCCTAAGCAAAATGATATTGTAAGAATGGTCGATGAAAATGGTGATTATCGTTTCTATGGAACTAGAGTTCGTGTAGAGAATATTCGGAATGGTTATGATAATCAGCTTGACTATGTAGATACAATTGAATCTGATTTGAACGATTAAAAAGGAGTGATTATAATGGAACAAGAAGTAGAGAGAGTTTGTAGTGAATGCTCTAAGGTTTTTAAGACAACCGAAGAAGAAGCAACGCTTTGTCAAGAATGTTGGGAAAAACTTGTTGGGGAAAATGAAGGAGAATAATTGACTTTATTCTTAAAATATGATATAATTAAAAAGGAATCTATCTCCTATTTAGATTCCTCGTAAGTATTATTTAAGAAAGACGATTGCGGCAATATTGTTCTGCGGTAAGGATAAAAATCGTCTTGAAAGAAGAAATTAAAAAAATTGGGGCATAGCCAAGTGGTAAGGCGGCTGACGTAGAGTATTAGTAAATATTTTAGAAGGGGCAGAACCTTCTCTCTACACCATCTAAATCAGCAGATTCCGTAGGTTCGAATCCTACTGCCCTAAGAAGCGATATTATCTAAACCTCCTCGTGGTTCGTTTCGGAAACAGGTAATGCTGGCTAATATAGATAGAATATAAAAGAGATTAATTCTCTTTATGGCGTAGTAGCACAATGGTTAGTGCATCCTCCTTATAAGAGGAAGACGCGAGGTCAGTACTCGACTACGCTACCATAAGTTTGCTTAAAACTTATTCACAAAGAAGTTTAAAAGTTTTTAATTGTGAACTCTTTCTGTCTCACTAGTTCAATAGTAGAACAACTGCCTTTTAAGCAGTAGACCTCGGAGCATAACCGTGGTGGGGCACCATAAGTAGTCTTATCTACTTAAATGCAGGTATAGTTTAATGGTAGAATATTTGGCTTCCAACCAGAAGATGAGGTTTCGATTACCTTTACTTGCTCCAAATGCGCTTTTAACTCAGTTGGATAGAGTAATTGCCTTCTAAGCAATAAGCCGTTGGTTCAAATCCAACAAAGCGCGCCAATATTTAGAAAGAAGGAGAAAGAAAAATGTTTAAGTGCTGTATTTGTCATCGAGAATATTTAACTAAGGAAGGTGCGGTGAAATGCATTAATGAATGCAGTAGAAAGATGACTGCCGATGGAGTATTTAAACCAAAATCAGCTCCGCAGGGAGAAACAGTTAATAAGTATGAATATAGTGATTCTCTTAATGAAGTTCAAGTAACCAAAGGAGAAGTTATTACTCTATGTTCTAAACTTATTAGTGCTGGCGCGAATAAACAACAGATTGATTCAATGCAAGACAAGGCATTAACGAATTGGAATTTAAAAACCTCGCCTGAAAAAGAAATTGAATTTAAAAGATTCAAAGTTCTTGCTTCTTTGTATAATCTATGATATAATATTTATAGTAAATCGAAAGGAGATAAGAAAATGCTAGTTAAAACTCATTTAATTGTAACTTCTCAGCATGAAGAATATATTGTCAAATGGCATGATTCATTAGCTAATTCTAATCCATTATTTAAAAATAATATGCCAGTATTTATTTTAATTAGTGGAAAGGGACGAATGGAATTAAATACTCTTGATATTCCTTATCTTGAAAAAATTGCAAAGAATTTTACTTCTCCCAAAGGTAGAGGGGCTATCACTACAGATAAAACTTATATTTATCTAAAAGAAGTAGATGGCAATGAAAAACAAATTGGTACTGTTATTCATAATCATGTTAGACAGTATGCCCCTATGTATGATGATCTTTAAAGAGATAGAAATATCTCTTATATAGCAGATTGGAGTAATGCTAACTCACTAGGCTCATTACCTAGAGCTTCACGTTGGACTCGTGAATCTGCCTCCAATAAGTTTAAAAACTTTTCCAATTTTAAATAAATTGGAAATTTGGCGAAGTGATGGAAATGGTAGACATGATGAACTTGATATAATATAATATAATAAGATATTTTATTAATAGAATTGTATTATAATGCTATCTTATTGATAGAGAGTGTTCTAGAAAGGTCTTTAAGAATAAAAGTTGGTCAAAATGATAAAGGTAAACGAAGAATATTGTGCAAAGTTTAAGTAAAATATTAAAAATATTATATTTGAGTGAGGTGAGTGAATATGTAGAAATATACAAAAGAACAATTAGAAGAATTATGCAAAGATAGTTATTCTTATGCAGAAGTTACACGCAAAGCTGGGCGAAAAGGTGGCGGTCCACAGTAGACAATAAAGAAAAAGATTGAGGAATTTGGAATTGATACTTCTCATTTTAAGGGATAGGGATGGAGCAAAGGTCTTACAAAAGAAGATACTCCTTCAATTCATTCTAAGGAAAAATATACCATAGAAGAGGTGTTTATTAAGAACAGTCCAGTAACCCAAAGAGTTATGAGAGGTTATGTTGAAAGGCATCATCTTTTAAAATACAAATGTGTGAATTGTGGCTGTGATGGACATTGGCAGAATGGAAAAATAGCTTTGGAAATTGATCATATTGATGGAGATAATAAAAATAACGAATTGTCTAATCTTCGTTACTTATGTCCAAATTGTCATGCTCTTACAGAAACTTATAGAGGAAGAAACAAAGCTTTAAAATCTATGTGTAAAGACTTTGCATCAATTGCCTAAGTCAAGACTATAATAATATAGCGATATAGTATAGTAATAAGAATTCATTGCTAAATAAGCGTGCAGATTCGATCTCTGTCTTCGCCACCATTAAGAAAATTTTTTAATTAAAAAGGAGTAAATTAAATGAAGAATGTTTTTATTTCACAACCAATGCGTGGCCTTACATCAGACGAAATCAAAGCTAATCGTTTCGCAGCGATTAAGGATATTAAAAAGTTCGTACTAAGTAAGTATGATGAAGAAGTTAATATCATTGATTCTTACTTTGAAGATGCACCGCAAACGAAGTTGCCTGCTCTTTGGTGGCTTGGACAATCAATTTGTAAGCTATCCGAAGCAGACATTATCTATTGTCTAAAGGGATATGAAACTGCACGAGGTTGCTGCATTGAGGTTCTTTGTGCTAAGGAATACGGAATTGAGGTTGTTGAGGAATCTTAATTATTGATTTTAATTATAATCTATGATATAATATTTATAGTAAATGAAAAGGAGATTAAAAATTATGGAAAAGCGTTACACACTTGAAGAAATCAATCTACGAATTAAGAAGTTAATGGTAAAGGAAATGCAGAACATTAAGCTAATTAATAAGTGGCGGCGAATTAAGAAGAATCTTTATCCAGATGTAGAATAATCTTTTAAAGACGAGTTCAGCGATTATTTTTTATTGCTCACCGATTTATGAGATTTATAAATGAAATCGTCTTGCTTAGAAAGACAACTACAGCGATTATTTTGGTATCTTTATTGTTGTATAAACGGTTATTTACCCTATCACCTCCCGTTGTCTTGAATATTAAAAAGAATAGAGCCTATCATCATAATTTGATAGGTATTATAAATGAAGACAGTTCCAGCTAATTTTTTTGAAAGTATTGAATAATGGTTATTTTTAAACTGTCTTGTTTATTTGGTCGGTACTCCTCTTCAACCTTACCCATAAAGTTAAAAAGAAGATTTTCAGTCTTTGTTACTGACCTGCGGGTGTTCTCTTTCACATAGCAGCGCAAAATAATAAAATAAAAGAAATTTAAAAATCCATTTTAGCTGACGAGCAAAATGGTGTAGGTTGCGCAATCTATTTAGATTCTATGGGTGATATTAAGGCGTCTATAATATCACAGCCGCCCGTGAAAGACGCGATTAAATTTAAATGAACGGCTATAGGTTGAAATTCCCTTTAGGAGAGAGAAATGCTCCTAATAAAATGGAGAATTTAAAATCGCAAACCTTCACGAGGTATTCTCTGTTTTAACTAATTGCGATTAAGACAGTTACAGCCAATTTTTCATGATAAATTTATGGGATATTTAAACTGTCTTGTTTATTGGCATTTTCAACAACATACATACTATCATATAATGTCAAGGAGGATTTTTATTATGAATTTTTCAGAAGCTTTTAAGGCAGTAGCTAGTCAGACCATTACAGAAAATGGTGGAAAGTGTTTTTCATCTACTGGTTCTGATTTGCTTAATTTATTTGCAACAATTGGTAGCCTACGCTCTGTTCCAGAAGATAAAATTATTGAAATGTATAAGGCGGCAAGAGATGAGGATAAGGAATTAGCAGATAATCTTGTTCTTTATTCTCGTAACATTCGTGAAGATGGTTGCGGCGAAAGACGTGTTGGTAAGATTCTGCTAAAGACTCTCGCCAAGCTTGATCCACAGAAAGTTAATCGAAATTTTACTACTATTGTTAATAATGGTAGATGGGACGATCTATTCTGTCTTTTCGATACTCCTTGCGAAGATAAGATGATGATTTATTGTTTAAAGCAGATAACAGAAGATATTAATTCTTTTGTTGAAAAGAAACCAGTATCTCTTATTGCAAAGTGGATGCCGTCGGTTAATACTTCTTCGAAAGAAACTGTTAAAATGGCTAAGAAGTTTTGTCGTTTTGCGGGTATTTCTGAAAAGGACTATCGTAAAACTCTATCTGGACTTCGTAGTTATTTAAATATTACTGAAAAGTTAATGTCTGCTAAGAAATGGGATTTAATTGACTTTGAAACCGTTCCTTCTGTAGCAATGAACCGGTATATGAACGCCTTTTCAAAGAATTGTGGAGAAAAGTGGTTTGAATATCGGGAGTCTGTTATCAGTGGAGAAAAGAAAATTAATGCTGCAACGTTATTTCCATATGATATTGTTCGACCTATTTTTAACAACTTATATGACTGGACTGATACAGGATATGACGATGAACTTCTTAACGAACAATGGAAAGCTCTTCCAAATTATTTAAAAAATAATGAAGAAGTAGTATGCATGTGTGATGTTAGCGGCTCTATGTTCGGTGATAATTGTCGTCCTATTTCTACTTCTATTGGACTTGGTATTTATTTTGCTCAGCATAATCAAGGTACATATCATAATATGTATATGTCTTTTTCTTCTTGTCCTAGCTTTATTACCATTGAAGATGGTCAGAAGATTAGTGATATTGTAAAGAAAATGACACAGACGGGAATTGGTTATTCTACTAATCTTGATGCAGGTTTTGAAGCAATTTATAAGGTTGCAGTAAAGACTAATGATGTTCCCAAGGCACTCATTGTTATCAGTGATATGGAAATTGATTCTTATAAAGATGATAGTTTTTCTATTGCTGATAAGTGGGAACAAAAGTTTAAAGAAGCTGGCTTAGTTATGCCAAAGTTGATTCTCTGGAATGTTGAGAGTAGAGGAGGAGATACCTTTCTATCTACTAAATACAATCCCAATGTAGCTTTTATTAGCGGTCAGTCTGCGGCGACATTTAGTCATCTGCAAATTTTAATTGAAAAGGATGTTTATTCAGCTATGGTTGAGATTCTTTCTCTACCACAGTTCCAGTGGGCATAATAAATAGATAAAAGAAAGCGATAGTATTAGTTAGTACTATCGCTTTTGTTGATTTTGGTTATAAATTATAGTATAATTATTATAGTAAATAAAAAAGGAGATTTAAGATATGATTGATTTTAATGCTCTTGACGAAAGAACAGAGATTACTATTGATGATGTAAATTGGATTCTCGATAAATTTTATCCAAAAAATAATCTTGGTTATGAGTATACTACAGATGGATATATTCGCGTATCAATGATGCTTTTTAATTTAGCTTCCAGCGCTTTAAGACTAGATTTTTCAATGCCGAATGATCTTGATCCTGATATTGATTATGATCCTTGGGATGAGAATGGTAGACCGGTTGTTACGGCAGCAATGATTCCAACACTTACAAGAGTTTATCCTTACTCAGTTGTTAAAACTTACTATTTAAGTAAAGAAGCTGCAAATAGTGGCAATTATAATATTTTAAAGGAGGAAAAGATTGAGAATGTTTGATTATATGGAACTTAAAAATAAGATTGTAAATGGGGAAGAATTAAGTGCTGATGAAGTCCAGTATATTTATTATGGAGAGGTGTTCCCACAAGTAGATTATATTGGCGGCGATGAAGGAAGATGGACTAGATATATTACTGTAGTCTATGAGATTAATAATTCTTATTATAGTATTTATTATTATAAAGGTTTAACAGAGTGTCAAGAAAATGAATTTGAAAATCAAGTTGCAAATAAGGTTGAAAAAAGACCAGTTACAACTTATAAATGGATAGAGGTGAATTAATGGGAAGATTATTTTGTTGTGGTGATACTCACCAAAATATAGATATTCATAAACTAAACAGTACTAACTTTAAAATTGGAAATGAATTAACAAAAGAAGATATTATGGTAATTTTAGGAGATGCTGGATTCGTTTGGTCTTATGGAATAGAAGCTGAAAAGCAAGAAAAATATTGGAGAAATTGGATTACTAATAAACCGTGGACCACTTTTGCTGTCCAAGGGAATCACGAAGCATTTTCATTAATTAAAGAATTTCCAATTGTAGAATTTTGTGGCGGCCATGTCTATAAGATTACTGATTCATTATTCTATGCTATTAGCGGCGAAATTTATAATTTAAATGGAAAAACTTGCTTAGTAATTAACGGAGCAGATTCACAAGATAAAAGTCTAAGAAAAGAAGGTATTTCATGGTGGCCAGAGGAGCAAATTACAGAAGAAGATATTCAAAATGCAAAATTTAATTTAAAAAGATACAATGATAAAGTTGACTATCTCTTAACTCATACTGGTGGCGTGAATGTTTGTGCTTCATTGGGATTTAAACCTACTATTTCAGATGTAAGATTAAGTCAAATTCTAAATACTTTTCAATATGATTACCATTATTTAGGGCACTATCATGTTGATAAAACTATTGATAATAAAACCAGAATTTTTTATAATGATATAAAGGAGATTTATTAATGACTAGAGTCGATCAAGCTTTTAAAAATATAAGATATACTGAAAGCGAATTAGAAAAAAGAGGGTATAAACCGCTCTATATTGGACTATATGGTAGTGATAATTACCATCTAAATACTGCTGAATCTGATTACGATTTTAAAGCTATTGTAGCGCCAACAATTAAAGATTTTATTAAAGGCAAACAAGTTTCTACTACAATTGAATTGCCTTTTGGACTCTGTGACGTTAAAAATCCTCAGAATATGTTTAATTGTTGGAAGAAACAAAACATTAATTTCCTTGAAATCTTATTTACAGATTATTGTTTGTGGAATGATAATCTTTTTTATGATTTAAGAGAGATGAGAGAAGAGATTGCAAGATGGCGGCCGCTAAACAATGTAATGTGTATTTATGGAATGGCTTGTGAAAAATACCATGCTCTATTTCACGAGTATCCATCTAATAAAGAAAAAATTGAAAAATATGGTTATGATAGTAAGCAACTTCATCACTTACTTCGGCTACAATATTTTATTTGTAACTATTTTGAATTTCTAATGGGCAGAAGAACATATAAGGGGATTCTTACTCCTTCTTATGAAGACAGAAAATATTTAATTTCTATTAAGACTTATGAAAGAGTTTATAGTATTGATAAAGTAAAAATATTGGCAGATGGAGCAATGAAATATATTAAGAGCATGAAAGACATTATTATTGATGAAGGTGGTTTGGATTTAAGTGAAAATAAACAAACTACAGAAAAGATGGATTCTATTCTTGAAAAGCTAGTTACAAATTCACTAAAAGAAGAATTAAAAAATGCTTGATTTTTATTATAAACTATAGTATAATTATTATAGTAAATGAAAGGAGAGAATATCTAAATGGCAAAGAGAATTACTGAAGAAATGAAAGTTCAGATAAATGAACTATATATTGAGTATGGTGTTAAGAAGAGAGTTGCTGAGATTTTAGGTATCTCTCCTTCAACTGTATCTAAATATATTATTCCGAATTATAAAAGTCAAAAAGAAACTAAAATTGAATTTTCTACGCCGCCACGAGGTTGTCGTGCCCTTATGAAAGGCATTATGGAAGACTTCTGTGATGCTTGTAGATTAACAGAAGAAGAATGGGACGAGCTAAAGAAATTTCAAAAGGAGTATTTCTAATGTATAGATTCTATGTTGAAGAAACTTGTGAGCCAAACATTTATTCTGTTTATTTTGATACTAGCTTAGTTGAAAAGTTGCCAAATTTTTGTTATCACGGTTCTCTTCATGTTGTGGCGGCGAGAACACTTGGATATAGTTATGTTGAATATTTAAAGTTTTGTAGTGTTAATGGAGCAACTTTAAGAGGTAGAGAAGGGTATACTTATCCAGTTTACAAGAATAAAGAAGACGCTACAAAAGTTTGTCAGATTTTGAATGAAAATTGGATTGAAGTTGAAGAGTATTTAAAAGGAGTAATTAAAAATGACATTTGAGGTTGAGATGTTGCATTGGGAAAAATATAATGACACTTGTCCTGTAAGGGAAATTGTATTTATTAAGGCTCCATTTTTTACAACATTATATGCAGGATTTTTTCTTTCCAGAAAAGAAGTGAGCGGCGTTCATTATTATTTAATAAAGGGGATTAGAGAAATCCAAGTAGTGCGATTGCCGCGCGATATTCCAGTCTTTAATATAGAAGATTTTGATATATTACTAACGCATGACCGAATAATTGCACCTTTTGAGGCAGAGTATGGATATCTTTATGGATATTTATTTATGAACAGAGGAGATAACAAACAAATAGTTTGTGAAAAATTAACAGAGCTTCTTTTTAAAATAAAAAATTTTGAAGATAATAAAGGAAATAAATATACTTATCATTCTAATGGAGTTAAAGTTGAAAATACGGATATCAAATATATTTTGGAACAACAGTTTTCTTTAATTAAGTGAGAAGATAAAAAAATTATGTATGGAGTTGAAGATTTACATTGATATGTCAGTTTTTGAATGAAAATTGGATTGAAGTTGAGGAATATTTGAAAGAGGTGATTAAGAAAAATGGTATGTGAGATTAAAGCATTGTGCTGGAGTGATAGAGAATGTAAAACACCTTCAGTAACATATTTTTATACAGAAGTTGAAAATCTTGATAAAGATATTCTAAAAATTGGAAATTTTGTAATAAGAAAATCATATTATGCTAACGGACTTTCATATATATATATTTAATTCTTAATAGAGAATTTCTTTCATCACGAATGAACATGAAGACGGAAATTGAGTACGTCTTTTATGATAAGTTGTCTATATTATTAGAACATAATAAATTTGTTCAATATTACGAGAATTATTATTTAATAGACCGCGGATTTGAAAAACATACAAGATATAATAATATTAATGAAGTTCTTGATGACATTAAGTTTTTTAAAAATGCAGAAGGAAATCAAATTTCATATATAGCAGGAGACTATAAAATAGAAGCATGTAACTGGAAATATATAGAAGCGAATTATTTTAAGGAAGAAAAACAGAATAATTCTCTTGAACAAGCGCCGAAAAAGAAAAACCAGTAAAAATGATATTACTAGATGGAGAAAATATAGCAATTCCAATAAATTCTAGGTCATCATATTTAACTATTCATGATTGTTGTGCTACATCATATGCTGACCTTGTACAAGCTACAGAAAAAGTTAGCTGGAATGAATATAATAAAAAGAAAGATGGAGGAAAGAGTATGTTTAATAATCTAATGAAGAATTTTAAGTTTGGTAAAATGGATACAAACGCTATTAAGTATTCTTTTAATGGCATCGCATTTCAAACAGAAGATAATGATTATGTTGTCTATAATCCAGATATGACATTTACAAATGTTAGTGAAATGGTTATGGATATTCCAATTTATGTAATGCCTGTACCAAAGTCAGATGTTAAGATTGGGGATATTATTATTCATAATAGTGAATTTGTAATTGTCCAGTCTATTGAATCTAAGGAAATTCGAGTAGCACGGCCGCGAACAAAGGAAATTGTTGGTATTATTCCAGAGAAGTCTGTCTTTGGATTTGACTTTTATACAAAGGTTATTGATTTTACTAAGAATTTTAGCAATAGTGCAACTTCATCTAATCCTTTTGGTAATCTTCCAATGCTTATGATGATGGATAATAAGGATAATAATAATGATATGTTAATGTTCATGATGATGAATGGCGGTAAAATGGATTTTAATAATCCAATGTTTATGTATATGATGATGTCTAAGTCCGAAGATAAATCTAATCTATTGCCGCTAATGATGTTAATGAATCAAAATAAAAGTGGGGAGTCAACAACTGGATATAAAATTAATAACTCTGAGTCACATATTGTTTTAAATACAGAAGGTCTTAATTGGTATTCAGTTAATTAAGGAGGGTAAGATGAACGAAAAAGGTTTACTTCTCTATGAGATTGAGGAATGCCAAAAGAAATTGGACAATATTATTCTAAGAGAAAACAAAAATAAAGTAGATTTACTATACGAACAAGCAAATGATTATATCGGAAAATATTATTTAGACAAAGAAGAAGAGTATCTTTATTTTGTTTATGATATTAATATAAATGACACTATTAACAATGAAATATATAATGAAAATACCTATTCTTTTAATGATGTTTTTCTAAAAGCTTATAAGTTTAATAAAAGTGGTAAAATTACAGAAAAATCATCTGTATTATTGCGCCCTAATTATACTTTTCAGCCAGATGTGCTATTAGCGGAATACTGTCGCTTAAATATTTCAACAATTAAGTTATATTTAAATGAAATAAATGAAGATTTAGCAAGAAATTTTTTCTCTAATTGGGTAGTAAATCTATTTCGTATTCCAGATCGTTTAAAACAAAAATATTATGAGGTTTTTGCAAATTTAGAGGAATAAAGGTATTTACAATTATAATAAAATATAGTATAATTATTATAGAAATTAAGAAAGAGGTAAATAAGAATGAATTTAGATAACTTTGAATCTGCTGATTATTTCCATGATGTTAGCATGCACGCCGAATTAGATAAAGAAACTGGCGAAATGTTGTATCGGGTTATAGATAAGATTGATGATGCCTCAAAGGAAGCAGAGTTTAATATCATTTGCAGTCTATCGGGGCGATGTACGAAAGAGCAGTATGTTCGTTTAAAAACCTATTTAGAAAAGCTTAAATTTGGTGTAGAATTTCTATATAAACGTGGAGATATAAAGGAAATTGCTGGAATGAAAATTAGTTGGTAAAGGAGTGATGGTATGATTTTAGATATTCAAAAGTTTATTTATAATAATCCTGCTGACTGGAAAGAAAAGCTCTCAAATGCACCATACTATTTACAAATTTATAAATGGGAAAACCTGCCATTGTATGGATTTAAATATCAGACTACCAAATCTGACTTATCTTTGTCTATTGTCCAAGAAGCGAGAGGGTTAATTTTAAATGAGAATGGGTATGTAGTAGCATATCCTTTCTATAAGTTTTTTAATTATCAAGAACCAAATGCCGCAGTAATTGATTGGCGTTCAGCTTTTGCCACTCTTAAAATTGATGGCTCTTTGATTACAGTATTCTATTATAATAACGAATGGCAAGTAGCTACTTCTTCCGGTCGTCCTGCCGATAAAGCCGATTTGAATGATATTCTTTATCCAAATTTTAGAGTATTATTTGATGCCGCGGCGAAAAACTCTGGATTGGATTTTAATAATCTAAAGATTTATAATACTTACTGTTTTGAACTAGTTTCTAAGGCAAATAAAGTAGTTATTGATTATGAAAAACCAAAACTTTATCATATTTTTACTCGTAGTAAAACAACTTTTGAAGAAGATATTTATGAAAATATTGGAATCGAAAAGCCTAAACGGTTTAATTTTAATTCAAAAAAGGATTATCAAGAACTTGTTAAGAAAATGGAAACTGAAAATGTTGAAGGAATTGTTGTTCAAGACCGTCATGGTAATCGAGTAAAAATGAAAACTGAATCTTATTTGAGAAAGCACTATTTAAGAAACAATAATGTTTGGTCTGAAAAAAGAATTATTGACACTATTTTGGCCGGCGAAGTAGATGAAGTTATTGGATACTTTCCAGAATATAAAGAAAAATTTGCCCTATTAGAAGACAAAATGAGATTTGTTTATGTTCATCTAATAATGCTTGAATCTTTTACTAATCAAGAATGGATAAAAATGACATTTTACCCAGATAAGAAGCAATTTTCTTTATTTCATAAAGACAAGTCACCTTTTGTCCGTTCAATTTTATTTAAATTTTATGATGGATATAAGCTAGATGATATAATTTCAAAATGGACTTCAAAAGAATGGAAAAAAGCATTGGAAGAGGAGAATTATTATGGTATACGTGATTCGTCGTCGGCAAGACGATTATTATCTACAAAATTGCGAGGGGTTAAATCTATGGAGTTCTGAACTTTCAGAATCTTGTTATTTAACAAGAGAACAAGTTCAAAAATTTCAAGCTTTTATTCCGCATCTTAATGAATACTTAGTTTATACAATTCTAAATCCCAAGCGCGGCGAAAACATTGACTTTTCTGATTAAATATAGTATAATATTTATAGAAATTGAGAGAAAGGAGTTCATTAAATGAACATTAATAGCTTTGATTTATTTACACAAATTGAGGATGTAATGGAAATGCCCATTGAACTAATTCTCGAAGAAATTTATAAAGAAGAGGAAAAGGAGGAGTTAAATTGAGTCGCAAGAATCATCGCCGAGAAACTGATTTTGTTCCCTATGATAAAATGTCTAAAAGGGATAAGAAACAGATTGATAAAGAAAAGAGAGGTGATTGGGGCGGCATTGATCCCAGAACTCGGCGAGAGGATAAAGATAAATATAAGCGTAGGAAGCAAAAGCAAAAAGAAAAAGACGATTATTATTATGATGAAGATTATGATTACTAATAGGAGGAATCTATTTATGGAACTAAGCTATGAATGTCCAATTTGTCACAAGAAGTATGCAGTGATTACCGATATGGCTAATTGTATTATTGCTGATGAAAAGAAACGAAAGGAAGATAGTAAAATTAAGGAGCTTATTGAGGCGGAAAATTCTATTGAAACGACTTATGAAAAGCTAAAGAGTGCGGTCAATAAGTATAATCGATTAAGTGATTCTAAGACTTATGTTTGTACGCTGACAAGTTCTGAACAAGCATCGAAGAGTAATTCCAACTCTACACAGCCTACGGGTAAATGTAGTTGTGGAGAAAAGTGTAAGAATAAGGATAGTACAGATAGTTTTACTCTTGATATTGACGAAGATGTAATTAAGGAATTATCTGAAAGAATTGCAAGTGGCGATATTTTTAAGCTATTTAATGGGATTTAACTTTTGAAAACGAGAGGGTTAAATCCCTCTTTTTATGTCTAAAAATGTCGAATTTTGTCGAAAGGAGGAAATTATAATGAGAATTAGTTATGTAAGATGGTACACTCCACAAGAGAAAACGCCAGAAGCTAATGAAATTGTTATTATTAAATGCAACTTTTTAAATGAACCAACTTTTGGATATTATTCAGAAGGATTCTGGATATTATCTGAAGAACAGTTATCCGATGAGTTTAAAAAATTTCCTCTGGAAATACAAGTAGAAGAGTGGGCGGCAATGCCTTTGTAATATTTAGTAAAAGTCAAAAAGTTAATTTTTCTTGACTTTTTTTATTATCTATGATATAATATAAATATAGAAAAAGGAAAGGAGAAAAGAAAAAAAATGAGAGCGGATATTAAAGAAATCATTAATTTAAAGGATACTTTGGGTGAAATCTTTTACAATGATTGTGACGATGAGTTTCCTTGCAACGGCTATGGCATACCAATTGATGAAATTTATAATTATGACTACAACTACGGAGCTTCTAAGCTTGTATTCTTTCTTGATAATTGTGTTTTGAAAGTACCTTTTGTCGGGTGGTTTTATGGAACTGGCTATGATTATTATGAAGTAGACAACTATTGCGTAAAAGAAGTTAGTCTTTATAAAAGAGCAAAACAAGAAGGTGTTGATAAGTTCTTTCTTAAAAGTAGAATGATTACTCCTGAAATAGAGTTACAAGAAAAGGCAGATGGAACTTATCTTAAAATGCCGGATGTCAAAGGTAAAGAGGAATCAATTAAAAGTAGTTTTTCTGCATATGCCAATTCTCAATTACCCATATTTACAAGAGCAATTCTTCAAATGAATTATAGTCAGTCAAATCTCGATAAGTTTTGTGCTTTTATTGAAAAGTACAGTATTAATGATTTGTCTATACACAATATGTGTGTAAAAGATAATAGAGTTGTGTTTATGGACTATAGTGGCTTTTATGATTGTTGAGAGGAGAAAAATATGAAATTTCCTAAATGTTATATTATGATAGGTTTGCCGGGTTCTGGAAAGGATTATTTTATTAATTCTAATAAAAAGGAGAATGATATAGTTGTATCTTCTGATAAGTTAAGAGAAGAACTTTTTGGAGATATTAACGATCAAAAGCATAATAATGAAATTTTTAATGAAATGTTTAAGAGAACTGTTGCGGCATTAAAAAATGGACAAAATGTTTATTATAATGCTACGAATATTAACAGAAAAAGAAGAATTAATTTAATTAAAGAAATTAAAAATGCAGTAAAGAAAACGATAGTTTTTTATGCTATTGTTATTGCTACGCCATATGAAAAGTGCTTAGGAAACAACAACAAAAGAGATAGAAAAGTACCAGAAGAAGTAATCAAGAAAATGTTGTTTAATTATCAGCCACCGACATATCAAGAGGGTTTTTATTATATTGAGTTCATTAGAAATTATTCTTTTGATATTGACCTTCTTTTGAAGAAATCTCAAAATATTAGTCATTGTAATCCTCATCATAAATTAACAATCGGTGATCATATGTTAAAATCCGCAGAATATATCAAAAATTATTGCGACGAATATAATCTTCCTTTTGATTATTATATGTCTAATATTTATATTGCTACGAAATTTCATGACATTGGAAAGCCAATGACGCAAATTCAGAAGGATGGAATCTGTCATTATTATAATCATCATAATGTTGGAGCGTATATCATATCATGTAGTGAATTTAGTAATAACAACAATACGATGGTTCTTATTAGTAATTTAATTTATCACCATATGGATTATTTTGATGAAAATAAAATTAAAAAAACGAAACAATTTTTTCATAATGATTCTATTGATTATTATGATTTAAACAGACCATTTTTTGAATGGTGCCTTGATTTACTTCATTGTGCAGATATTTATGCTCATTAAGGAGGAATTTATATGCTTAGTATTATTATTTTAATTATTAGCTTTTTTATGCTAATCGTAACTATAGGAATTTTAGCTGCGAGATCCTATATGGGAGAATTTGATATTTCAGAGGATTTTCCATTGATTCTTTGTTGCCTTTTAACAATTGGAAATATTCTACTCGTTATTTTTAGTTAAGCTTGATTTTTTGTTATAAACTATGATATAATATTTATAGAAACTTAAAGGAGGAAATTATAAATGACTACAGCTACCTTGATTTCTATTATTTGTGTCGCGGCGGCGACAGGACTTGGAATGGGTGCAATGATCTATTCACTAATGAAGATTGGTTCGATGGCATCGCGGAGAGAGGAAGAAATGCTAAGAAAAATGTGCGAGATTGAAAAGGATATTTCTGAAAAGGAGGATAGGTGATGACTTTAATTGATTACTTTGTAGATTGGTTTGATGTTTGTCCAGAGATTTTTAATCCAGATGAATGGTATGAAACTGAACTGGATTGCTTTGTGGAGGATTAACTGTGTATAAATTTATTTCTTATTATGAAAATGGACTACGAAGTACAAAGTTTTATGAAGATTTGAGAGAAGGTCTCGATGACTACTATTTCAATGATATGATTGCTGATATGATTGATGATTGTAATGAAAAGGTTCATATCGTTGGAATGGGAGAGGTAAATCAAAGCTATATTCTTCGCAAATGTGATCCAGATATTTTTGAACAAGTTTATGAGAAAGAACTTGATTACTATGCTGATGAGTATATTCCCGAAGAGATTGATAATGATGAATCTGCTCATTTTGATATGTGGGAAGATAATGGAACTAGAGTAACAATTAGTTGGGTTTCAGATGGAGAGGAGGATTAATAATGGTAAGCGGATACATTAACGTAAAAATTTGGAATGCTGATGAAGGCACAATGATTACAGAAGAAAAACTATATAATCGAAAAGATTTTACGATGATGCTAATTGACTATTTCGCAGAAGATATGTTCTTTCTACATAAGCTAAGAAATTCAATTGGTCATTGCCCAGTCACTCTTTCAGATTTTCTATCTGATGTTTATGAGGATATGCTATTTGAAGCTAGTGAAGATGGTTATGAAAAAGCACTAATTATGGACGATATGCCTGTTTCACCGCTAAAGATTGAGGTGCGTTTTTGTAGAGAGGAAAAAACTAGTGAATAAAGAAACAATTAGAATTAAAGTAGAAAATAAAGACCTATGTGAAGAGATTGTACGATATGGTATTTTAACTTATTCTGAAAACTCTGAGAAATTTGAGAGTGACAAATGGAATAATAGTTATTATCGTATTTATCGACATAATCAGAAATTCTATAGAATTGAGGTAGAATTTGATTTAAATAAAAATCAAATTATTTTAACTAATTGTTATGAAGTTCAGCCAATTATTGAATCTCATGTGGTTTATAAAAGAATTTAACTTTAAGGGGTAGTGAATAGCTACCCCTTTACTTTTAATATAAAATATAGTATAATAATTATAGAAAAAGAAAAGGAGTGATTCTATGGGAGTTTTGGCATTCGTTTTATTTATTTTAATGATGTTAGGAACATTTATTGTTGATATTTTTACAGATGTATCTATTCGCCGCAATAGTTATAAGCCATTATTTATTGGCTATGCTATTTTGTTGGTTGTTTTGCTTGTGTTGATTGGTTTTATTGCGTAAAGGAGATATAAATGAATAAAAAGATTTTGAAAAAGTTGTCGTCGTTGTATGACGATATTTACTCGCCTATTCCGTATCATCAGAATAAAACAAAAATGGTTTCGTTTGTTATTTATAAAAACAAAATTCTTTGTTTTGGAGTCAATAGCGAAAGAACTTCGCCTATTCAACATTATTATAGAGTTAGGACAAAAGATGCCAATAAAGATTATATTTATGATAAGCTCCATGCTGAAATTGATTGTATTGGTAAACTACCACGCGGTTTCAGTGATTTCAAAAAAGCAGAATTGGTTATTGTGTCCAAAATGAAGAATGGAAACTTTAGGCTAGCTAAACCTTGTCCTATTTGTAGAACAATGATTGAGCAATATGGATTTAAAAATATTTATTATACCACTTATGAAAATAAGTTTGTAAAGGAGATTGATATTTAATGTTAAGACCTGCGGTGGCGTATGAAACAGTATTAATGGAAAAATTTAAGCAGCATTGTTATGATGAAGATATGATTTATTATACAGGGACTTTAGGCTTCTGTGAACCAACTATTTGGAAAAATGACGAATATGGTAATTGTAGACAGTACGCTATTATTAACAATAAAAATGAAGTAATTGGTTATTTTTCTTATAATTATGATCATGTTGCTAAAAGTGTTAGTCATTTTGGGTTATTCTCTTTTGACAGAGGAAATCCAATTATTGGAATTGATGTTCTAAGAGAATTAAATTATTTAATTAAGAAGTGCCGCATTCATAGAATTGAATATAATATGATTAGTGGCAATCCAGTTGAAAGCCATTATGATAAATTTTGTTATCATTATTACGGAAAAAAGATTATTCTTACAGATGTTTTAAAAGATAGAGAAGGCAATTATCATAATTGCGTAATATATGAAATTATTTTTAAGAATAATTGATTCTATAAATTAACAGTAAAATTTTCCTTGATTTTCCCTATAAACTGTGATATAATTATTATAGTAAATGAGAGAAATGAAAGGATTTTTTTTATGACTAATTTTGAAGAAAAGATTTATAATGCATTTCCGACCTGTACTGTTAATAAGACATCTACAGCAGCAACTTTAATGAGTTTTTTAGATTTGGACTCAGATTTGAAAAGCTGGCTTCTTCAAAAATTTACCGATAAAGACGGTAAACTTAATGCTTATATGTTAAGCGAGTATGTAAAAGAATATAGACTTCCGACTAATGAATGGAATATCAGATTGCTTGAAGCGCGGCATTCTGAAAAAGGCTATATTAAGCTTTTAACGAAGGTAGTCGTAGAATTTGATTATGCAAATGACATGATTTGCTATTCTTTGCCTGAATATTCTTTTCCTAAAAAGAAGAAAGAAGCACAAGTAGACTGGTCTACTGTTTCTAAACATAAGAAACATTTGCTTACGCCAGACGGTTGTTGGGGCCTTGTCACTCTTATTTATGATTGCGGCATTGTTGTTCTTGATGATTTTGAACCGATTTGTCCTTATACTTATGATTTGAATGAATATCGTGAAGCGGCAAGACAATTTACAACAGAAGAATGGATTGATGTTATTCTTAGCGGCTTGAATTTTAATCCGGGAGGATTTACAAAAGAAGAAAAACTTACTATTATTCAGAGATTTTTGCCTTTTGTTGAAAAGCGCTTGAATACAATTGAATTAGCTATTAAGGGTTCTGCAAAATCTTATTGCTACTCTCAATTATCGCCGCATAATTGGCTTGTTAGTGGCAATATTTCTCGTGCAAGTGCATTCTATAATCTAACCACTAAGAAAGGAGGGTATTTTACAAAGTATTCTCAGATTGCTTTTGATGAAGTTCAGTCTATTAAAACAAATAATGCAGAAGAAATGTCTAATGCTCTTAAAACTTATCTTGAAAGCGGCGAAATTCGTGTTGGTGACTTTTGTACAACAGCAGATGCTGGACTAAGTTTGATTGGTAATATTGACATCAATAGAATGGATTCAACAAAGTACAATATGTTTAAGTCTTTGCCAAAGTGGATGGGTGAATCTGCTTTTATTGATAGATTTGCAATGATTATTGATGGTAAAAAGATTGGCAGATTTAATGAAAGCCGCAAGATGAATGGCTGGGGTATTTCTACTAATTATTTAGTTGAACTTCTTCATTCTTTGAGAGATGAATTTTATTATCGTTGTATTATTGATGAATTGCTTATTCCAGAGAAAGGGGCAGATACTCGTAATGTTGAGGCAGTAAAAAGAATTGCAACTGCATATTTAAAATTGCTTTTTCCTTATGTAACTTCTGTTGAAGATATTGATGTAGAAAAGTTTAAAAAGTATTGCCTAGAGCCGGCGATTGCTGGGCGTGGGGCGGTTCTTTCTCAACTTCAGATCATTGATGAAGAATATGGAGATAAGAAAATGCCAGAATTTACAATTAGTATTGATTAAAAAGGAGAGATATTACAATGGGATTTAATTATAAATTTAAATTTAATAAGCCAGAGTTTGTTATTACTGATAAAGAGATAACTTGTAAACTTACTTTAATTGATGGGCCAATAGATATTCTTTATATTAACCACATTTCTTGGTTCCAAGAGGGTGTTGCTAATAGATGGGATCCACTAAATAAGAAATATATTGGACTTCTTAAAAAGACTTATATTGGAGTAGCCAGAAAATATTCTGGAGATACTGATAATGTAGAAATGGCAAAAGAAGTTGCTTGCAAGAAGGCGCGGCGGCAATTTTTAAAGGAAATAAATAACTTTTATACTGAACTACTAGGTCAAATGTATTATGTTTTTAATGGTATTGATGCTTCTCGCGAAAAGAACCTAAAAGAACTTGATGAAATTCAGAATAGAATTTTATATTTAACTGATCGTTATTATGATGACGAATGGGATTTCCCAATTCTTAGTCGAGATGGTAATAGTATTGGTTTAACCAAAAATGGTAGATGGTTTATTATTATTCCTACTCAAAATAGAAATGATTTTAATGCTGTTTTTAATGACGGAGATTATATGCGAGTAGTGAGCAATGGAAGAGGACTGGGTTGCAATTGGATTAATTTAAGAACTGGAGAAATAATTAATCAAATGGCTAATAAAGTAATGGATAAAATTATTTATATTGAGAGTAATAAAAAGCAATCTACTTATGAACTTGCAGAACAAACTTTTTGTGGAACTTTAAAAAATAAGATTGTTAAACCAAATCAATGGTTTCGCTATAAGACTCTTGAACGTTACGATTGTTATTGCTCTTGTTTTTAATTCCTAATATTACCAATACCGCCAATAAAAATTTGTTTGATTTTTACTATGAAGTATGATATAATTATTATAGTAAATAAGAAAAGGAGAAGTTGAATGAAAAAATATGAAATGACTTCTAATACAAAGGAATTTTCTGGACATAAGCTGTTTCAAATTAAGGCACTTAAAAATTTTGGAAGTATTAAAGCCGGAGATTTAGGCGGATATATTGAGAAAGAAGAAAACTTATCACATGATGGTCGTGCATGGGTTTATAATAATGCAAAAGTTTATGACAATGCAGAAGTTTGTGGTGATGCAAAAGTTTATGACAATGCAGAAGTTTGTGGTGATGCAAAAGTTTTTGGCAATGCAGAAGTTTTTGGCAATGCATGGATTCTTGATAATGCAAAGGTTTGTGGTTATGCGCGGATTTTCAATAACGCATTAATTTACGGTAATGCACGAATCTATGATGATGCGTGGATTTTTGATGATGTACGAGTTTACGGCAATGCACTGATTTTCGGTGGTGCATTAATTTATGATAATGCATGGGTTTTTGATAATGCACGCGTTTGCGGTGGTACATGTGTTTATAATAATGCATGGATTTATGGTAATGCATTGATTTGTGATGGTGCACAAGTTTATGGCAATGCACTGGTTCGCGGCAATGCACGGGTTTATGGTAAAGCATGGGTTTGTGATAATGTGAAGATTTATGATAATGCACAGGTTTCCGATAACGCGAAGATTTTCAGTAACGCATATGTTTTTGGTAATGCAATAATTTGTGGCAATGTACTAATTTATGGCAATGCATGGATTTATGATGATGCATTGATTTGCAGTAATGCAGACTATATTTGTTTTAGAGGGTTTAGTGGCGAGGGCAAAAATACATCTATGTTTAAAACCAGAAACGGAGAGATATACGTGAATTGTGGTTGTTTTAAAGGCAGTCTAAAAGAATTTTCAGAAAAGGTAAAAGAAATGCACGGCAACAGTAAATATGAAAAAGAGTATCTAGCGTGTATTAAAGTTGCAAAAATTCATTTTGAAATTGATGATTAAAATGACAAATAGTTTTTTATGAATAACAGTATTCTCTTAATAAAAAATAATTGATTTTTATTATAAAATATGATATAATTATTATAGTAAATGAGAAAAGGAGTTTTAAATATGTATAGGCTTAACTATAAAACAAACAATGTATTTGAATCTAAGCTTTTTGATACTATTGAAGAAGCTTATTGGTTTGCTGTTGATAATCTTGCCACAGAGGAAGACCGTGAATGGTATTATAATCTGTGTGGAGAAACCTTTGAAAGCGTTGTTGTAAATCCTACAGTTGATAAGGGTGCTTTGATGAGTGCAATTATGAGAAATTCAATAGAGAGAGTAATCGTCTTTTATGAGGATTAAAGGAGTGCTAATATGCTGAAAAATATTTTTATTGTTTTTTATACTGATGTATATTGTCAAATAAAGCATACATATATTGAAGAAATTTTTGATACTGAAGCTGCGGCGAAAAATTATGTTTCACAACAGTCTATTCCAGAAGATTATGAAATTGAAGAATTCTATATGCATTGCGGGAGGGATAAAAATGAGTGAAAATACAAAGGAATTTGTTCAAAACTCAAGGCTTATTTTAACTGTTTTTGTTGTTGAAAAACTACTTGGTATGGTAAATATGACATGGGCTGAAGTTTTAATTCCTTTATATATTTTACTTATATTTTACGTTGTTTGTTTTATTTATAAGCTTTTTACATCATAAGGAGGATTTTATGGTTTATTGCTATTGTCAATGTCATTCTTGTTATGCAAGAACTAAAGAAATCCGTTATCTCGCGGCGGAAAATATTGAACTTATAAAAGCTTTTCTCGCAGATTATAAGGATGATTATTTAAGCAAATGGGAATACATCGCTTTAGAAGATTATGAAACAAATGAAGCGGATTACGATGATGAATTTGATTCGGATGCCGATGAAGCATGGGAAATGTTTTACGATTCTTTTACTTATCAAGACTATGCTGAAAGTTATGAGTATTCTTTACTACCAATTGAGAAAAATGATTTTGAAAATTTACCTTGGACTGTTATTGAAAAAGGAGAAATTAGATGATTCTATTCTTTTGTATGATTCCACTTTATGCTCTTAGTTTATTCTATGTAATTAAGGAGGCGGCGTAATGAAAGTTAATAAAATTAGAAAGATTGAACCCACTTATAAAGAAGCTTGTGAACTCTATGGATACAAGCTAAAAGATAAGGTAGACTTTGAAACAAGAATTTCTAATGAGTGTTTTAATTTAGATGATTATTTCGCTCATGAAATTTTAATTCATATCCTTTATCTGAAAGAAAAAACTATAGGTGCTCCCACAGAACTATGTAAATTTGATGAGGACTGTAATATCGTGGCAGATGATGATTCTCGTGAAAAATGGGAAAAAATTCTGAGCGATATTGCTCTTGGTTTTTATTTACGTTCAAAATTTGATTTTGACTTACAGGCAGATACAAGAACAAAAATTATTATGGAGAAGAAGAAGGCAAGAGCCTTTCAACTATTTGTTAAATGGTTTGATGCTTTTTGGGAATAAGGAGGATTAAATGAAAGTTTATATTGTAATTTGTGAACTACTTGATGATGAAAAGTATAAGGTTTTTAGGAAGAGTGAAGATGCTGAAACCTATCTTAATGCTCAGATTGGCAAGTATTTCCTTCAAATGCTTGAAGATTTTAATGAAGATGGTGACAGAGATAACTTTATTTCTGAAATGAATGACGCTTATACTGCCTATTATACTTGTATAGATGGTGGCTATAAGATGATTCAGCTTGATTCAGGAGTTTACTTTAAATTGGTAGAGTCAGATATTGAATAATACTTGATTTTTACTATAAACTATGTTATAATTATTATAGTAAATGAGAGATAGGAAATAATCTTCTTGGTTCTTTGAAAGGAGAAAACATCTATGGGACTCGCTTATATTGAAAATTTAAATGGTGATGTTATTAGTTATATGGACGATCCGTTGAACAAAACGAATTATCGTAATACTAATAATACTTACAACAAAGATTTTAATTGCGGCGGATGGGCATTGAATACTTTCAATTGGCTTTGCCCCTTCGTTACTCATGCTTCAATGTGTGGTCTTGCCGACTTGGAAAATGAAGCTGATGACTGTGATGATGAATGCGACGATGATGAAGTTCTTGCAATGAATGAAAATCGTTTCTTTACAGATGTAAATGACTACGAAAAGAGATTGAATAATTATCTTAATGAATGTCATGAATATGGCGGCGATGATGGAATATTTTATGGCACACAATGGGACAATACAATAGTCGCTATGTTAAGTAAAATGCATCTGCTTGCTGCCTTTCCAGATATGAGAGAAGTTAATTCTTTTGATGAACTTAATGATGACGAATACGGAATCGCTTTCGCGACAAGAGATGATGATTTCCATTTTATTCGTTATTTTGATGGTGTTATTACTGGTAAATGCGGCGGCTTAGGTATTCATAGTTATGATAGTATTGAAGATGGACTTGATTATCTCGGCTATACACAAAACAAAACTTATTTTGCAAGAAAAATTCAGGAGGGCATGTCTAATGAATGGTAATTTTCTGAAAATTTTTATTAATGAGGAAGATGCAATTAAGTTCGCTAATAATGTTGGCGGCAAGATGATTATTCGCTATGATTATGATGTCTTTTATGGTCTTGTAAAAGAGTTTACTGTTGAATATTAAGGAGAAATAAAATGAGTGTAGTAATTAAAGTAACTGATATGAGTGATAATAGTGTCAAGTTCTATAATGACATGATTGAATTTATGAATGAGTTTTATTCAGAAGAAGATTATAATGCGGATTGTGAAGACTATCAAGATAGAGATAGTAGAGAAAAATATTTTGATGAACTTTTCGATAAGGAAAGAATGGAAGAGTTTGATACGTTTTGGGGTTCATATAATGGTGCCATCGAAACATGGTGGAAGACTTTTCAAAAGGAAAATTTTTGTTTAAGAAAGCCTACTGATGGAAAGCTAATTTTTGAATGGTTTAATCGAACTTTTGAGCCGTTAGAAGTAAAGGAAGAAAATAGTAACAATTGATTTTTACTATAGAATATTATATAATTATTATAGTAAATAAAAAAGGAGACGTTAAATGAAAAAATATGAAATGACTTCTAATGTAAAAGAATTCCTTGGACATAAACTATTTCAAATTAAGGCACTTAAAGATTTTGGCGATGTCAAAGCCGGGGATTTGGGAGGTTATATTGAAAAGGAAGAAAATTTGTCGCATAATGGCAATGCTTGGGTTTACGACAATGTAAAAGTTTATGACAACGCAAAAGTTTTTCGTGATGCACAGGTTCATGGTAATGCATTAATTTATAGTAATGCACGAGTTTTTGGTAAAGCAAAAGTTTATGGTAACACATGGGTTTGCGGTAACGCATTAATTTATGACAATGCACAAATTTATGATGTTGTGCAAATTTATGACAACGTGCAAATTTATGGTGATGCACAAATTTATGATAATGCATCTGTTTCTGGCAATGCAAGAGTTTTTGGTGATGCACAGGTTCTTGGCAATGCACGGGTTTGTGGTAACGCACAAATTTACAATGATGCACTGATTTGTGATAGTGCAGATTATATTTGCTTCCAAGGATTTGGTAGTAAGAGCAGAAATACAACTATATTTAGAACTAGAAACGAAAATATTATGGTCAAATGTGGATGTTTTACAGGCAATCTAAAAGAATTTTCAGAGAAGATAAAAGAAACACATGGCAACACTAAATATGCAAAAGAATATTTGGCATGTATTGAAGTTGCTAAGATTCATTTTGGGACTGACGAATAGTTTTTATAAATAACTATATTCTTTTAGCAAAATAATTGATTCTTATTATAGAGTATGCTATAATTATTATAGTAAATGAGAAAAGGAGTTTTTAAATATGGCAAAAGATTTTAGATTTAAGAAACCCGAATATGAAATTATCAACGGTGGTAAGAATGTTCAGTGTTATATTCCAGTTGTAGCAAATGATATGAGATTTTTTATTAATCTACATTATACCGGTGGTGGTATTGCTACTTGTACTGAAATTAAAAAAGCTTATGACAATGTTTGTCGCGGCGGCTATGGTAATGCTATATATGTTACTGGCGATAATATGGATGTAGAGTTTGCAAAGAAGCTTGCTTATCGAAAGGCTGTAAGAAATCTACATAAGAAGATTGCTTACTTTTATAATATTCTTCAAGCCCATATTGGTTTTATTTACAAGAAGATGAAGAATACTGCCCTTGATTATTATGATAATATTGATGAAGATAATGATGTAATTGAAAGATTCATTTGTGAGAATGAAGAAAAGATTAGAAAAATGCCAGAGCCACAGAACGGTTGGATTGGTAGAACTAATTCTGGTATGTGGTTTGTTATTATTCGTGAGCCGGATAATGATGAATATTATACAATGGTTTATGAAACTGGTGGTTTTGATAGAGGTACACTAAAGGAATCTTGTACGCATAGTGATTTTGACATTAATGGTATTAGCAAAACTGATGATGATTCAATTGATCTTTTTGTAAAATCAAGATGTTTTCTAAATGCAAAAACATTTGCATCTCGTGATGAAAATATTATTTGGAGAAGAAGATTCGAAGAAATGGAGGAATCAAATGAAAAGAATTAAAATTATTTGCGAATATATAGGTGAAGACTTTTATTTAGAAACTCCCGTATTGTCAGAGGGTTTAATTGGTGTAACCAATCGCGGCGAATGGTTTAAAGTTTGGAAGGGGAGTAATGATGAGTTAATTATGATTTATGAATCTGGCTGTTCGCAGACCTGTAAATCTCTTAACGATCTTTCTAGCGGAATAGAAATTATTGCTCTTATTAAGAATGAAGTTACATTTAAACGCGCAAAAAGACTATTTAAGTATCAAATTGATGGCATTATTAATAGTGGTAATGTCTGGCTAAAGTATGATACAAATTTCTATGACGCTAGATTTTTTAATTCTTGATTTTTCCTATAAACTATAGTATAATTATTATAGTAAATGAAAGAGAGGTAATATTAAATGGGCTTGGATATGTTTTTAACAGTAAGAAAGAAGTCTAATCCAGTTTGGGATTGGGAAGATGAAGAAGATGTATACTGGAGAAAAGCAAATCAAATTAGAAAGTGGTTTGTTGAAAATCTTGAATATGAGCAAGATCCTCGATCAGATAGCCTAGAAAATGTTCGTGTTCCAAAAGAAAAGCTTGAAGAACTTCTGGATACAGTTACTACAGTTCTTAATAATCCTTATTTAGCAGATGAATTGCTCCCAACAGAAGCTGGATTCTTTTTTGGTTCTTGCAATTATGATAGTTGGTATTTTAATCAGCTAGAATCTACTAAGTGTCAGCTAGAAGAAATCCTTTCGACTACTAATTTTGAAACAGAAGACGTTTACTATGATGAATCGTGGTAATTAAAAATATTGATTTTAATTATAGAGTATGATATAATTATTATAGTAAATGAAGAGAGAAGGGAAATAAAATGAAGTGGAGAGAGTTCGCAAATGCAATTATGAGGGAATACGATACAATTGCCTATATTGATAGTGATGAAGATGATAATTGTATTTATTGTCCTGAATGCGGAGAACTAATTTACGAATGTGACTATCCAGAAATTGAAACTGATAAGGATGGGAATCTAATTTGTCCAATATGTGAATGTATTTTTGATTAAAAAGGAGAAATATTTATGATGGATTATACTGTTACTACTGAAATGACAATGACAAAGGTTAAGGCGGCAATGAAGGCTACCGTAATGGAAGATGTAATTTCCTTTCTGAGGGAAAAGTATGGTGATGATAATGTCGCAATGGTTCGTGATAAGAAAAAGAATACAATCGGTGTAAGAATTGGAAACATTAAGGATGGTACGGGTGAGCATGAAGGCTGCGTTACACTTGATGTTTCCGCTAAGGAATATACAAACCGTAAGACAGCATCTAAGTCTTATGAAATGTTTGATTTTGATAAGACAAAGAAGGAATATGATGATTATCTTGTAGAAAAGAACACTAAGACTAAGAAGTCTAATTAAAAGAAAGGATTGTAAGGGTTAAGTTTTTTAAGAAAAATTTAGCCCTTTTTCTATTATTGAGAGGAGAATTAAATGAATTATTATAAAGAATTTGAAAATTTTGAAAGAGTCATTAGTGCTGCAAGAGAAGCTTATAAAGGAATGGAAGAAATGTGGTATAGTTATAAGGAGCTCTACAAAAATGGCAATTCTTCCGATGAATCTTTTGTCGATAGAGTAATTATTGATGCCGCTGAATTTGCTGAAGTACACGGTGATAAAATTGAAGAAACCTTTTTCGGAAAGAGGTTTGGTATTATCAAGCAAGTTATTGGAAATAAGCATATTCATTTTTGGTATCATAATGATGAATATCTTTGTGATTCTATTTGGCATTTTTATAATGATCTTATTCTTATTAAGGAGACGACAGAATGAGTTATCGAAAGTTTGAGAATTTTGCTAAAATTATGCGTGCAGTAAGAATTTCCTATTATGAAATGGAAGGGCTGGTTGATAGTTGGCTTTCACTTTATGAAAGTAAAACTGACCGACCAAAGCAAGATAGAGTTCAAGAAATCTTAAATCTAATGGATTCTTTTGTGGATAAGCAAACTTCTTCTATTGAAGAAACTTTCTTTGGTCGTAAGTTTAAATGCAATGTTCTCGATGACTATATTCGCGGCAATGACGAATATTATTTTATGTACCAAGGCACAAAATTTTATTATAGTAATCTACTTGAACTTTATAATCAGTTGAATGAAATTGTTGAACAAGAGGAGGAAACTAATGAGATTCTATGAATTCCATATGCTAGTTAATCAGTTGCGGCACGATTATTTTAAAAATGAGAATAGTAACTATGAAGACTATAAGTTCGCCGCTTTAGATATTGCTCGTCAGATTAGAGATGAGGTCGGCGGCTATACACTCACAAATGATTTTAATAATCCGCTACTCTATGTAATAACAAAGAAGGAACCATTTCCAATCATTGATATTAACGGAGTTTTTACTAACCTAAAAGATATTTGGGAATACCTAAGACAGGAGGATTATTAATGGGAGAAATTTTTTATGTTCAAGAGATTTATCCAAAGGAATTTCAGTTCTGGAAGGAAACTGGTATTTTAGATTTAGATGACTATACTCCAATGATTAATAGTTTTGGACATGTACTCTTTACTTTAAGTGATGATGATTATTCCGGCGATACTTTTGTTCTTTATTATACTGGCGGTGAATGGGGTTATCTTGAATTTGGCTGGGGTTCTTGTAGCGCTTGCGATGCTTTAAAAGGTTGTTCCACATGGAAAGAAGCTGAAGAACTTTATTCTCAACTACAAAATAAAATTCTTCGTTTCTACAAAACAAAAGATATTCTTAACTATTTTATGAACCATGATTGGCACGGCGAATGGCTTAGTTCAACAAAGAAACTCTTTATCAATTGCGTTATGAAAATCTTAATTGAATTTGAAAAGGAAGAGGAAAAAAGAAAGGCTTGATTTTCGCTATAAAATATAGTATAATTATTATAGAAAGTGAGAAAGGGTTCTAAAAAAATGGAAGCAATTCTTGTTAAAGTAACTTTTAATCCGGCAGATGGCACAGTTAATCGAATTGAGGAACGAACTTGGTATGAGTTTGCCGCCGCAGAGCTATTAAAGAAGTTAGGTGAACATTGGGAAGACCGAATTACTATTAGCGATAATGATATTGCAAGCGGTGTTTATCAAGAAGATGGTAAATTAATCTCAATTGAAGTTATTCCTTATGGCCCAAAAGACGATGATGACGATGAGGAGGAAGAAGATAATGAGTTGGATTAATGTTAATGATTGCTGCGGCTGTGAACACTGTATTGGTTGTGGTAGAAACAATAGAAAGGTTCTCGTTTGTGATGAATGCCAAGAAGAAAAAGACCAGTATTATACCAATGGAGAAGAAATAGTTTGCGGTGACTGTTTAAAGGAGCGATTTATCAATTATGCTTTCAATATAGATTATCTTATAATAAATGAACTTGTATATGAAGAACATTTGTTTTCTATCTCAAAAATTTTTAACTTTGATTTAGTTAAATTTGCTCCAAATAAATACTCGTTTATTACAAACAGAGAAGTTTTTGACAGAGAAGATTGGTATGAGAAAGACGAAGTATTCGATGTAATGAAGGAGATGGCAGAAGATTTTTCTACTGATGAATTAGTTAAGTTAGAAGAGTTCAACAATTGGAGTAAGTTTAATTATTAAAGGAGATAATATAAATGAAATGTAATTATTGTAATGTTAAGCTAATTAAAATCAATTGCGATAAACCTACTTATAGCTTTAAGTATTATTACCAATGCCCAAAATGCAAAGTAATTGTTGCGCCGGCATGGAAAGTAAAGAAGGGTGATTAAATGGAAGTTGACAAGATTATTTCTTGTAATTTAATTTTTAAAGATGGTTCAAAAATGGAAATTAAGCCGGCGAATGGTCTAGTTTTAGAATGAGAAAAATTGGAGAAAAGGAGAATAAGAATGGATAAAATTGTAAAAGGTTATAAAGTTTTTAATAGTAACTGGACTTGTAGAGATAAGCAATATACTTGTCCGGGGACATTTGAAGAAAATGTAAGTTTAGATATTTGTTATCAAGGAATGCACTTTTGTAGAAAAGCAATAGATTGTTTTTGTTATTATACTTTTGATCCTAGCAACCATGTAGCAGAAGTAATTGCTTATGGCAATATTAAGGAAAGAGATAATAAATGCTGTACAGATAAGTTAAAAATCGTGAGAGAGCTGTCATGGCATGAAGTTCTGGATGTTGTAAATATTGGAAAAAATTGTACGGGTATGAAGAATACTGGTGATCGGAACTCTGGTAATCATAATGCTGGTAATTGGAATAGTGGTAGCTGTAATACTGGTAATCAGAACAGTGGCAATTGGAACACAGGTGATTTAAACAGTGGTAGCTGGAATACTGGTGATCTAAATATTGGTGCCGCCAATAGTGGTAGCAGAAATAGTGGTAACTGGAATACTGGTGGGTATAATTCTGGTGATAAGAATACTGGTAATCGAAATAGTGGCTGTGGAAACAGTGGTAACTGGAATAGTGGTAACTGGAATACTGGTGATTGGAATAAGACAAATTATTCTAGCGGCTGTTTTAATACAATCGAACCAAGGATTACATTCTTTAATAAGGAATCTAGTTGGACTTATGGCGATTGGTTAGCAAGCGACGCAAAGTCCTTGCTTGATAAAATCCCAACAGAAAATTTCGGATGGGTAAATTTTGAAAATATGACCAAAGAGAAAAAAGAAGCAAATCCAAAAGCTGAAACTACTGACGGCTATTTAAAAGTAATAAAACCAAAAGTGAGTGTCCAAGAATGGTGGGAGAATCTATATCCTACAGATAAGGATGCTATTTTAGGTATTCCAAATTTCAACAGAAAAATCTTTAAAGAAATCACTGGTATTGATGTTGGAGAAATTGAAAGCTACAACGCTAAAAAGGAGTGGTTGAATGGTTATTGATGTTTTAATGTTTTTGGTTTTTGTTGGGTTTTGTGTTCTTGTTTATAGGAATATTTAAGGAGGTTAAATAAGGTTGGAAAGCAGCTTTTTGGAAGAGAAGATAATTGAAATCCCTACTCCAATATCTATAACTTTTGAGAATAGATGTCATAATTGTAAGAAAAAATTTGTAAGTACTGATTATTCTTATAATTATTGTCCTTATTGTGGCGCAAGCACAGTATCAGCGAAACAATATCAAGAATTTTTAGAATTAATTATAGAAGAAACAATTAAAGATAACATTTCTACTCTATCCTCAGCGCCGCCTATGACATTTGGTTATCCTTGTTATAATTGTAAAAAAGTGCTTCGCCCAGAGGATTTTAAAGATAAACACTGCCCTTATTGTGGTGTTTCTATTTAAGTATTATGGAGTGGATAAAATGGAAGTTAAGAAAATTATTTCTTGTAATCTAATTTTTAAAGATGGTTCAAAAATGGAGATTGAACCGCCAGCAAGTGGTATAGTCTTAGAACGGGAAGACTATTGTGGTAATTGTGGGAAGCATGTTCCATTACAATTCTGGATTTATTGTCCTTATTGTGGCGAAAAAAAGATTCATGATACAGAATTTATTTTTACAATTCCAGAAGAAACATCAAGAGAAGTGAAGGATAAGAATGAGTAAAATTGTAGGAGGATATGAGTTTTAAATGGTTCTATTGATGTGGATTGTTAGTATTGCGGCAGCCAGTGGAGTGCTTATATTATTATATAATATTCTTGAATATTTTATGTGGGATAATTCTTTTACAATAACGCTAATATCTATTATTTCCATTATTGTTTCATTAGTTGTTGGTGGTTTATTTTGGGGTATTAAAGAAACTTATGAAGTAGTTGATGTTAAGGATAGCGGTTTTTATAATCAGGAAATTCTCATAGAAGATGATGACAGCACTTATCTTTTAAAAGATATTTCGGGAGAATATGAAGTAGGTAATGAAATTAAATTATCTGTAATTTATGCTGAACTAAATGGTGATAAAATTAATTAAGGAGAGAATTAAATGGTAATAGAAGGTTATAAAATTTTTAATAGCGATTGGACTTGCCGTGATAAACAATATTCATGTCCCGGCTACTTCGAAGAAGATATTGTTCCGAAAGTGTGTATCAGAGGAATGCATTTTACTACAGACATTGAATATTACCTTAGATTTTATGACTTAAAAGAAAATATTCATATCGCAAAAGTTATTGCAGTTGGCGATATAGATAAAGGTTTGTTTGCAAATTGCTGTACAAATAAAATTTTTATCGTTGAAGAAATTCCTTTTAAAAGTATAATGGGAAAACTGAATCCCGGCGGTGGAACCAACAGAGGGCTAATGAATATTGGCGAAAGAAATCGCGGCAATAATAATATTGGGGATAATAATTGCGGTAACAATAATATTGGCAGTAACAACTGTGGAAATTATAATGGCGGCAATGACAATATTGGTTATTATAATGTTGGAAGTTTAAATTTGGGAAATTACAACTCTGGCGCTTGTAATAATGGTTGCAATAATACTGGTAATTATAACACTGGAGATAACAACGCAGGCAGCTATAATAAGATTTCCTATTCAACTGGATTTTTTAATACAAAAGAACAACCAATTTATATGTTTAATAAGCCAACAAAGTTTAGTTCTTTTGTAATTCGGAATTTAGACGGTATGGAGTTAGTACATCGACTGATGGCTCTTTATGATATAGATTTTTATTATAACAAGAATCCTATTGATTCATCTTATTGTAAAAAGCTTCGTAATAAGACTTGGCATTGTTGTCTTACCGACAAGCAAAAAGAAGCAGTTTTATTTCTTCCTAATTTCGATGCTGGGATCTTTAAAGAAATTACTGGTATTGATGTTGATATGGAGGTTCAAGACGTTTGGAACTTAATTTAATGCCTTGTCCTATTTGCCGCCACACTCCAAAATTATATTATTGGCGCGATGCAAGCGGCTCATGGGTTCGTTTAAAGTGCCGGCACTATAATTTATTAGAAGGAAAAGCAGAATTATCATGGTGTTTTAAGCAGGCGGCACTTCACTGGAATGAATGGGTTAATACTATTTGGGTTTTGTTTTAAAATTAAGTATTGTCTTTTTACTTAGACTATAGTATAATTATTATAGTAAATGAGAAAAGGAGAAAGCAAATGAAAAAATATGAGTTGGCTACAAATACGAAAATGTGGTTTGGACGGAAATTGTATCAAATTAAGGCACTTAAAGACTTTGGTAATGTTAAAGCTGGAAATTTGGGTGGATATATTGAAAAAGAAGAAAACTTGTCACACGATGGTAATGCTTGGGTTTACGACAGTGCATTAGTCTATGACAATGCAAAAGTTTTTGATAATGCAGAAGTTTATAGTAATGCTTGGGTTCACGACAGTGCAAAGGTTTATGATAATGCACAAATTTCTGGCAATGCGCGTATTTTTGGTAATGCAAAGGTTTGTGGTTATGCGCGGATTCTCAATAACGCATTAATTTACGATGATACACGAGTTTTTGATGATGCGTGGGTTTATGGTAATGCACAAGTTTATTGCGATACACATGTTTATGGTAATGCGAAAGTTTTTGATAATGCAGAAGTTTTTGATAATGCACGAGTTTTTGGCGACGCACATGTTTATGATAATGCATGGATTTATCGTGACGCACAAATTTCCAATAATGCAGATTATATATATTTCAAGGGATTTGGTAGCGAGAACAGAAATACAACCATATTTAAAACCAAAAATAGAGATGTTTATGTGTCTTGCGGCTGCTTCACTGGAAGCCTAAGAGCATTTATGGATAAGGTAAAAGAAACACACGGTAATACTAAATATGCAAAAGAGTATCTGGCGTGTATAGAAGTTACTAAAATTCATTTTGAAATTGATGAATAGTTTTTATAAATAACTATATTCTTTTAGCAAAATAATTGATTTTTACTATAGACTATGGTATAATTATTATAGTAAATGAGAAAGGAATTAAAAATGAAAGAAAAATGTTATTGTGTTTATCGTGAAGATGCTTATGGTAAAAATAAACTTCTTTATGCTTTTAAAAAGGAAGAAGATGCTAAATGGTATGCTTATACGATGAATAATGATACTGACGTAGAAGCCGAACAATGTCAATACTTTATTATTGAACTCGATCTTATTTCTTCTTTGGAGGTTAAGAATGGCAAAACAAGTAATAGCTAAGGAAAAATGCTATATCATTATCTATCGTGGAATCTACAGTTCAGATAAAATTATTGGTGCTTTTCAAAAGAAAGAAGATGCTGAATGCTTTGTTAATACAATGAATGGCCAATTAACGCCAGAAGAACGACAGCAATGGTGGTATTTAATATATGAAACAGGAATGATTACAAATTGGAGATTGGAAAAATAAATGTGGTTTAAAATTCAAAATGATTTAATCAATTTAAATGGTGTTGGTAGTTTTACTTATGATGCGGCAACCCTTCAAATTAAAATTACTTTTATTAGTGGTGAAAAGAGAACTTATAACTATAATAGTTGGCCAGAATTTAATTCTACAAAGAATAGTATTGATGAAATGATTGATAAGCATATGTTTAAAGCAGATGAAAATAGAAAAGCTTTAGAGGAAGAACAGAAAATTCAAGAGATGCTTGAAACATTACAAAAAGTTTATAGAGTTGGGGAAGATAGTGTGACAAATGATATACTTAATGGTCGCGGCTTAAAGAAAATACTGGGATAAAGATAGTAAGTTAGTTACAAAAGATTATTGGAATTTGATTAATGTCGCGGCTTAAAATATTTGAAAAAAACAATGCGGAGAATACTTTATATTTGATTTAAGAGTAGTTGAAATTCAATTACTCTTTTTTTAATACGTAGTTACGAACGCAGTGAGTAATGGAGTAGCTTTTTACGAGCAGCGCGAGTAAAAAGGAGAGTGTAGACAAATGAAAAACTATGTAACAGTCTAGGAGATGCGGCAAAAGAAAAAGCAACAATAGATTGATATTAAAAACAAAATAGATACGGAAGTAGGTAAGGCGGCAAGAGGAATACTTAAAATTATTTTTTCTAATGGAGAAGAACGTATTGTATTCTCAAATGATTGTCGCCGCACTTCAAACAGATTATTAAAGGAGTGGTTAATGCGACAAGAAAATAAGTTGTCTTATTCTTGGTTAGAAAAAATTAAAAAAGAATATTAGCAAACGACAGTAAATGATTTTTAGTTTATTGTTCTTTTTGTAGAAAGTGAGTATGAAAAAATTTGAAAAAATGGTTACGGAACATACTTTATATTTGATTTAAGAGTAGCTAGAAATAGTTGCTCTTATTTTTTTCTTAAAAGGTGGCGACTTTACGAGCGATAGCGAGTAAACAAGCCGCGACAGGGGAAGCAACGCAGTTGCGGGGAGCTGAGCTATGCTCCCTAACGTAGTTACGAGCGATAGCGAGTAATGGAGTAACCTTTTATGAGCGGAGCGAATAAAAGGAAGAGAAAAGAGGAGAGAAAAATTGAAAAAAGAAATTAAAGAAAGAATTGATTAGAAGTGTCGCGGCAATAATCAAGGCAGATATTAGTTATTACTTTTTGGAGTAAGTAAGCTTTTTAGTACTCATAACTTAAAAGGTTATATTAACTGTTTAGTTAAAGAATTAAGTGGGGAATAGCATTTAACATTAGGATGGTTAAAGCCGCTAATTAGAAATAGAGGATTTATTTAGTAGGAAGAAATTTTAGATAATTTAGAGATTATTCCTATATATGTAGTTACGAGCGATAGCGAGTAACGAAATACCTTTTTACGAACGTAGTGAGTAAAAAGGAAAGAGAAAGAAAGAGAAAAGAAAAAAAGAAAAGACTTGAAAATAATAATAAATTGTAGTATACTAATAGAAGAAAAGAAAAGGAGGAAAAGAAATTGATTGGAATCTATAAAATCGAAAATAAATTAAATAAGAAATCCTATATTGGTCAATCAATCCATTGCGGTAAACGCCTAGATGAGCATTCAAAAGGATCGTAGCTAATTGACGAGGTAATTCAATTAGAAGGAATTGAAAATTTTAATTTTGAAATTTTAAAAGAAGTAGAAAAAGAAGAATTGAGTTATTGGGAAGATTACTATATAATTAAATTTGGAACAATGTTTCCGAATGGATACAATAAGAAATGGAATTGTAATAGAGAAACAAGAGAAGAGATTGAGAAAGAAATTTTAAAAGAAAGAAAAGAAAATAAAGTAGAAGAAAAGATTAGTATGGGGGATTCATTTATTGAAGATAAGGATTTTTCCTTGGAAGAAAATGAATTATATTGGAATGGAGGAAAGAAAAAATTATCTTGTCCAATAAATAATGAAATTAAAGAAATTTTGAATACACTACAAGAGAATCAAAAAATAATCGTTAAAATTGATAGAGATTCAGATGGGAAATGTAAAGCAATACAAATTATTTCAATTTAAATTAAAGAGCAGGTCACCAGCCTGCTCCTTTTTAATTTACCAGCTTGCATTAATCTATTGGCCGCGAAGTTAAGATTACTTAAAAGGACATAACTATAACTAATATATTAACGTTTAACATTCTTGTATATTAAATGTTAACATTCTTGTATATTAACGTTTAACATCATGTATATTAACGTTTAACATCATATATATTAAATGTTAACATTATATATTAACGTTTAACATTTTCGCCTTCTGTTGTTACGAATGAAAATTTTATAACATTTATAGTACAGTGTTACTTTATAATTGCAGGAGGTGAAAACTATGCAAAATAAAATTCCGTTTTCAGTTGAATCAGATAAATTAAAAAGACTAGCTTATAATGATTGTGTATATGCTTGGTTATTAGTTCATTCTTTTGAAAACAAAGGAGAGTATCATTGCTATATCTATAAGAACAGCTTTACATTTCAATAGATTGCTAAAGACATTCACAGGTCACGGCAAACTGTTTCAAGAAGATTTAATGAATTGTTAAGAACAGAAGATAATCCTTTTGGCTTTATTACAGAGGATATTTATTGCGGTGAAAAGGTTTATAAATTACCATATTCAAATCCCTTTCAATATTTACACGGCGAGACAGTCATTAAACTTTTGAATTTGCCGCTAAAAGATTAGAAGGAAGAATTAATTAAAACTCTAGCTTATTTACTTAAAAAGAAGAAAGAAAAGCAGCTAGAGAATGCTAATAATTTTAATATTACAGCTAAAGAAATCATCGAAGCTTTTGGTCACTCCATTGGCAATAAACAAACATATGAACGAATTAGACTAAACTTGACAGTTCTACAAGGAGCAGGCATTATTAAATTTAAAACGGTTAACTATGATAATCGTGAGAATATGCCGCCTCATATGTTTGTTTACTATGTAGCTGATGAAGGGAAAGCTTCTGATGAATGGCTAGGAAATTAAATAGTGTAAAAGAGTCCTTTCAAGTTGTAGCTTGCGAGGACTTCCTTTTTAAAATTCTTTCCATAATTTACCAGCTTTTTTCCAAAAATTTTCTCCAAAATTTAACAGCTCATTTTACCAGCTTTTTCCAGAAATTTTTTCATAATTTACCAGCTCGCAGAGTAAAGTGTAGCTCAAGAGCACTTTAATATAAGTCAACCTCTTGACAAACAACCTAAAGTAAAAGCAATTTCTTGTCAAGCACTTGACAATTTTAATTACCATTCAGCGGCGAACTATTTACACTTTATTCACATTTTTGGAATTAAGTTAAATTTTTTAACTTATTCATATTTAGCGGCAATTATTAAAAGAAAAACTTATTTAATACTTTGTTCATAATTTGTCGGCTTCAATTGTTAATAAGAGATTAGGAAGAGCCAATCTATTTACTTTTTATTCATAAAGTGGTCCGGCACGACTTGTGAATAAGATGTGAACACCTTAAAATATTTAACTAAATAAAAGAAAAAATGCCCAGAAATTTTACTTTCTGGACACAATTTGTTTAATTATTCGATAATATCTTTAAGAATTTCATAGAAAATATTATAAATTTTCTCATCTGACACGCCAACGTCACGCAATTTATAAATAATTTCTTCATATTCGTCAAAATTATCAACCAACTTCTCTGCAATTGTTCTTAAATTATCCATATTTTCCTCTTTTCTTTCTTCTTTTTCCTTAATTTTTTTAACTTCTTTATTATTCATTTCTTCAATAAGAACCTTAATAAAAGTTTGTGCTAAACAAAAATCATAGAATTGTTCTATAAAGAAGATATTGATATAACAACACATATGACATTCCTCACACTCACAACATTCTAATTGATTAAAAATTGATAGTGTGTTTTTATTAAATTCTTCTTCATTTCCATTATTCCATTCTATATCGGAATATGAATTTCTTTCTAATTCAATGCTTTCGCATATGTTTCCAAAAATTATATAAGTTGCGTTATCCTTTGAAACATTTTCTATACCAATATTTTCACAGTGAAAATACGTTTGAAGATCATAAATAACTTCTTTTATGTCGCTATATCCTAAATATTGGGCATGGTAGTAAGTTCTAAAAAATCCTTTTCCCATCATTTCCAATGTTTCACGGTCTACTTGTGATAATACCTTAATAACTGTTTCATATTTAGTCATTCCTAAATACCGCCTTTCCTTTACTGTACTTATATTATACCATATCTAATAGCAAATGTCAATAAACTTTTTTTAAGTTCTTTATTGAAATTTTATGAATGGGGCAAATACCCATTCCTACAGTTAAGTAAAATTTTTCTGAACCATTTGTAAATACATTTATGCAATCTGTTGAATATTCTATGAATGTAGAAATATCTTTTGCTGTCCATCTTTTATCAGAATTGCAAATAAGTTCTAACATTTCATTATAATATTTTTTATATACTTTTATGGCTTCAATTTTATTTTTAACTGTTGTTGATTCATTAAGTGGATAACAATAAACCTTATACATTTTTATTACTTCCTTTTCTTTACTGTACTTATATTATACCACAACCAAGAGAATTTGTCAATGACTTTTTTGTAAATAGTTTATTGCGGCGGCATCATTGTTTCTTAATATTATATTCATAACTTATTCCGGCGGCAATTGTGAATAAAAAATGAACAACTTAAAATTTTTAACTAAAAAGAAACCAAAAAGTGGTAAGGAAATCCTTACCACTTCTTTCATATCTATTTAATAAATTTTACTTTTCCTTTTTCTTTGCCGCCTCACGCTTTGCCTTTTCAGCGGCTCTTTTTTCCTCTTTTTCCTTAACTTCCATTGCGTACAGTTCGCCGGCGGTCACTCTGTCGAATGCTTCAACAACCTTTTTGCTCCGCGTGGTGTTCTCATAGTTCTTTGCTGTCGGCTTGACATCAAGCACCATATCAAAAGTACCGTGCTTATTTTCAACAGTGCCGAAAACGAAAGCGTATTCGTTAGTACCTACCAACGTAACATTTTCTTCACCGAACTTCTCAACGAGGAATTCATGGAGCATTTCAGAGAATGCAACACGTGCTTCGTTCTGGTTCTTTACCATAGAATCATTCTTAAAAATCATCATAATATACTCTCTTTCTCCGGTTTTTAATGAGTTCCGGTTCTCTATCTTATGTATTTATTATATCATATTTTCGGGTGAATGTCAATTGATTTTTCTTAAACTTTTTGTTAAGACTTTATGAACTACGTCCATGTCATTTTTCTTTCCCTCACTTTCTATATTTATTATACCATACTTTTTGGAATTTGTCAAGTAAACTTTTTGTGAATTAGTTACCAGTTTTTAGTAATCTTATTCATAAACGCTTGACGCTTTTCAATCTTGCGAATCTTACAGCACCGCAAAAGAATTTTTTTCATTTCTTCTTTAGTCACCATAGTAGAAACGCCGTTTTTTGTGTACTTAATCAATATTACCAACCTCACTTTCTATATTTATTATACCACATTTAGCCGCGAATGTCAATTGATTTTTCTTAAACTTTTTATTAAGATTTTGTGAATGGGCAGATACCCATTCCCACCGGATTCAAATGGAATTCGTTAATTTTTTCGTTCATAAAATCATTTACAAAATACATTGCATTTACAACAAATTCTGCAATATCCTTTACTTTCCATTCTTTGGAATGTTGAACAAATTCCAGCATTTTAAGATAATATTGTTTGAATGTTTCCACGGCTTCTGCCTTACTTGCAACTATTTTTGAATAATCGAACGAATGGCAATAAACTTTATACATTTCTTTTCGTTCTCCTTTCCTTTACTGTAATTATATTATACCACACTTCAGCGAAAATGTCAAGTAAATATTTTGTGAACAAAGTCAAGAAAAAACTTATTCATCTTTTATTCATAGTTCGCTCCGGAAACTTATTAACATCTTATTCATACTTTATGACGGCACGAATTGTGAATAAAATATTAACAAGTTAATCTATTGCGGCGAATGTGAATAAGGAATGAACAAATCAAAAGATTTAATTATTAAGAAACAATGAAAAGACTGACAGAAAATTCTATCAGTCCATTCACACTTTATTCAATTCTTTATGAACAAATTAAATACTATTTTCTTCGCAAAAATCACGCAATCTTTTCCACGGTACGACTACTTCGCCGTGAATCTTTTTTCTAGTCTTGTACGCATTAACAAGAATTTCCTTTTCAATCATGACATCAGCAAGACCTGTATGTTCTTCAACAAATTCTACATTTCCTGTTAAATATTTATACACAACTTCTGCTTTAGTCTGAATGTTGCCTTTTTCTGTCACAAAACCATTTTTCCGGCAGAATTTAACATACTTTTTTGTTAATAATTTTGTAAAGAGAATCGCTGTCATGATGTCAAGCCATTCAAATTTTTCTGTAAAATTTTCGTCACAGTCCAGAAACAGTCTTTTCATTGCCCCTTTATCAAAAGTACAATTGTACGCCCAAATTGTTTTAATACCAAATTTTTCCATATCGTTCATAAATACTTTACGGAATTCTTCGATAGAAAAGAAATGTTCATACTTTCGCATGCAATCGGATTCTACTTCAGAAATATTTTTATGTGTCATTTCTTCGCAGCCAACAAGAGCCTTTCGCTGCAAATTTTCCATAACGCAAGGGTGGATTGCCACGCTTCTGGAGTGGTAAATATTGCCGTGCTTATCCGTTACCACATAACCTGCATTATAAGGGCGGCAGACAGAAGCTCCTTCAACGTCCAATACAACAAACTTTTTCATAATAATTTTCCTTTCTGGTAAGAGTGTTAATTTTCTATTTTTCTCTTATCCTCTAATAATATTATATCACATTTTCAGTGATTTGTCAAGTAAACATTTTGTGAATGATTTTTTCTTTTCGCTTCTCTCTGTTCCCTTGACTGTATATATATTATAGCATATTACCGGCTAGATAGCAATAGATTTTCTATAAACTAATTGTATTTGATTTGTGAACAAGATGGAAGTTATTGCCTTAACATTCGCCGCCAATCTGTTAATAGAACGTTCATATTTCTCGGCGTAGATTATGAATAAAAGATTGCGGCGAATAGAAACTTATTAATATTTTATTCATAATTTGCGGCGGCTTTAATTATGAATAAAGAATGAACAACTTAAAATTTTTAATTAAAAAAGAAAAAATAAAACAATGGAAATTTCTTCCCATTGCCTTAATCCTTTTTTAATATTTAATCTTACTTTTCTTTCTTTTTAGCCTCACGTTCCGCCTTACGCTGTTCACGTTCTCTTTGCTTAATCGTAAGATTTTCGTTATATTCTTCATATGCCGCGTCGAGATTATACTCTTCAATTTCATCTCCATTCTTTTTTACCACATAATCCCAAGAACAACATTTCGGGGCAATCTCAACGCATGCGTCCATTGTTGTGCCTGCCTTGTTTGTAACCTCACCAACAGCGGCGGCAATAGTATTTTTCATGCGGCGTACATTTTCCGCCCCGAATTCCTCAATCATTGCCTTTTCAATGACTGTTGCAATGCGTTCTCGGATTGCATTCTTTCTTGCGGTATCGTTCTTCATTTCCATCAAATCAGTGTAGTATGCCATAATTTACCTCTTTCTGTGTTTTATCGACTTTCTCACCTGTCAATTTTTTTCTTACAATATTATATCATACTTTAGAAAAAATGTCAAGTTAATTTTCTGTTAATTCATCTGAAAAATTTTCCAAAAGTGCTTCATTAGCATAGTATGTTTCAAACGAAGGATATTTTTTGATAATAGTATAATCACCTTTTTCAATGATAGAGCCACAGCACAAACAAATGATATTTTCATCATCAAGCAATAATCCAGAATTTATTTCCGGATTTTCTTCAAACGTATCCTTAAAGAATACCAAATTTTTAATACACATTTTTTAGTCCTCACTTTCTATATTTATATTATACCACATTTTGTGTGATTTGTCAAGTTAATTTTCTGTTAACTTTTTTTATTATCATTCAAATAAATTACATATTTATATAATAATGTATCTGCAATTTCAAAATGAATGATTTCTAAACAAATAAGAAAAGCACCACCAAAGGCAAGATATATATTATCTAAAATTATCGCCATAATCAAACAAAATACGCCCATTAAGAAAATTGCCATTCCTACAATTGCATTTATCAATGCTTTCTTTTTTCTTGTAGTTGCAATTTTTCATTTGTTGCACCTTCCTTTCCTTTACTGTACTTATATTATACCACATTCCAGAAAGTTTGTCAATGAATTTTTTATGAACTTTATTATAATTCTTTTTGAAGTAAATAGAATTTATTGGTTTACCTATTGCCGCCAGTCCGTTAATAGAATAGAAATATTTAAGTATGAAAACTTATTAATATTTTATTCATATTTTGCAGCGGCATGATTTATGAATAAGATGTTAATAAAAAAAGAGTATTGTAATAAATACAACACTCTTTAATAAATTGTTTATTAGTTTTTTCTAATTATAAAATTGCTGAAAATCCTATTCCAAAGATATACAAAACACATAAAGCCAATGCAATTATACCAATTATTACAATATATTTTATTAAAATACCAAAAATATTCAAACTTTTAGAATAATCACCTTTACCTATTAGTTTGAAAATTTTTGCTTTCTTTTTTGGAGCAAATCTGCAAAAGAATATTAAACCAAAAAGAAGAATAGAACAGATTCCGGCAATCAAAATACTAATTTTTAATACTGTCATTTTTAATGACCACCTTTCCTTTACTGTACTTATATTATACCATAAGCAAGAGAGTTTGTCAATGGATATTTTGTTAATTATTTGTATTGGAAAAATGAATGGTATTTCCTCATTTATCACAACAATAATAATGAACATTTCTCTTATGAACTGAAACCAATTCCCATTTACCGCCATCTTCTTCATGAATGCCATTATTATACAATGAAATATTTGTTTGTTCATCTATATATAATATAGAGAAAATTATAAAACCATTGATAAAAATATAATAGGCAGAATCCCTACAAAGATATAAATTAAGATTTCTTTTAATTTTTTCATTATTAAACACTTTCCTTTCTGGTATCTCTCAACCTTGTAACTATATTATACTATATTTCAGAACAAAAATCAATAGATATTTTATGAACTTTTCTTTGATTTTGAAAAGTATTTTGTTAATATTATATTCATAATTTATCACGGCGGCAATTATGAATAAGAAATGAATAAAAATATCTGGGATGTTAATACCCCAGACATTCTTTCTTAATATTTACTTAAAAAGTCGTTCAAAAAGTGTTGCTATAATTGTGATGTCTAATTCATCATCATCATTTTCGCCTGAAAATCCATTCAAAGAGGCTAAAATATTTTCATAAGATTCATAATTCTGCAACAAATCTGCCGCAATTGTTCTACAAATTTCTTCAATATTTGAAGTATTTTCACAATTATACTCCATTTCTGTTTCTGCTTCCACTTCATTCATATTTTTTTCGTCCTCACTTCCATTATTTCCATAAAAATCTTCAAAAATTTCCCAAAATTCCTTAATAAAATATGCTGGAATCCAGTCAATATTATCTAAAGATTTAATATTTATTTCATTATACTCATTATCAAAATCAATTAAAATAATTTGTTTATTTTCTATATTTCGCAATGCCGAGTGAGAATAGATGATTCCTTCTTCACGAATAGTATAAAAATAATACTTTTCTTTTTCATTCAGTGTTTTCGGAATTGTTTCTACTAAATTAGTATTTTCCGAAAACAATTTGCAAATTTTCAACAATTCATTATATCCAAAAATAGTTACTTCTTTTTCCGAAAAACGATTAACAAGAGTTGTTCCAATTGTAGCAAGATTGAAATTTAACCCCTGCATCTTATAAAAATTTCTTTCATAATTCATAATAAACCTCTTTCTATGTTTTAAGAGTTTATCATCTCTCTTTATCTTACAATAATATTATACTATATTTGACTAGAAAAGTCAATAGATATTGTAAGAATTTTTTATGAACATTTTGTTTAATTAGAGTATCATCAATAAATACGCCGCACTTGTTACGTCAATAATCTATCTAAATTATTCGTTATTATATGTACTTTCAAGAAAAGTAGCAATAAAAGCACAACTGAAAGAAACAATTGCCCAAATAATGGCACAAGCCTTTCCTAAAAAAAGCTATAACAATAGAAACAATCGGTGCTGAAAGCATAAACACCATAAACAAAATAAAAATAGCTTTTCTTTTTTTATCCATATTAATTCACTTTCCTTTCTGGTATCTCTCAACCTTATAATTATATTGTACTACATTCCAGAACGAAAATCAATAGATATTTTATGAACTTTCTTTTAATCTTAAAAAAATACTTTCTTAACACCTTATTCACAATTGCCGCCGTTCCAAATTGTGAATAAAATATTAACAAGTTAAAACTTTTAATCAAAAAGAAAAAACGAAAAGGATTGGACACATCTATCCAATCCTTCTCTTTTATGTGACTAATCTATGAATTAGTCTGCATTCTTAGCGGCTTCCTTTTCCGCCTTACGCTTTGCCCTCATTTCGTTATCCTTTGCAATCTTTTCTGCCTTTTTCCGTGCGACTTCTGCCTTCTTTTCTGCCTGCTCTGCGATCTTGTCAGAAAATGCCTGCACTGCCTTTTCGCCGTCATACGCCGTGAAGGTTTTCTTCGTTGCCTTGTAAGTCCGGAAGTCCTTGACAGTCGGGGCAAAAGTTACATACTGCTTTGCTTCTGTTTCGTCATCAATGCCAACGCAAACGCAGATTTCACTTGCACCTACCTTGCCAGTGATTGCAGCTTCGCCATAGGCAGCGGTCAGTGCATTGCTCAGAGTTTCAACAGCAGCGGTGCGGATTTCGTTCTTGATAGTTGTGTAAGTCTTGTTAGCCATAATAAGCCTCTTTCTCCGTTTTTACGAGTGCGGCTCTCAATGTTTTGTTTTCTTTACCTTACATATATATATTATATCATATTGTAAGCAATTTGTCAATGGATTTTTTGTAAATCCTTTTTTAAGAATTTATGAACTAGATTCATGACATTCTTTTTTGTTTTGTTCTTTCCTTTTCTCTATATCTATTATACCATAGATTTGAGATTTTGTCAAGTAAACTTTTTGTGAACAGATTTGAATTTTTCTTTTTTTTCATTCGCTCCTTTCCTTTACTGTACTTATATTATAGCATATCCTAGAGAAAATAGCAATAGATTTTTCTTTAATGAGAAAATAAGTTTTTGTGAACAATTGGAAATTATTGCCTTACCTATTGCCGCCAATCTGTTGATAGAATAGAAATATTTTAATTAAGTTAAAAAATGAACTTGTTAACACCTTATTCATAATTTGCGGCGGCACTAATTGTGAATAAGAAATTAACAAAAATGTCTGGAATATTAGATTCCAGACACAATTATTATTTAATAAAGTTTTTTAACTATTACTTCAAGAATTTCACAAATTTCATTATAATGAAGATTCAAATTTTCCAAACTGGAACGAATATGTTACAATTCTGTTGCATTGTCGAGAATATTATATATCTTTATTGAAGTATTCTGTCCATTATTTGTTTCTTTTTTTATTTCTTTTTTATTTCCCGCTTTGTAAACAGAATAAAAATCCCAAAATTCCTTAATAAAAATAATTGGAATCCAGTCACCATCTTCCTCATCATCATATTTCAAATGAACACATAATTCATCTGTATCAATATCATTAATATAATAACATTCTCTAAAATTTAGAAAATTGCCAACGGTGTCAAGATTATATGCTGTACCGAAAATATAATAAAGTCCCTCACTACAAGATTTACTACCAATAATTTTTCCAACTTTTTTAATTACTTCTTTGTCTAAACCTGTTACTTCAGAAGTATTTGAAACAAAATTATTAAATATATTTTGCATATCGCTGTCATCTGAAAATTTCTTTGCCAATTCTGTAATTTCAAACATAATCAAACCTCTTTCTATGTTTTTAAGAGTTTATCATCTCTCTTTATCTTACAATATTATTATACTACTTTTTGCGGCGAATGTCAATGACTTTTTTGTAAACACTATATGAACTTTAGAAAATAATTTCTTAATATTTTATTCATATTTCGCGACGGCTTGAATTATGAATAAAAAGTAAACGAAAAAGCGGACTCATTAACAAATCCGCCATTTCTTATTAAAATTTTAGTCTAAACTCTGTAATGCTGCCATAACGTCAAAATGTTCATTAACATTAATAGATTTCCTCATTTTGGAAGTATCCCATGCCTTGCAAACTTCTATATTATCATCAATCAAAACCATAGTTTTTGCTTTTTTCTGAATGCAGTTTTGCTTTGGTACTCCATAAGGAACAATATTTATTTCTTTAACAAAAGGTAAATATTTCTTAATCCATTCCATTTTTTCCTTTCTGCACTGTTCTTCATACTCTGGGCTTGCACTCATAGGAAGCCAAGTAATAACGCCAAACTCCCAACCGTTAGCCATGCACCGCATAATTTCACCGATAAAATCTTCTTCATTTGCCATGAGTTCACCTTTGGTAAAGATTCCTTCTTTTTCGTTTTCCAGATAGTCTAACCAATCAGGAATATTATAGAGGTTGTAAAGTGTGCCGTCCAAATCAAACCAACATTTTTTACTCATACGGTATTACCGCCTTTCTTTATCTTATGTATATATTATACCATATTTCCAACTAGTTGTCAATAAACATTCTGTGAACTTTCTGTTATAATTGAAATCAAATTCCAAGCCGCAGGATTTTGGTAGTTTCTGGAAAATGGATCGTTTGCAGTATTAAAATTAATAAACGAAATCAGAAACCAAATAAAAAAGATAACAGACAAACCAACGAAAGCATTATAAATTTTTTTCATTTTTTGCTTTCTCCTTTCCTTTACTGTATTTATATTATAGCATATTCAGCGGTAGATGTCAATGAACTTTATGTAAATACTATATGAACTTTGGAAAATAATCTATTAATACCTTATTCATAATTCGCCCCACCGTAATTTATGAATAAAATATTAATTAATTCTATTGGCGGCGAAAGACATAATTTTTTAATAATTTGCCGGCGACAATTGTGAATAAAATGTTAATAAAAAAAGTGTTACATTTCTGTAACACTCTCTTAATAATTACTTAATCGTCAAACCAAATTCTTTCAACAACATATCCAAGAAATGTAAAAGTAACGCCGTCCAGACTTGTTTCGTTGTTACGGAAAATTTCAAAATCCTTCATATATTCCTCTACATTTGCTTGAAGTTCGTTAACTTTATTTCTCACAAAATCCTCAACGGATTCCGTATTCTGAAAATGCTTTACGCACATATCATCCCCACAAGTATCATAAATTTCATAAAAGTATTTCATATTAACCTCTTTCTATGTTTTTAAGAGTTTATCATCTCTCTTTATCTTACAATATTATTATTATACTACTTTTCACGAGAAATGTCAATGTATATTTTGTAAACAATATGTGAATTTTATAACTACCACCTTTCATTAGTTTATATAAATAATTACTTCGGTATTATCTGTTTCTAAATTTGATAAATGAATTTTATCAATACTATATCCATCGTTGAATATATCCCAATATCTAGCAGAAACTGGAAGATTTTCGCTTTTATTTTCCTTCGCCCATTCATACAATTCCTTAATAGTCATTATAATTACCGCCTTTCTTTTACTATAACTATTATACCATATCTCATTAGAAAAGTCAATTAAAAATTTGTAAAAATTTTAAGAACAAAATACGTATTCATTGCCAAAAATGTGCTATTAATAATTATTCCACTTTTTGTCTTATTCTTAATAGAATCAATCAATCCTATTAACGAAGTATAAACAAATACCCTTGAACCCCAATTACTACCAATAACTGTAAAAATTGCCGCCAACACCAAAAAATAACAATTCAATTCAACAATTAAGGAATAAATTTTTGCTTTCATTCCCTCGCCGCCTTTCCTTTACCTTATGTATTTATTATACTACTTTTTGCGGTGAATGTCAATGTATATTTTATGAACTTTTAAGGAGCAGGTAGAAATTTCTTGTTAATACTTTATTCATATTTTGCGGCGGCTTCAATTATGAATAAAATATTAACAAAAATGTCTGGAATATTAAATTCCAGACACGATTATTATTTAGTTAAGTTTATCAATTAAACTCAAAATTGTTTCATAAATTGTTTCATTAGTAAATCCAATATTTTCCATACCTTCAATAATTTTTTTGAATTCTTTCCAATTTGTAATAAGTTTATGAATATCTTGATTTGATAAAGTTTCTTCTTTTGTTTCTGTAGTCTTGTTATTCATATTTTCCTTATTTTCTTTTTCATTTCTATTTATAAAATTTTCACAAAATTCCCAAAATTCTCTTACAAGAAAAATTGGATGCCAACCATCATCTTCATCATGTTCATCTATAAAGAGAACTTTAAGAGCATAAATAGAACAGTCATGATCATTTATATAAAAAGCCTCCCCTGCAATAGCCATAAAATCATCTTTATCATAAATAGAATTCACAATAGAATCCATAAAACAATAAAGAGTATTATATTTTTCATGTGGTCTAATGTTGCAAATGCTAGTATATTCATCTAACACTGCACATACCTCAATTATTTCATCATAGCTTAAAAAGTGGAAGGTACCACTAGTTTTTTCGGCAAATGTTTCTGCACACTCGTCAATCAGTTTTTCATCTACTACCTTTTTACCAGATTACTCAATTCTTCACAGTTAAAAATTTTCATAATATAAAACCTCTTTCTATGTTTTTAAGAGTTTCTCATCTCTCTTTATCTTATGTATTTATTATACCATAGTTCACCGAAAATGTCAATGAAATTTCTATAAATATTTTATGAACTTTGAAAAATATTTCGTTAATAGTTTATTCATAATTTGCGACGGCTTGAATTATGAATAAAAAATTAATAAAATGTGACAGACTCGTTAAGAATCTGCCACTAAAATTTTACTTAATATTCAAAAGTTTTAGTCATTCTTTTCACTGCCGCATTAGTCTTTTTATGGAGAATACAAAACAGTGTAATAACAACACTTACAATAATAGTGCTAGTATCATTAAAAGGAATATCAAAAATTTTTGATACTATCAAATTCAAAAGAATTGAAATAAGATAAGATGCGTTAATATAAATTGAGAAAAACAGAATATAGATACCACTCATAATTGCGATGTGTTCAAACTTTTTCATAATAAACTTCTTTCTCCGTTTTTACAAGTGCGGCTCTTATCAATTTTCTATTATTATTATAACATTTTTGAACTGAAAAGTCAATAGATTTTTTGTAAATCTTTTATGAACTACTTTTCAAGCTTATCCAGCTGCTCTTGAATTTCTTCCCTCAGTTCTGCAAACTCCTTCTTCATTCTCTTGATTTCTGCCATTTCTTTTTTCAGTCGCTCTTCAAAAGAAGTGTCGGAAAGTATTCTAATAATTTCATCTGGTGTCATCATATTTAACAACCGCCCTTTCCTTATCTCTGTTATTATTATAACATATTTTTGTTGATTTGTCAAGTAAACATTTTATGAATAATTCTTTTTGTTTCCTTAACTTTCTCAACCTTACAAATATATTATACCAGATTGCCGCTAAAAAGTCCATAGATATTTTATTAACATTCAACTTTTTAGAAGAAATATTTTTCATGAAATATTCATATTTCTCCGGCAATAGCTATGAATAAGAAGTTAATAACTTTATCTTAAAACTTATTAATACCTTATTCACAATTTACGATGGCTTGAATTATGAATAAGATATTAACAAAAAAGTCTGGAATATTAATATTCCAGACATTCTTTTTTAATTTTTAAGTATTTCTTAATTAAGTTAAAAATTAATTTTTGTATTGCCATAAACTTTTGCACTGTCACTAATCCATGCTTGACCATAAATCTGTGCATTACCATAGATCCATGCGTCATCATAAACTTTTGCATAGTCGTAAACACATGCAGTACCACAAATACAAGCATTATCATAAATTTCCGCGTCACCATAAATTTGTGCATTATCATAAATCAGTGCATTACCGTGAATCCATGCACAACCAGAAATTTCCGCATTGCCATAAACTTTTGCATTGTCATAAACTTTTGCATTCTCAAATATCCATGCATTGCCATCATGTGACAAATTTTCTTCTTTTTCAATATATCCACCTAGCTCCCCAGCTTTTACATTCCCAAAATCTACCAGAGCCTTAATTTGGAACAATGTTTTTCCGCATACATTTTTTGTATTTGCAGTTAATTCATACTTTTTCATAGTAACTACCTCTTTCTATGTTTTTAAGAGTTTATCATTTCTCTTTATCTTATGTATATATTATACTACTTTTCGCGGCGAATGTCAATGACTTTTTGTAAATACTAAATGAACTTTGAAAAATATTTCGTTAATACCTTATTCATAATTCACAACGGCACGATTTGTGAATAAGATATTAACAACTTAAAATTTTTAACTAATTGAATAATAAAAGAGGAGAACTTAATCTCCTCTTAACAATTTATTCAACATAATAGTCATAAATCGTAATTTCTACATCAACTTCGTCATAAAATGTATTAAAATCAACAATTAGTGCACAGTCGTATTTATTTTGTAAATTCTTAATCATTTTGTAAAAATCAGTTGAAGAAATAGTCTTAATTTCTTCATAATTTGAGTCAGATGCCTTTGTAATAATGTACTTAATCATAATTAATAACCTCTCTATATTTTAATAATATTTTACTTGTGTAAAATCTTCAACTTTTTTACATTTATAGCACCACATAGTTTTTACATGATTCGCGGCAGTTCTCCTACTACTTTTTTTATAAGCAATAGTAACACTTCCACAAACTGGACACTTAAAAACTCTTTCAGTAACATTTTTTCTCATTTTAATCAATTCCTTTCATAGCTTATTTTGTAAAGATTTTGTAAATAAAAATTGTTCTCCAATTCTCAAAACCATACTTTTTAATAACATAATCACAAATTTTCTTTTTCATTGTATCAATTCCTTTCCTTTACTGTACTTATATTATACCATAGATTTAAGAATTTGTCAAGTAAACTTTTTATGAATAAGTTTTATTTTTAATTCATATTTTTCTTTACTCTCTCAACCCTTCTATTATATTATACTCTTTTCATAGATAAAAGTCAATGGATAGAATATTAACATTTATCTTTTTGAAAGAAATATTCTTAATAGTTTATTTATAATCAAATATAGAAATTTATTAACGTCTTATTCATATTTCGCGGCGGCACCAATTGTGAATAACAAATTAATAAATAGAAATATTGAATTTATTAAAAAAGAAAATACTTGACAATATACTATAATTATGATATACTATAATAGTAGAAAGGAGATGAAACAATATGAAAAATAATTTATATAAAAGAGATTATCCAGAAGATAAATTTGCTAGAAAATATTATTGCAGTCATTCTAGATTAGGTCAATTAAGAAATGATAAAAAGCAGAGCAGGCGGAAAACAAGAAATAAAGGAAAAGAATTTTGTAGAAATTATGAAAAATATTATTCATAAAATTTTGGCAGTAGGAAAATACTGCCATTTTCTTTTATTAAATTTATTCATAAAATATTAACATTTTCTCCAGTATGAATTATGAATAAAAATTGATTTTATTTATAACTTATGCTAAAATATTATTAGAAATCAAAAAAAGAAATAGTTTATTCATATTTTGGCGGCTCCAATTGTGAATAAGATGTTAATAAAAACAGCGGCAGAAACAAATCTACCGCCAGTCAACTTAATATTACAGTATTGAAATATAAATAGAATCTTCACATTTCCAAATAGTATATACTTTCTCATTTCTGCCGTGCAAAGCATCTTCAATTTCTTTTTTGAAAAAGTTTTTATAATTTTCCTTATTCAATTCAACCGCATTGTTATCTTCCAGCAAAGCGATCTTTCTAGCTGACATTTCTTCTTCATACGGTTCAAACCGTCCAGCACGAACGATGAAATATTCTGCATTTGTAAGAACACTTATAACATTTTCATAGCTCTGTTCATAGCAGAAAGTGAGCTGTTCCGGTTCTACGAGGTCAGCGTCCATTGCCTTACCCAAATTCAAAGCGAACAGGGCAAAAGTTCCGAGGTCTACAGGTTTAGTGGGATTTGTGAAAGATTTTGCTTTCACTTCTCCGTTGTCTGTTCTCGCGTCAATTGTTACAAGGTTATCATTAACCTTTTTGAATGTAAAATACATATAAAGCACACCCTTTTTCAAATTATCGCCCGATTCATGACTGATAGCACACAACTTCTTCCAGCTTATTTGTTTATCTGTTTCTCACTAATAACAGTAGCACCCGTGAATTTACATTGAATTTCAATGCCTTTTTTGGTGGTTACATCTCCAGCTAAATAGTAAGGCGTATTGTTCAATACATAGCAATCTCCGAAAAAGTCTGCAACCAGCTTTTCAAAATAGTGCCCTCTGTTCAGCTTATTGTTTTCTTCATCTTCTTCTTCTGTCTGTTCACCCGCCCAATTTCTCCAGTCACTTTCAAACTGTTCACAGCTAATAGTAAACAGCTTTTTGCAGCCAAATAAATGACCGCATTTGTTCAGCCATTCGCAGAAGCCTTTTGTGGGTGCAAATTGCAGAATAATCCAGCGTTCTTCGGGCTTTTCGCAGTCCTTCGACTTTTCCCGGCTTGCTGTAGTGATACGACAGCCCCACGGAAAAACTACGTGAGGAATAATCCACGCTTCGACTTCTTTAGTTTCGAGGTTACGGAAACCGACGGCTTCCACGTGTGCAGCGTTATTTGCTGCATAGAAAGTGGAAAACTGCTTGTGTTTTTCCGTGAATCTTTCTTCGCTGTCGTTCCAGATTTCCAGCGGCACGCCTGCCTTTCGTGCGGCGATAGCCTTCAAACGCTCCGTATTGGGTTTTGCTTGTCTTGCCATAATAAACACGACCTTTCTTTTTTTTACTATAATTATTATAGCATATTTTTTGCGGCTTGTCAAGTGAATTTTTTGAAAATTAAATATGAACGCCAATTCATTTTTTTTAATTTTCATATCCTCTTGACATTATTTATTATACAATATCTGAAACTTGAAAGAATCTGTTTTTTGTAAATCATTTTTTAAGATTTTATGAATTTTACAATTTTCTTTTTTTTCAAGTTCCTTCGTTTGAGTACATATATATTATACTGTATTATACCATAAATGTCAATACTATTTTAGCACTTTCTACGAATTGCACAAAAATTTTTTTCTTTTTTGTGCAAGTTGCTACTGTTATCAAGTTGTTACTAAATACTATAAAGTCAGTTATAAAGTATTATCAATTTATGAATCATCACTAAAAATTTCCACATGAACAAATCATGTAAAGTATGAATAAACTATGAAAAATATGAATAAGTATAAACTTTAGGCAAGTTGGTAAATATGAATAAACTATGTAAAATATGAGCAAATTGTTAACAGATTAAAATATTACGAAATTGTGAAAAATATGAATAAATTATTAACAAATTAAAATATTACGAAAATATTAACGGGGGTGGTGAAAAAATTAAAAATATATTGATAATATATGAACACGGGGGCCTGACAACAAATGTTCAGAGGTGAATTTTAAAAAGGTAGTAATTTTTAAACTTAACTTCTTGACTTTTGTCTGAATTTGTTGTATACTTAATATCAAAAGGAGGTGAGAAAATTTGCCATATAATCTTAATTTCGACATATATTATTCAAAAGATCGTTGCGATTATATTAAATCTCAAGATTTAACAGGTCTATCAAAAAAAGAATTGGAAGCTATTTCTAATTATATTCTCTATGGTAAAGATGAAGATGATAGAAGTCAATTTGATAAAGGTTTAATATCTAAGGTTGATACTAAATTTTCTTCTTATAAAAAGAATCAACCTGTTTCTTTAGAGGCCTTATTGGAATCTCCAACTTTTAATGAAAATCAGTTAATTCAAGGTAAATATATTTATAAAAAGACTAAGCCGGAAATTAACAGAGATAAAGTAAAAGATGTTAAGGGCATGAAAGAATTATGGGAAGAAATTAATTATCTGTAGAATATTTATGATTAGAACACTGGTGCTAAGGATAAAGAAGACTCTACTCCAACTTTAACACCAAAAGGTATTTATTTTTTAAAACATGAGTTAATTGAGATGAAAAGAAAGCAATATCCCTTAATGGATAGTGCTTTTCCAACAATTCCCCATTCTTTAAATAAAGCACAATATTTTACTCCAGATTCAGAATACCATTTAAATTATTGTGTTTATCCTCGCGGCTTGATGAATGGAGAGCATGACTATGATTTTATGAATCCTAGATAGGATAGAAGAATTGCGGCCGCGCTTCCGGATAAAAAACCACATTATTACATAGACTTTACTAATGTAGACCATATTTATCAGTTAGTTCTTAATTATTGGGATTTAAAACTATTTGTTGAAAAAATTCCAGATTCCTTAATTAATAATCTACTTTGGACTCTTGATTTTTATATTGATAAAGCGAATTTGAGTGAGCAGAAAAAGCTAATTGTTGAAGATAAAAAACTTCGGCTTTCTAATTAGACTATTTCTAATCACTTACAAGAATCATTAGGAATATATCATCAAGAGAATTATGTTAGTACTATTTGGAATAAGTGCTGCGAACTTATTGCCGCTGCCGCTGAACTTAATTATGATGAGTTTTTATGTAAGGACTATGATAAAGCTTGGAAAATTTGTTCTTCTTGCTAGAAAGAATTATTAAGAGATCCAAGAAACTTTGTTAGAAAAGCACGTTCTATTGATGGACTTACTGGCCGCTGTAAGAAATGTGATAAAATGATTAGAGAAAAGAAAAAGGAGGAGAAAGCTAATGGAAGAAAAACTAATTAAGTATTTGACTATTTTTCAACTTTCGGATTTAATTGGCTTTGCCGCAATACTTCAAGTCCAAGAAGAGGAAGATTTTAATGAATACATTGTTAATATTGTTGAAGCTTTCACCGCAAAAAATAGAAAGATTAGAAAAGAGCTTTTAAAATTGGCAAAGGATATTAGCTTAAATAATAGAGATTTTGATAAAGGTGATAAAAATGGCAAAGAAAATTTGCAGTAAATGCAAGGAAGAAAAAACTATTGCCAATTTTATTGCTACTAACTCTCCAATGTTTGAAGGAACCTTACCTATTTGCCGCGACTGTTTAAATTAGATGATTGCGGCCGCGCCTTTAGATGATTAGTGGAATATTGTTGATTAGATTTGCTAGTGGGCGGATATTCCTTTTATACCGGGGGAGTGGTGCAAAGTTAAAGAGCGCGGCAAGGATGCTTTAAGTATCTATATGGCTATGTTTAGAGCTTCTTAGTATAGTGATTTAAATTGGCGGCAATATAATAAAATATATGAGTAGCTTTAGGAATAGAACTAGCTTGAAAACGCAATTCCAGAAATTAGAGAAGATAAGATTTAGAAACTTCATGCTAAATGGGGCCGCGAATATGATGATGAGTAGTTAGAATATTTAGAGAACTTACATAAGGGATTACTTAACTCCCAAAATGTTGTTGGCGCCTTAAACGAAGACCAAGCAATGAAGTTGTGTATGATTTCTCTTTTAATTGAGGAAAAAGTAAGAGCAGGCGATCCTGATATTGCTAAATTTTTAAAAGCATATGATGACTTAACTAAAATTTCTAATTTTACTCCTAAAGATGTAAAAGATGCCGATGAATTTGATTCTTCTGGTGAAGTCTATGCTTACCTTGAAAAGACAGGCTTTAAACCTAAAATTTATTAGGCAGTTAGGGATGAAGTTGATTAGACAGAAAAGAATATGCAATAGTTTGTTCGTTATCTATATGTTAATGAAACTGGTATTGCCGAGGAGATTGAGCAACGCATTCAAAACTTGAAGGTTGCCGCTGAACTTGAAGGCGATGACTTTAATGAGAAAGAGTTCAGAGAATATATGGATGAACAAAATAAAAAACAATTAGAAGAAGAATTTAAAATTGATATTTAATGAGGTGATTATATGGAAGCGATACAATCACCATCTATGATTTATGAAGTAGCAAGTTCGGTTGTAAGAACTGTTTAGACAAAGTTTTTCAGAGACGGAATTGAAATGGAGAAAGGCGCGGTCATAACTAAAAAACGTATTGAAGAAAATAGAGAACTTTATGAACAATGGTGTGAATATTTTATTAATTATCCAGATATATATTTAGATATTATTAAAAGAAAAGATTCTTAGTTTAATTTGTTCTATTATTAGAGATTGTTTTTAAGACTTTGTATGCGGTTTGGACGTTTATTGGTTATCGCACCCAGAGCATAAACTTTGTGCTCTATAAAAAACTTTAATTGACGGGGAAGTCCTTAGAGCTTTAATAACTAAATTATAGTAGTGATATTATAATGGCAAATTGTAATGAATTTGGTATAGTAAAATAATTAAAGATTGGATAATCCGCAGCCAAGATTCTTTATAGGAGGTGAAACAGTGTTTAAAAATATTATTATAGATAATGTAAAAACTTTTTATTATATAAATGAATATGGAGAAATTAAAAATGAGAAAACTAATAATAATTTAAAAGGCAGTTTAACAAGAGAAGGTTATCATTATTATCGGTTGTCTGTAAATGGAAAGAAATACAGATATTATACTCATAGATTAGTTGCAGAATATTTTTTAAATTTTGATAGGAATGATAAAACAAAAATCATAAATCATTTAGATGGAAATAAAAGCAATAATTTCTATAAAAATTTAGAGATATGTACACATTCTGATAATACTAATCACGCACATAAAAATAATTTAATTGCTAAAAGAACAAAATAGAATGAACCTTTATTTTTAGAGGGAGAAATATGGAAAAATGTTATAAACTTTGAAGAATATTAGGTTTCTAATTTTGGAAGAATAAAAAGTTTAAAAAGTAAAGAAAAGATATTAAAACCTTCTATAGTAAATAGCTATAAATAGGTTGCTTTGTCTAAAGAAGGAAAGACTCATAATTTTTTATTGCATAGATTAGTTTATTAGACTTTTTATAATGAGGATATAACAGGTTATTTTATAGATCATATTGATAATAATCCACAAAATAACAGACTAGATAATTTACAAAAAATAACAAATCAAGATAACATTTTAAAAGAATTGTAGAAAGGAAAAATACTAAAAAAGGTTCTAGCATTTAAAAATGAAAAATTAATTGGAGAATATTATTCTTGCGCCGAAGCTGCGAGACAGTTAAACTGTGATTCAAGTGCGGTTTCTAAAGTTTGTAGAGGAGTTTATGCACAAACGCACGGTTTCACCTTTAAATATGAAGAATAAGGTTCAACGACTATAGTCTTCAAAGTGAAGTAATAGGTTTGTAAATGATATAGTCTCAACTTCTATAGAAATATAGAGAAGTTCATTAGAGAACTGCAATAATGTCACGTATTATTGTGAAGATATTTGTTAGTAAATCTTTTATTTCAATTCTTGCTTTATATCTTGCTTGCATTTTTAGGCCGGGAATTAAACTTTTTATTTGTGCACCCGGAAAGGCTTAGTCAGCCAAGATCGCTCGCGAGAAAATAATAGAAATTTGGGATTTATTTCCATTACTTAAAAAAGAAATTATAGGGGAAGGTAATTTCGGTGGGGATTATGTTAAATTAACATTTAGAAATGGAAGTATTTTTGACGTTGTAAGTGCTCTTAATTCTCAACGTGGCGGTCGCCGTGCTATGGGATTAATTGATGAGGTTAGAGATCATAATCCCGATGATATTAATAATATTGTTCTACCTCTCTTAAACGTATCAAGAAAAACAAAAATGGGTGACTTAAACCCATACGAGCCTCATCAAGTTCAACTGTGGATGTCATCTGCTAGTGATAAAAATACTTATTGTTATGATAAAACAATCGAAATGCTTGAATTATCAATAATTAATCCAAAAAAGGCTTTTATTTTCGGCTGCGATTATAGAATACCTGTAATGCATGGTCTTCTACCAAAAGACTTTTTAAATGAGATTAAAACATCTCCAACATTTAGCGAGAGTTCTTTTGCTAAAGAATATATGAGCCGCTTTGTTGGTAGTTCTAATGAAGCTTGGTTTGATTATGATAAATTTTTAAAACATAGATGCATCGTTAATCCCGAAACACATGAAAATATTAGAGAAGGAACTGATGCATTCTACATTTTTGGAGTGGATATTGCTCGTGTAGGATGCCAAACTGTTTGTGTAGTACTAAAAGTCTATCCAACAGGAGATAACTGGCACTGTACATTAGTTAATCTTTATATTCTAGGTATAACAAGTGAACAAAAAACTTTTGATGTTCAAGTAGTAGAATTAAAACGTTTAATTGAAAAATTTAATCCAAGAGAAGTGGTTATTGATATTAATGGTATCGGTCAACCTTTTGGTGACGATATGGTAAAAGAAACTTGGGATAATGAACGCGGCATTATGTTGCCGGCATATGGATTCCAGAATTATGATGATTTATTTACTCATCAACTAAAAAATTGTTCTAAAATTCTTTTTGGTATTAAGGCAAATGGTGCGCTAAATAGTGAAATGCATTCTAATTTATATTCAAAAGTTTATTCTGGTAGTATTAATTTCTTAATTTCAGAGCAAGATGCTAAGGTTAAGCTTTTATCTACTAAAAAAGGTCAAAGATTGCGGCCTGAACAAAGAATTCAAAGATTAATGCCACACGAATTAACATCTATTTTAATTAATGAAATAATGAATTTAAAACAAAAACCTACTGGTGTCAATAACTAGATAGCAGTAGAACAAATAAATAAAAGAATGGGAAAAGATAAGTTTTCTGCCCTCGAAATGGCTATTTATAGAGTTGTTCAAATGGAAACTGAATATCTTTCTCATAGAAGAAACAGGGGGCTAAATAGAAAATTATCATTTTTTAGAAAAGGAGGTGCATGATAAATGGAACAAGTCGATAAAAGAGATATTACTGTTTTTAAAAAAGCTTTTAAAGATATGATTGCATCTTCAAATGCGGCCTATGTTAAGAGTGATGCAAGAGAAGTTCGTCGTAGAAATCATAGATATTCTAAAGATGAAATAATTAGAATTGTTGAATGTGGCGATGCCGTTCAAAGAGCAGAATTATCTGAATTTTTCTTTTCTGTTAGTGGTCTTTATAAAAGAATTATTCTACACTACGCAACTTTCTTAACTTATTCATGGGTACTATCGCCGCATTTAAAAAATGCTAATGATTCAATTAAAGATAAAAAGAATGCTGCGGTTTATTATAAGGCATCCAATTTTTGTTCTGATTTTCAAATTGAAAAGCGTTGTGGATTATTTGCTAGAGATATTCTTGTTAAAGGAGCATATTATGGTTTAATTTATAATGAGAATGACAGAGTAGCAATTCAAGACTTACCTTTTGAATATTGTCGAAGTCGTTATAAGAATCGAGATGAAGTAGATATTGTAGAATTTAACATGAAATTTTTTGATACTATTACTGATGATGAATTAAGAAAAGAAATTTTAAGAACTTATCCTAAAGTTGTCCAAAAAGGATATTATGATTACAGACATAAAAATAAAGATTGCTGGATTTTTCTTCCGGCAGAAATAGGTGTTTATTTTAAGTTCTTTGATGAAAAGCCTTTTTTCTTAGACTTAATTCCGCTGCTTGATGATTTAGACGACTATAAAGAGATAGATAAAAAGAGAAATTTACAAGCTTTAAAGCGAATCTTAGTCCAAAAAATCCCTCATGATGGAATGAAATTGGTTTTTGAACCAGATGAAGCAGAAGAAATGCATGCCGGCGCAATAGAAATGCTACAAGATAATCGAGATGTTGATATTTTAACAACTTATGCAGATGTTAATTTACTTGATTTGAGCAGCGACGATGACGAAAAAACAGAAGTTGAAGATGTTCAAGATTTAATTTATGAATCTGCCGGAGTATCCAAAGAATTATTTAGTGCCACAACTGATTCTGGTTTAGATTTTTCTTTGAAAAACGACTTATCATTGATGATGATTTTGGGAAATAAATTTGCAAGTTTCTTTACTGCAATTATTAACTATACTTATTCGAATAAAAAAGTCAAATTTAAATTAACTATTCTTCCTATTAGTCATTATAATAGTGATGAATATACTACTAAACAAAAAGATTTGGCGGCGTTTGGTTATTGCTTCTTAACGCCAGTATTATCTACGGGTTTAGACCAAAATAGTTTAATTGACTTAAAGAATCTTGAAAATGATTTACTATCTCTTGAAAAAGTCTTAAAGCCGCTACAATCTGCATATACTCAGTCTGGAAAAACAACAAAAGATTCTAGCGCATCTTCCCAAACGTCATCTATTACAACGATAACGGCAAAGCGGGAGGTGGAAAATAATAATGAGTCAAACGATTCAAACACAACTTCCAGCAAATCTTCTGAAACTTGATGTTACAACTTATGGAACAATAGAAAAAGTTAATGATGTGCTTTCTAAATGCAGAGTCCGAATTTTTTATAGGGGTATGAACAGAAACCGCACTTTTATTACAGAAGACTTTGCAAATCAATTAATTCAATCTCTTCCTTATACGCCGATTAAAGGTATTTTTGATTACGCACAGGAAGACTATGAGGATCATGGAAATGATAATTCCGATGGTAGAATTTATGGTATAGTACCTGAATCTCCTAATTTTAGTTGGGAAAAACATTTGGATAATGATGGAGTAGAAAGAGAATATGCTTGTTGCGATGTATACTTGTTTACTTCTCTTTATTCAGAAGCTAAATTAATTCCAACAAAAAGTCAATCAATGGAAATTTATCGTAATACTCTTGAAGGAGAATGGCGAATTTCTCCAGATGATGGACAACCATATTATCATTTCTTAAAAGGTAGTCTATTAGGACTATAGGTTCTTGGAGATACTACAGAGCCGTGTTTCGAAGGCTCTGCATTTTATAGCCTATGTAAAGGCGCGAATGAATTACTTGATTATATTAAAAATTTTAGTAAGAAGGAGGAGAAAAAGATGGAAATGAATAAAGAACTATTCAGACTTTCTGATAGTGAAAAGTGGGATTGCATTTTTAGTGCACTAAATCCTAATTGCAATGAAGAAGGCGAATGGAAAATTGATTATAGTATTCTCGATATTTACGATGATTATGCTCTTTGTTATAATAGAGAGTCTGGTAAATATAATCGAGTTTATTATACAAAGGAAGATGATTCTGTTACTATCGGTGAAAAAGTAGATGTTTATATTGTAGATGTAACCGAGACTGAATATAATGCTCTTGAAGCTATGAAGTCTATTGGCACTTATAAAGCTGTTAATGAAAAAATTACTGAAATGACTACTGCGGCGGAAACTTATGCGGCTGAAAAAACAGAGTTTGAATCTACTATTGCAGATAAGGATGCCAAGATTGCTGAAATGGAATCTACTATTAGTACATATTCTACTGAAAAAGCAGACCTCGAAGCTAAGATTAGTGAAAAAGAGAACGAAATTTCTACATTTTCTGCTGAAATTGAAACTCTAAAATCTGAAAAGTCTGTATTAGAAACTGAAAAAACAGACATTATTGCTGAACGCGATAGTCTTGCGGAATTTAAAAAGACTATTGAGAATGAAAAGAAGGAAGCAATTCTTTCTGAGTTCTCTATTCATCTAAACGATGAGCAGATTAAATCCTTTAAGGAATCTTTTGATAAGTATAGTGTGGAAGATTTTGAGAAGGAAGTTTGTACTACAGCATATAAGTCAGACTCCACTATGTTCTCTAAGAAGAGTTCTGAGCCTGATTATATTTATAAAAATGATTCTCAGACTTCTAAGAGTAATACCGGAATGATGAGACTATTAGAGAATTATAAGAATGGAGGTAATAAGTAATGGCAATTAAGTTTTTTGATTGTAAGGGTTTTGGCCAGCTAGAGCCAAACCAAGTATGGTTCACTCGTGCTGGTATGATTGAAGCACAGTGCTTCCTAGATGATAAGAAATTTGCTTCCCATTTTCCGATGACTCCTGCTGAAGCAGAGGAAAAGAAGATTTATGGCGAAGTTGGTGCATTTTTAACTGTAGATAAGGCTAATCATATTGCTACTGTTCCTACTAAGGCACTAAGCGATAAGGGTTACCCAATGGGTATTAACTACTCTACTGAAAAAAATTACAACCAGTTTACTCCCGGTCGTAGAAATTTTTGCATGATTTGTGGTGAATTTCTACCTCGTATTGGCTTTGTAGAACCGGGCATGAGATTTACTACCAATACTGTTGGTTGGGAGACTACTGCTTCTACAGTATTTACTACTGCAAATCTAAAGTTTGATTCTGATATTATGTATGCAGATGTTAAGAAGGCTCTAGAGGCTGGTACTGATGTCTATGCTTATGTAGTAGAAGGTTCTGATGGTAAACTAGTTCTAGGTGCAGCAGTAGCAGATGCGCTAGGCGAAGTTTATACTCGTGTAGTAAAGGCTTATACAAACGCAGATGGCACTAAGTCCTTCATGTTTGAAGTAATTAATAAGCCAACAAAGTAATTAAGGGAGGTTGATAAATATGGCATTTGATAGAGACTCTATTAAGAATCTAGTAGTTTGTGCGTTTAAAAAGACCACACCAGATCCTACTAAGTATTCTGTAAGTGACGTTAAGGGCGCGGCTTCTCAGGCTCTACATGAACTAGCAAGCGATTATAACTCTTATCGTAGAAATAAATATGATATTTTTGAAATTATGCAGGAATCTTATGATGAAGTTCTACCAAAGTACGTAGAAGACTTTATGGGTTCTTTTGCTGAAATTAAGACTGTGGCTAATGGCCAGAAGGCACAGTTCGTTCGTAAGCGTGGCAGACAGCGGGCTAAACAGTTTATTACCCAAGTCGGTCTAAGCGGCGCATATGAATCCTTCAGACTAGACAAGGATACTTTTGAAGTTGGCGGTAGTGCAATCGGCGGTGCTGCTTATATTGACTTTGAGCGCTATATTTGCGGTGACGAAGATATTTCTGAATCTGCTGAAATTCTACTAGAAGGTCTACAGGAAGCAATTATGGGTGAAATCCAGAAAGCTCTAATTGCATCTGTTAATGCAGAAGATCGTCCTACTAAGAATGTATATGTTGGCGCAGGCTTCGATGCAGATGCAATGCAAGAACTATGTGCAATTGCTCGTTCTTATGGCGGTGGTGCAACAATCTTTGCTACTCCAGAGTTCGTAGCAGCTATGGGCCCAGATGCAATTGGTCTACCAATCTTTAATGGCACTCCCGGTTATGCTGGTGCAACTCCAGTTTATAATCCAAGTGATATTGAGTCTATTGCAAGAACTGGCTATATTACTTCTTTCCGTGGTAATCCAATCGTTCAGATTCCACAGTCTTATACTGACGAAACTAATGAAGTAACTCAGATGAATCCTGCTCTAGCTTATATTTTCCCAACTGGCGGCGAAAAGGTTGTTAAGGTTGTATTTGAAGGCCCAACTCAGGTTGACGATTTCAAGGGTCGCGACCGCAATATGGAAATTGAAGCATATAAGAAGGTCGGTGTAGCTATTATAACAAACCATAACTGGTGTGCATATGAGAATACTACTCTTGCAGATACTACTAATTATCCAACTAAGTATCCAATTGGCGACTAATTGAGATAATTTAAATATAGATAAAAGTTACAATGGAAAAAGGGTGAGTGAGTTTAACTCACTTGCCTTTTTTTGAGTTAAAAGGAGGAATTTAATTATGGCAACAAGAATGGTAAATTTACAAAATATGGTTAATAAGACAATTGGTTTAAACAAACCAGAATATGGGATTAAAAGAAAGTGGACAAAAAAAGGACAGATTATTCCACTTCCCTTTGACACTGTTCAACAAATGATTTATGATGAGGGCTTTAGTAAGATGCTAGAACGTGGTTATCTTTATATTGATAGTATGCAGGATAAGATTGATCTTGGCCTTGAACCATATGGAGCGACCGAGCCAGAAAATATTATGGTTCTAACAGATGATAAGATTAAAGATATGTTAATTAAGTATCCAATTACCACCTTTAAGGGTGAATTAAAGAAATATAATGATGCTCAGATTAATGCTCTTGTTAATTATGCTATTGCGAACGAAGTTCTAGATGCTGAAAAATGCACTTTGTTAAAAGATATTACTGGAATTGATATTCTAAAAGCAGTAGCACTAAATAGAGATTTAGCGAAGGCAGATAGAAAAGATTGAGGTGATAATAAATGGTTGAATTAATGACTGTTTATGATGCTTTTCTAGCAAAAGTTAATGAGGATGATTGGGCGCATTGTTATAGTGAAGATGACTTAAAATGGTTCATTCAAGATTGGAGAAGTTTCTTAAATGCCTCCATAGTTTACTTTAAATTCCCGCGTTGCGGGCTTGATATAGATGAAGAGAAGCAATGTTTTAAAGATGAATCTTTTTCTAACGAAGAAGTTCAGGTATTAGCTACTTATATGAAATGGGAATGGTTGAAAAGAACAATTGATTCTTGGGAAAATATTAAAACACAATATGACGAATCTGATTTTTCCCAAGCTAAACTATTATCAACTTTTATTGAACTTAGAAAACAAGTTCAAACAGAAGCGGAAGAACTTCAAGCTATTTATTATCGTTCTGTTGCCAAGCGACCTTTTCATTATCGTAATCTTGCTGGAAAACATAACAGATGGCGGCGATAATATGGATAGTGTAAAGGAAGCTTATAAAGAAAAAATGAAAAAGCGGCTTTATGGTTTATTAAGAGAAAGAGAAAAAGATGGAGAATGGGAAAAATTTCTTGATACTATTTTAATTGAGCTTCTGGGGTATCAAGATGAGTCAAAGACTATCGAGTATTACACTCTTTTAAATAAACTTAATGCTTGTCGCTATCTTTCATTTAAATATTATAGAAAAACAATATTTGAATGTATGAATTTATTTGATAGAGTTGATGTGTGATGAGTTATTTTACAGAAGTCTACTTAAAGAGAATGAATATTGATGGACATAATCAACAGGAAAGAATTAAAACTCGAAAAGAAAAAGAGTTTGATGAGTTATTCTTAAAGAAGACGATGTACCAATCACAGATTTATCAAATAAATGAAGAGCCGGTACAATTAATTGGCTCATTATAGCCAAATAAATGGAATGAAAGTGAATTAATTTCTAATTTGTTGATTTCTACAAAGACTAAAAAATTGAATACTGGAGATATATTATGTATTTATTAGAAAATTAAAAAAGAAGAATTGAATAAAAAATGGTTAGTACTTTTTGTTGAGGATAATCTTTCAAATGGTTATTATACTTATAAGGTCGTTTGCTTAGATAGTGAAATAAATATTACAAATGAATATGGAGATACACAATTTGTAGTACCCGTTAAATTTGTTAATTCAACATCCCAACTTGTTGTTGATTATTTTAAATTTGGAACTAATGATTATAGAGAACCAAATAAGAGCGGAATCTTTATAACTAGAGATTTTGATTTTCTAAAAAAAGATGTATATTTTAATTATGAAAATAGAGGATGGGAGATTCAAGGTAAAGATAATGTTAGTATTAAAAATGTTTCTTATACTACTATATCTGAAAGATTAACCCATGCCGCGGAACCCACCTCTTCAAAGGATATTCCAGTAAGTGAAGAAGATAATTTCTTCTTAATAAATCGGTGAGGTGAATACAATGGATTCTAGTGTAAAATATGGATAGGAACATGGCAGAAACCTTATAAAGATTTGTAAGAAATTATTTAAAAATGAAAATCTTTGTAGGCTATTAGTAAATACAGATTTAGATCCGTTAAATAGAGATAAACACCCAGAATAGATAAACGGAATGGAGTTATTTCAAAAAAATATTAGAGTAGTTCCATTGTTAAAAGATGATGAGCAGACTACCGAAAGTAAAATAATTCTTTTTTATGATTCTGGAGATATTAATTCTTCTAATTCAGACAATGAGAATTTGTCTTTTATAATAAATGTTTACTGTCCTTTTAAAGAGTGGAGAATAACTGGTGATGATTTGCGGCCTTATGCTATTATGAGTGAAATAAGAAAATCTTTGCAAGATACTCGTATAAATGGTCTAGGAGAGATAAGATATGAGGGTTTTGAACTGTCTACTTTAACAGAAGAAATGAGTGCTCATACTATGAGGTTTTATATAAATGCTTTCTCATGATGAATAGAATTATGTTAAAGAGCAAACTTTTATTAATGCAGCATATAATTTTAGAAATATAGCTAAAATTTAGCCGCTAACAATAAAAGAAATTTTAACTCTGGGTAGATAGGAATACGAAAAAAGATTAGCTCTTTTATTATTGACCGAAGCAGATATTATTAAGATTATTAAAGAAAAGACAGGAAAACAACCAAATCCAGAAGAAATACCAAAGCCTCTAGAATATTTATTATAGAGTGCGCAATTAGATGACTCATTTTATTTAGAATTAAGAAATTGCTTTACTACTTTTATAGCGGAAGATATTTTATTGCTCCCAAAAATAAATTCTGTATTGATTGGTTCGCCAGAGGAAAAAAGATTAATTACTGATAGTAATTTTTCTGATTTTCAAGAAGTTCTTTGTATTCAAAATGCAAGACCAGTCAAAGAGCCTCCTCCAGAAAATGAATCTGAAATTGCTCGTAAGTTCAGATTAAAAAGAGAAATGAGAGATGCTGCTAAAAAGAAGCAATAGGAGAAAAAAGGTGAAATATAGACTTTTACTGAGTCTATGGAAATGGCAGAAGTCTTTGGGATAGATTATCTTAATTGTACTTTGTTTGCATTTTATAGATTAATAAAGCGGCATCAAGCAAAGGAAAAGTGGGATTAGGATATACAGATGATATGTGCAGGAGCGGATTCCAAAAAAATGAAAACAAAATATTGGGGTGAAAACCTCGAAAAAGATTAAAGGAGGTAAGATAAATGGCTGCTGAAAAAAATCTTTTTGAAAAGTATGGTATAAAGGAAGTCGCAGACGTTACTTTTTATCGTATTGACAGACGAAAAAAAACTTATGAGTCTCAGCGTAAAATTACTGCGGCTTCCATTCTAAAGGGCGCTGTTGAATTAAAAACAGTTTATCCAAATGATGGAACTGGTGTTGGCGCAGAGGAAGGATTTGAGGCTTATGTATTTGCTGATGCTGAGCTTCTAACTCATACTAACTATAAGTGTGATGATAGTACAGAAGAAAAAACAAAAACTGTTGTTTATAAGACATCTACTGATCCAGAGAATGCAAAATTAACAGTTGCCGCAATTGTTGAGAAAGCAAATGACACAACCATTGATAAGAATTCTATTACCAATGGAGAGGAACAAGTTTCTCCAGTTGCAAATCTTGGCGAAACAGAATGGACTTATACTGCAACAGTAAAATATACTGTAAACAAAGACGGTTCTCCTGCAAACTCTGGTACTCATGAATATTCTTATCCAGAGCAGGTTCTAATGCTATATGCAAAGAATCAGAATCTGCTAACTCGTGCCGGTGCTCGTTATCATTTCGATGGTGCAGATACTTATTTTGGTGACCTAGAGTTTAATGATAATTTCTTTGAAACTCCCGGCTCTGATTCTAAAATGGTTGTAGTTGGACTAGCCGGTAAGTTTACTGAAAATCTATATGATGCAGAAGACGTAATGACTGCTATTTCTTCTCTAACTGCTACTATTACCGCTAAGGCATATGATGTACAGTATTCTGATTATGCTGAATTAATTGTAGAAGATGAAATGGGTTATTTCAATCCAGCATATCTTGGCGGTTCTTATACTAAGGGCGCAGAAGGTTCTGGTGAAGTTGACTTCTTTACCGCAGATAATACTTATGCTACTTGGGCAGAAAAACTAAGTGGTGTGGACCAAGCAATTGCTAATTCTGAAATGTGGGGTAAAGCAGAACACGATAGTATTAATGACGCAATTGATGCTTTAAAACAGAAGAAACTTGTTATTGACAATGAAAGTGAGAATGGTCTAAAGGGTGTTCTAAAGATTCACGGCGGCTATAAGGTTAATGATAAGGATGGTACAAATGTCTCTCCCGCTGCCGGAACTGCGGATACAGAATATGATGAGAATAAATATAGTTATAGTGCAGGCGATAATGTAACAAGCAATTATTCTCTACAGAGCGTTCTTGATGCTCTTACTAAGCTAACTTATACTAACGAAGAAGTTATTGATGATCTAGCTGTTACTGCTAATGGAAAATCTTCCAATCGTGCAATTTATGTTCGTGTAGATGGCGAAATGGATATGGCTGCAGGTGCTTTCCTATACATTCTAACCAACAAGAACTCTAAGAAACTTTCCTCTGATAAGGATGGTATCTTCTACTTTGTAGACAAGAAGGGCAATACAGTTTATTATCAAGATAAGATTTTTGCTGGTGTAGAACATCTAGCGCTAGTAGTAATTGGTAAGAAAGGTCTAATTTTTGTAACTAATCGTTGTGGTTATCGCAAGACAGACTCAATTGGTTGGGTAGTAAGCCGCAAGGGATATCCTTCTGATGAACACTGTAAGAGAATTGTTGAAAATGGCTTAATTCATACTGTTCCAGTTACAGTTAATGATGAAACTTTTGAAGCAACTTGCACAGTTTCTAAACTAGCTATTCGTAAGATTAAGAAGAATGTTCTACATTATACACCTGTTCTATTCCTAGATACTCTAAAGGTTTCTACTATTGAACAGACCGCAGAGGAAGTATATGCAACTGGTGGTAAGGGTAACGCTAATCTAATTGGTTGGGATTATGGTAAGAATATTACTCTAACTCTACAAGATGCTCTTTATACTCCTGCTTCTATGAGTGCTATGCTAGGCAATGAAGGTACTAACTTCGTTAATGGTGTAAAGGATACTAAGCATATTGATAGAATGGAAAAAGTAATTGCTAAGCGTTCATTTATCGTACCGGCTGGTAATAGCAAGGGCCTACCCTCTGAAGGAGACATGACTGCACAGGCAGTATTTATTGATCCTTCTACCATGAAGCCATATCAAGATGGTACTCCAATTGCCGAGGGCGAACTATTCTTAAAGTGGACTCGTTCTATTGCTTATGAGAATAATAGTATTGGTAATACGATTGAAATTTCTGCTGAGAAGTTCCCCGGCACTTACAAAGTTGTTGGCGACACTTTTGCAAGAAGTAAAACAACTGGTGAGGATGAGAGATTTATGTTTATCATTCCACAAGCTAAAATGGGAAGCGAAGTTACCATTACACTAGAAGCAGAAGGAGATCCAACGGTCTTCGATATGTCATTAACAGTTCTTCGTCCAGACGATGGAATTATGATGAAGCTTGTTCAGTATGATGTAGTTGATAACACTGAAGAGAACGATGGTTCTACTATGGTTAAGGACACTGAAAACCTAAATCTACTTGACGATGCTGAAATGTTTAAGGTTAATGCAGATTCAGAGGACGATACGACTTATATCGGCGCAACTGAATATTGATGATATAATAGAAAAGAATTATTGGCTATTGAACTATTTAATTCAATAGCCATTTTTCTTAGTAATATGTGAGGTGAATGATTTTGGGTATTTTTGACCAATATGGCATTAAAGAAGTTGCTGACGTTACTATTTATAGTATTCATAAAAAGAAAGATGGTAGTGGAGATGTTTATTATGTTCCAGCATTATATTTAGATACATTAAAAATTTCTTCTACTGAAAAAACTGCTGAAAATGTTTGGGCACAAGGTGGTCTTGGAAATGCTCGTTTGATTTGCTGGGATTATGGTAAACAGATTAATGTTACTCTTGAAGATGCTCTTTGTACTCCCGCTTCTTTGGGCTTATGTTGGGGTGGCGTACTAAGTTCTGATTGGAAAGATGGTCATGTAAATCATGATATGGGAATTACTTTCAATGATAAACACCCTGTAGAAAGACTTTCAAGAATGGAGAAAGCATTTTATCCAAGAGGAGACAGAAAAAATATTAGTTATTTACTTCCTCATATGAAAGATGACAATCTTTTAAATGATGAAGGGAATGAAAAGACAATTCTTTCTAAATCCAGCATTGTCGATGGTACGGAAGTAAACGGTTTTGGGTATGTTAATAATAGAACATATAAATGGAGACTTGCAATTGAATCTAATATTAAATCTATTTCTCAGATTCCTAATAAATTTTTTGATATTTATGGTAAATCTTATAAAATTGCAGACAAGCAAACAATTACAGTTAAGTCTCCTTCTTCTTCAAAAGATGATTTTAAATATGAAATTTGTTATAAAATTAATCCAGCCGAAGGATTAACTTTAGAAAAGCCAAAAGCAGCAATTATTATTGATAAGAGCGATGCTGCGGCAGTGGTCACAAGTGATGACTATACTACATTAGAATCTCTAAAAACAGCTTCTTATTTAAAAATTAGAGTTACAAACGATGACAGATATTTAGCTTATCTTGGCAAAACTGCATTAATGGATACAAGTGCAGGAAAAGAAAACAAGTATATAAATGTAGAGCAATTCAAAGGCTTAGACATGTGGTTAAGATTTTCTAGTATTAATGAGCTAATTTATTTCATTCTAACTAAATATGAAAATGATATTCTTTATATTAAATCTGCGTCTTATAAACCAAAAGATAATGAATCTTCTGATAATCCCGGTGCTGAATGGTCTGTTTCTCTTGATGAATCAGAAGAAGCAAAGCAAAAGGAAGGAAAACTTTGGGCCTATGTAAATCCAAAAACAATGACTCCTTATGAAGATGATTATTGGTTCAATCAAGGTGAGCCATACTATATTAAATCTTTAACTATTGCGTCTGAAAAGAAGAAATTAAAGTCTCAAAGAATCACAGTTACAACAGGACAATTCCCCGGTATGTATATGATTGTAGGTGAAACATATATTAGAAGTCGTGATACTGGTGAAGATGAGAGGATGCAACTAAAATTCCCACTATGTAAAATTAAGTCTGATTAGACGCTAACGTTAGAAGCTGAGGGCGATCCAACTACATTCAATTTGGACGTAGAAGTTGCTAAGCCAACTAGTGGTGTAATGATGGAATTAACATCTTATGAAGTAGCAACGAAAATGGAATCTACACCGGAAGGTTATTATGTAGAAAAAGATGGCTCAACAGAAGTATTGAGTGAGTAAAAGGAGGGAGAAAAATGAATATTTTCGACCAATATGGTATAAAGGAAGTTGCTGATGTTACTTTATATTCTATTGAATTAGATGAAAATGACGATGAAGTATATGTTCCTGTATTATATTTTGATACTTTAAAGGTTTCTACTGTAGAACAAACTGCTGAACAGGTTGCCGCGAGAGGTGGATTAGGTAATCCAGAGTTGATAATTTGGGACTATGGTAAGGAAATTACTGTTACTCTTGAGGATGCTTTATATAGTCCAGCAAGTCAAGGTATGAATTGGGCAGGAAAGCATGGTAGTAAGCATATTAAATTATATGGTACATTAACCGATAAAAGAACTGGAGAGCCTACTGCCGCGACACTTGAAGTTGAAAGCTATAGAGGCTTTTCAAGACCAGCAAACACTTATTTTTGGGAAGGCGCAAATTATAAAATTGTGGGAAAGAATGGTAAAAGATGTCGTATTGAGAACAAAATGCTTGGATATAATATAGAAACAGAAGAATGGGGCATTGCAGCCGCAGGTAGCCAAACTGGTGCATTAACTCTTCAGAAGGAAGTTGCTGATACTAATTATAACTTCGTTTTAAGTGATGAGATGAATAAACAAATAATTCCACCAGAAGAGGCTATTTATCAAATTGATCATGCTCTAAATAATGTTTATTATTTAGATAGAATGGAAAAATGCAAAGCTAGTCAAACTTTTGTTATTAATACAAAATCTAATGATTTACATGCTAATTATCGTTATCTACAAAAATATTCACAATGCGAGTTATCTGTATTTATTGATCCAAAAACAATGCAGCCTTACGAACCAAATACAGATGAGTTTACTCGCCGTAATGGCTAGACTATTACCGGTGAATTAAGAGTAATTAAACAGCATGAAATTTATTATAAATGGACAAGATCAAGGGCAATTGAAAACACTTCTCTTGGTCATCAGATTATTGTTGATGCAGTTCATTTTCCCGGAACTTATAGACTTGTAGGAGAAACATTTTCCCGTAGTAGAAAAACTGGTAAAGATCATAGATATCAATTCGAAATTCCGCTATGTAAAATGGGCGCTGAAAATAATTTAACATTACAAGCAGATGGAGACCCCACCACATTTAACATGACGCTCAAAGTTCTTCGTAGAGAAGATGGTGTTATGATGAAACTAACTCAGTATAGCGTTGAGGAGGCTAAATATGATGGATATGTTAGCGGTAGTACTAATGTAACTCCTAAAGCTGAGGTGGTGACAGAAGACCCTACTATTGGGTCTGATTGACGATAAGATTACTTATCAAAAAGAGTATATAGAAGATTTGAAAAAATCAAGCATTAAGATAATCTCTCCTACTTCTGGTAGTTACTATGAAGTTGGAGAATATATTGAATCTGCTTTGGCCGCGAATGATGATAAAGGTAAATTAGTTGTAAGATAGAGTACTACAAATAATAAGCAATATAAATTAAGAAAATATACTAATGGGGTTATTTCAAATCCTGCTGAATATAAAGAAAATGGAAAGATTTATCAAGAGAATGGAACTACTACAATAAAAAATCTTCCAGATTCTCAATATAGTGTTGAATTAATAGAGAGGTGAGAAAATGAACCTGTTTCAAAAATATGGTATAAAAGAAGTTGCTGATGTCGTATTTTATAGTATTAACGAAATTGGCGATGAGGTATTTTATACTCCTGTTTTATATTTAGATACTTTAAAGGTATCTACAATTGAAAAGACCGCAGAAAAAGTTGATGCACGAGGCGGTTATGGTAATAAAAAACTTATTACTTGGAATTTTGGTAAAGATATAGTTTTAAATTTAGAAGATGCTTTATTTTCTCCTGCGAGTATGAGCATGATATGGGGAGGAATGTTGGAATCTAAATTGTCTGATTATACAAGTGCAATTGTTAAATGTAATTTGGCTAATAAATATGGTCTTTTGCATTATTCTATTAAAGCTTATCCTTCTCCTGCAATGACTGACGGAGAATGGGAAGTGGTATTTAAGGCGGCGGAATTAATCGAACTAGATTCTGGTAGTGGAAATAATAACAGTACAAAGTATACTTATCCTTCTGATTTAGTATCATAGGATAAAAAAAACATTGAAGAAAATAGAATTACTCTGGTAAAGAAGTATTTTAAACGCAAGCAAGAAATCTCCGATACCAATGGAGAATATAATGGTGGAATGCCAACGGAAGTTATTCAAAAGATTATGACACAAATTGATACTCTTGATAAAATTGGATATATTAAAACAGATATTCATGATTTGGAAGTTATTGACAGAATGGAAAAATGTATTGTAAAAGATAGAAATGGTTTAGCTATTAGTGCCCAAAAATAGAGAGAAAATCTATTTAGATATTATGCTGATGATAGAACTTCTTCTTATACTATTTTTTATGATGCAAAAACGATGTTACCTCTATTACCTGTGAATAATGGCTTTATAGGAACTGTAAAAGAAGATAAAATTATAGAAATTATGTTAAATAAAGTTTGGTATTTTTCAAATTTACCAACTCATGTTTTGAATAAAATTCCGCAAAGACTAAAAGGAGAAACTAATCAAGAATATCAAAACAGGCTTAATAATTTGGGATTAAATTTAAAAGATTTCTGGAAAGATTTTTGGGAGTTATAGCACTGTGAAGAATTAGACAAAAAAATTCGTCAAGAATTAAGCAATTATGATGATTATGAAATTCTTACCATGGAATCTATAAATAATGGTGGATAGGATATTGGCGTTAGATTTGATATTTTAAATTCAACTGATATTTCAAAAAACCAAATGACTATTCAACATATTAAGGTAAAAGTAAGAGTTTATGATAAACAAACTGATATTTTCAAGATTAAAATTGGAACAGTTTATTATAAATGGACTAGAACTGTTAAATACAAGGAAGATGAAGATGATGGTATTCTAGGTAAAACTCTAGTAATAGATGCAGATACTTTCCCAGATAATTATAAAATTGTTGGAGAAACCTATATTAGAGAACAAAAGACTGGAAAAGACCAGCGTTATCAATTTACAATATTTAAAGCAAATGTTTCTAGTGATACTAATGTCACACTTGAAGCAGAAGGTGATCCAACGACATTTTCTATGAGTATTGATGTATTAACTCCACCTAATGATATTATGATGGAATTTAGACAAATAGATGTAGAAGAGGATAAATATGAGGGCGGTACTAGAATTGTTCCGCAACATTCTAAATATACTTATACTCCTACAAATATTGAAATGCTTGAGTCTGTTAATGTTGATAATAGTGAAATTTATTAATAAGCTTAATAAGGTGGTCGTTCGCGGCCGCCTTATTTTATTATAGATTTTATTATATTTATTACTTTAATACTAGAATTTAAAGGAGGTGAGCAAGTGTTAGATTATCGTAATATTGGAGTAAAAGAATTGTATGATATGACTATTCGATTAAATAATCCAATTGATATTGCTGGGAAAAAATATGATATGAATGAAGCTATTCTAGTCTTTAAGACTGCTGAGCTTGCGTAGATTACTGAAAATAAAACCAATGTATCTGCGAAAGGCGGTTATCATAATCCGGCATTAGTTAATTGGGAAGTAGATAAAGAAATTAATTTTGGTATAACTCATGGTGTTTTGTCTCCTATTGGTTGGTCTATTTTAAGTAATTCAAATATTGAATCTTAGAAAAATAAATCAGTTAATTATTGTGAAAGTTTAAAAACAGTTGATGATGAAGATTATTGCTATATTGATTTAAAGTATTGCCCTAATCATTGCATTAATAAAATGGGCATTCAAGGTAATCCTTGTAATGAACCACTACCAATGGGGCGGCGACCAGAATTAATGTTAAAACCATTGCCGCCGAGCAAAGAAAAATATATTTTTTGCTACGATGGTGACACGGGATTAAGGATTCGTGAATTTGAAATTTATTAGAATAGAATTTTCTTTAGATAGAGTTATCATTCTGTAATGGTAGATTATACTTTTAATTATGATAGCGAAATAAAAACAATTCAAGTGGGAAATAGGTTATTTAATGGATTTTTAAGATTAGATGGAAAAATGAGTGTAAAAGATGAAAAAAGTGGAGAAGTCTCGACTGCAATATTGGAGATACCGAAAATTAAGTTATCGTCAAGTTTGTCGTTGCGGCTTGGTAAAAATTGTGACGAAGCTGTTGTTAGTGATTTTTATTTCACTGGCTATCCGGATGAGAATATTCGGAGAGAAAAGCAATAGGTTTGTTAGATAACTTTTTTGGACAAAGAATTGACAGGAGATTATATTTAAGCGGTATTTCAGAAATGGAATATCGCTTTATTTTATTTATGGAGGTGAAATAGATGAATTTACTTAGCTCTATTTGGAATAGAGATTTTGCTTTTTTTAATATAGCAGAAGGAAATTTTACGAAAGATCTTTTAAAAGAAAAAGTTGACGGAACTACTAGAACGGATGTATTAAATAATAAAATGTCTAATGTAGCTACAATTTTTAATTATCTTAAAAATCCAAATGAAGTAGTAAGTATATTAGATGATATACAAAAATTATTAAATCAAAAAATACTTTCGTCAATAAAATTTGAAAAAAAACTTAGTGGCCGGAAAGATTATGGTGAATTATCAATAAAAGAAAAAGTAGCTTATTGGACTGACTTATATCATAACAATATTTTAAATAAAACAAAAAATAATAATAATGATTTAGATAATAAAATGTTAATTTATTCAGTACTTTTATCGAAGGAATTTGCGGAAGAAGTAACAGATAAATATAATTATTCAATATTATCTAGACATGCGCTTTATAGTCCGGAAAATTTTTCAAATTAGACAGAATAGTAGATAGTATCAGATTTAAAGAAAGCTTTTACAGGAAAAAAAGCTAATAATATTGCTGATTCTATAATGGATGCTATATGGACTGGATTAAGTGATGATGATAAAGGAAATAAAAGGAATGAAATTATTTCTAATATTAAAAATAATGTTAGTAATTATAAAGGTAATGATTCGCAGTCTTTTAAAAGAATTATTAAAAAAGCTGTGGATAATGAGGTTATTAGATAGATTGAGCAGTTTGAAAAAAGTGGTAATTCTTCAATTACAAATTTTAAATTTGTATTTAAGTATAGAAAAAAAGACTTACTTATCTATAATTATAATAAAAATAATATAAGTCCATTAAGAGATAAATAGCTTGGAAGTAATTTAAAAGAACGACTTATTAACTATTTAGTGGAATTTTGTAAAACACATAACGGAAAACTTTCTTTAGGTTCTTATGGGACTATAGATATAGAAAATTTTTCAAATCGAAATGAAATAAATGAAAAGTATGTAAGAACAATTATTAAATTAGAAAAAATAGATGTGTCTAATTATGGAAATGAATTGTAGGGGTATTTAGTTGAATTAGTGAACGCTTTAAAGAAAGATACTATAATAACAGGAAAGATTAAAGATAAAATTGAATTAAGTAATGGAAAAAAGCTATCATTAGGACAAAGTTTTAGAGATACTAAACGAACAACAGAAGAAGGAATAACGTATGGATATAATATTAAACACTACATAAAAACAGGTGAATAGATTTTTTCTTTATACAAAGACAAAAAAGATGAATCTATTGGTTTATTCTCTTCTTATTTATACAGATATTTTGATAAAAAAACTGTTTTAATATTAAGATATATAGAAGCTAATTATAATTTTTTCTAGCAAATGGGATTAAATACTTATAATTTAAATGAAAATAGTTTTTCAGAAGGATTAAGAAATATTGCTATTTATAATTCAAGTTATTTTTTAAGAGCCGAATCTCCAATATTGATTGATAATAATTAGGATATAGGTAACGCTTTTTATATTATAAATAATATAGTTATTCCAACATCTGTTATATACACATTACTAGAAGAATAGATTTATAAAAATTTTAGTAAAAAAAATAAACAAGAACCTTTAATTCAAATAAACGGAAGTTTTTTTAAAGATAATATTAATTATAATTTAAAAAAGATTTAGTCTCAAAAAGAAGGTAATAAAGAATATGATATATATAGAAAAAGATATTTAGAAAATCCTACTGCAAATATTTTAAAAAAGAAAAATAATTCTCATAGAATAAAATTTAATGGATTAACAATTTCTTTAAAAGATTTATATAATCAACTTAAAGATTAAAGAGGTGAAATAAATGTCAAAAAATTATAAATCAACTATTTATTTAAAGACAGTTCTTGATGCAGAGGATACTTTAAAGCAAGCTAAAAAAATTCGAGAAGAATTGGGTAAAAAAGTAGTTGACAAAAATTCGTTAAGTGGTGTAGATAAACAGTTACTTCAAATTGAAGAAACTTTTAAAAAACTTCAGGCAGCAGAAAAAGCAGGTTTTTCAAATGATAATGATTTAAAACAATATATGACATCATTAAATAAAATGAATTTAATGATTCATCAATTAGTTGGTTCTTTATCTGACGTTGGAGATGTAAAGTTAGATTTTGATACTAAACGAGCTTAGGAACAAATTAAGCAATTAAAGAAAAAAGTTGAAGATATGGAAAAATCTATCAAATCTCAACTTACTAAAAATGCAAAAAATCTTGGACTTAGTGATATACAAGTAGATAAAATTTTCGGCGCTATTACAGGCGGCGATCAGAAGCAAGTAGAAAAAGTTTATAATAATATTAGAAATTCAGCAAATAAAGCAGTAAAGGCACAAGAAGAAGTAATTACCAAATTAAGAGAAACTGCATAGATTGAGGCCCAAGACAAGGCATTGAGTAAAAATACTTCTAGCGCATTAAAAACTGATAAAGGGAATACGTTAAGTAGAATTAGTGCCGCGGCATCATTTGTAGATAGACGAACTAAAGGCTTTAATGCTGAGCAGACTCATGTTATAGGAGAAAGGGGCGGCTTCACAAATAAAATTTCAACACAAGGCTATGATTTAATTGAGGAAACCTATCGAGAAATTATAACAGATGTTGAAAAATTAAAAGGATTAAAACCAGATCAAATTTTCCAAGAGATTAATAATGAACTAAAAACTAAATTTAATATCTAGCTAGAAGAAACGGATAAATTAATTGAGCAAATTGCATCTGATTTTTCCTCTTTAAATAATGTTACTATTCCAACTGATTCCAATATAAAAGGAATGGCTAGTGAACAGGCTAAACTTGGAAAACTAAAAGAATAGTAGTCTAATATAAAAGGTTCTCGTTCAAGTTGGTTAAGTTAGACTAGTAATTACTCTTAGTTACAAAAAGAATATTCAGATAGTACAAGTAAATATAGTGCAACAATTACTAATGCAACTAGTGATAATGAGACTCTTAAAAAAACTTTAGAAGAATTATTATTAAAATATGAAGAATTGAATAAAACATAGCACGATGCAGCAGATGGAGCATAGGAAGAAGCAGATAAATAGAAAGAATTAAATAATACTTTTGAAAATATTAAAGGATATATAGCTTCTTACTTGTCTCTTGGAGCAGCAGTTTCAAAAATTTCTTCTGAAATAAGAAAAACTTGGGAAGATACAAAGTAGCTAGATCAAGCTTTTGCGTCTATTGCGATGGTAACTGATTATTCTGTTCAAGGAATGTGGAATAGCTATGAACAATATAATGAAATGGCTAAAGAACTTGGTTAGACAACTTAGGATGTAATTAAATCTAGTGCATTATTCTATCAACAAGGTCTAGACACCGCAGAATCCTTAAAATTAACTGAGTCAACAATGAAACTTGCTACTCTAGCTGGTGCAGATTTTGAAACTGCAACAGAGCAGATGACCGCAGCTTTACGTGGCTTTCATATGGAAATGGATTAGGGTAGTCATATTACCGATGTATATAGTGAACTTGCAGCAAAAGCGGCGGCAGATGTAAATGGTATTGCTTATGCTATGAGTAAAACAGCGTCAATTGCTTCGAGTGCTGGTATGGCCTTTGAGACAACATCAGCATTCTTGACACAAATGATTAATTTTAGTCCCTTATAATAGTAATATTATATTGAACTGCGAATATGCGGGGAACTCCTAAGAGCCTTTAATACCAAATTATTATATAATGGCTTAACTAATTATTAAGGTATGGTAAAAAGTTAAAGGATTGGACAATCCGCAGGGAATAAACTTGATTTTTCTTATATTTTATGTATAAAAATGCTACCATTTATCTCGATAGAAAATATGAGAAATATTTAGAGTTTAGTGCCCTCAACGACTACCAAGCAGTATCCTATTGAGGATAATGGTATAGTCTACTCCGACTATTAAATTAGTGTTAAAGTATCTCGAAAGAGACGGTAGGTAGGTGAAACAACTTAGGAAGCGCCGGAAAATATTGGTACGGCAATGAAGACAATCATAGCTCGCTTTACCGAACTAAAAGAAAACGTGGCCGGAACAGTCGATTCAGAATTTGATGATTTAGATTACAACAAAGTAGATACTGCTCTAAAATCTGTTGGTATTTCAATTAAAGATGCTAGTGGATAGTTTAGAGATTTGGATGACGTATTTTTGGAATTAAGTTCTAAATGGAATACTTTAGATCGTAATTCATAGCGTTATATCGCAACTATAGCGGCTGGTTCCCGTTTGTATAATGCTAGCGGAGTGTGCAGCTAAACCACACAATTCTTTCAATTGCTGGGAAACCTTAAAGCTTTAATCGCTACAACAAAAAAAGAAATTTTAATTGTGAATGCTTGAAAAGATTAAAGATTTATGATATAATAATAATATTATAGAATAGGCAATCAGCAGCCAAGTGCCGTGGAGGTAAAGGTTCACAGACTAAAAGAGAATGCTTATAGTAAAAGATATAGTCGATCTTTTATTGAAAAATAAAAGGAGGTATTTATGAATAAAATAATAACAATTGAAGGAGAAAATACAAATTATTTAATTAGTGATGATGGAAGACTTTTTAATAAAAAAACTAATAAATTTTTGAAAGGATCTATCAATAGTACTGGGTATCGAGTTTATTAGCTTACAGTTAATGGGAAATATTATAATTTTCTGTGTCATAGGCTGGTTGCAGAATATTTTTTGCCAAATTAGGAAAATTATCCCGTTGTTCATCATATAGATGGGAATAAATTAAATAATAAAGTAGAAAATTTAAAATGGGTAAGTTTTTCTGATAATCTTCAGGAAAGCTATCTTATGGGAAGAAGAAATACTAAAAATCAAAGTTATATAACAGAAAATGAATTAAAAAATAAAGAATGGAGATAGATAGAAAATAGCCAGTATTATGTTTCAGAGCTTGGAGATGTATATAATTCTAATACAAGCAGAAAATTAAAACCAAAAAAAGATGGATATTTACGATATACATATTATCTTGATGGTAAATCTATTACTACTCCTGCACATATATTAGTTTATAAAGCTTTTGTATCTCCTATTATTAATTATGAGATAGACCATATTGATGGAGATAAATTTAATAATCATTATACTAATTTAAGAGATATTTCTCATTCTGAAAACATGATAAATGCAATGAGCAATGGGCACAAGAATGCAATAGCAGTTATATAGTTAGATGAGAAGCAAAACTTTGTTAATGAATTTCCTTCCATAAAGGCTGCAGCGAAATATATGGATTGTTAGCCTGCATTAATTAGTAGAGCATTAAAAAATAAAAATCAAGCAAGAGGTTATTATTGGATTCGTAAATAATTGGTGACTAGTAGCAGTCACGGTTCATCGCTTAATTTAAGGCGACAATTTTTGAATTGCTGGAAACTCCTATATGGACAATCAGCAGCGAAGGTCTTAAAAGACAACGTTCGACGGTCAAAACGAAAGTTTGTAGGAATATGCATTCCGAAGCGGAAATTTTAGTTAGTAATTAACTAATAAGATATGACCTTTTCTTATAGGTAACTATAAGTCTTAATGAGGAATGAATTAGCAATTTATTCTTAAAACAGAGTTAATGGAAAACTATGATAGAACTATGGAATTAGTAGAAACTGCATAGAATTCCGCAGGTAAATCAGACGAACAATTTGCAAAATATACAGATACATTAGAATATAAAGTTAAACAACTAAAGGGCTCTTGGGAAGAATTACGTCAAAGTTTTCTTAAAAGTGATTTTTTAAAAAATGCTGTAGATTGGATTAATAAATTAGTAGATAAATTAACAAATTTAAATTTAAAGGATTTTGCTTTATTAGGAACTTTAGGATTAACAGTAGGCAAAAGTTCTTTATAGAAAATGATTCAAACTTATCAAGATTCTTTTAATAAAATTGGAAAAGCAACTTCTAAATTAAAAGAAAGAATGTATGGTAAAAGCCAAGAAGTTAATAAAAAAAGTTAGGAGCAAAAGAATGCAGAAGAAGCCGCAAAAGTGTATATTGATGGCGGTGCATAGGTTGGATAGTCTGTAAAAAATGGTGCCGCTGAAGGTGGCGAAAAACTAAAAGAATCTGCTGTAGAAGCAGGAGATGATATTGAATCTTCTCTTGAAAGAGGGGCAGAAAAATTAGTTGAAAAAGCTAAAGAAGCCGCGATAATTATTGATAACAACAAGAGTGGAGATGCTGACGTTGAAGCATCCACGAAAGATGAAGAAGAAAAATAGCAAGATTAGAATGATGTTGTAGAAAACTTAAAAGAAGCAACAGAACAATAGAAATAGGCTGCTGAAACTTAGAGGTAGGCCGCAACAGAATAGAATAAAGCGGCAACTGAACAAAATCACGCATCTGATGATTAGAGTAATGCTGCAAACAAATAGGAACAAGCAGCGAATAAATAGGAGTAGGCTGCAGTGACCGAAGCTACTAATGCGGGAATTCCTGTAAGTGGAAATAGTGGAGAAGCATCTAGTGGTGGACTAAAAGGAAAACTTACAACTTTAAAAAGTACGTCTGTTGGAGCATCATTTGTAAATGGTTTATCTTAGTCTATAGGGCCGGCAGTAATTACTGCTTTTACTACGGCTTTATCCGGTGGAGATTTTGTTGATGTATTAAAAAATGCAGGAATTACAATCTTATCTATTGTTGTTCCAGAGATATTGTCAGCAATAGCACCAACTGTAATTGGTGCTATTAGCGGGCCAGCTGGGTGGGTTACACTCGCTATCGCCGCAATTGGAATTACTATTTATGCTTATGAAAAGAAAAGAAAATAGCAAATAAGAGAAACAGAAGAAGCTGAGTTAAAACGATTATCTAATATTGAAGATGCAAATAAAGCTTTAGAACAAAAATAGACTACTGCTGTAGATGATAACAAAAAAACTATAAAAGATTAGAAGAAACTACAGGAAGATATAAACACTTATAGTAGATTTCATAATAATGCTTTTCTGACTGATGAAAATTAGGAAAAATTAAATTCTGCCATAGAAGATTTAAATTCTAATTTTTCAACTGTTGTGAGCGCCTATGATGAGGCAACTCAAACTTTAGAAATAAATACAAATGCTATTGATAATTTATCTTTGGAATATCAGCAACAAAGAGAAGAAAACTTAAAAACTATCGCTGCGAGTGGACAACAATAGACAGAAAACTATACTTTTTAGATGAAAAAAGCTAATCAAATTCTTAATAATATGAAAAATCTAAGTGATTGGTATTATGGAGCAGGCCAAGATGGTATTAATTATACATCGGCAGATGATAAAGAAAGAGGAACGAATTTTTATGAAATTACACAGGGGTATGGATAGGGCTATAGTGATGTTGTTACTCAAATAATGTCAGCGGCACAAAATTTAAATGCAGAATAGGAACAAACAATTTTAGCGGAATTAAATAGTTCTTTAGATACAACTGTGGATTCTTTTGATGATTTAGCTCAAAAGCTAAAAGATGGAACTGTTGGAGTAGAGGAGTTTAGTTCTGCTGTAAAAAATATTAGTAATTTCTATAATAAAGATGAAATAGATAAAGCGTTTAGAAAAAATGCTTCGACTTACCTTCAAGGAATGTCAAATGAAACTCTTGAAATTGGTCAATAGTTAGCTGATGCTTTGGTTATAAATCTTGAAGATTAGAGTATAACAGTAGAAAAACAAAGAGAAAAAGATTCTCTAAAATCAAAAAACGAAATAATGGACTCTATAACTGTATTAACAGGAATAGAATTAGGAGATTTGTCCGCAGAAGGTCGTGAATTTGGTAAAAGAAAAAAATATTCAGAATTATCGGATGAAACAAAAGCAACATTAGAAGGTTATGGTATTGATGAGGCCGCATGGTCTGACGCTGGGAAACTAGGTAGTAATAGCGCATTTGAAGATATTTTAAGAGATCTTGAAGCTGCGGCGCAAATTGCAGAAAGTAATTCTCAATTATTTGAAAAATTAGGTAATAAAATTACTGATGAAAGAGTCGCCCCTATAATCTAGGAATATAGCCAATTATAGACAGATATGGGAACAATGACAGAAGAATAGTATCAGAGTAAATTAAATTCAATAATTTCTGATTTACAAGCAACTGGTATTGATGGCATACAAGAAATTACAGATGCATTAAAAGATTCGGAAAATAAGATGGATAATGCTTATACTCAACTTACTAAAAAAGCTGAGAGTGCACTTATTAAAGTTTTTCCAGATTCTTCTATTTTTGAAAATTGGAGCTTAAACGTAAAACAAGCAGTAGTTTCTCAATTAGAATCTATGAATTTATCAGATGCCGAGGTCCAAAAAGTAGCGGAAATATGGAAGACTACTTTAAGTAAATATAGTGGGCAAGTACAGGATAATGTTGCTAATGTTTTAAGTCAAATTGATTTGACAGAAGGTTTTTCTGCTTTATTTGCTAACCGGAAATAGTTTGTAGAACAACTAGAAGATGCTGGATTAAGTACAGAAGAGGCAGCAAAAATCTATGCAGATTATATAGCACAAGGAACAAATGCTATAGTAAACGTATTAACTAATACCGCGGCCCTAAAAACAGCATTTGATTCATTTACTGAAGGAATTAGTTCTTCAATTGAATCAAATAAAGATATATTAGAGTCATATGTGAAATGGACTTCTGGAGAAGGCACTTATGAAGATTTAACAAATTTATTTAAAACTGGAGCAGAAAAATTTACTGTTGATAAAAAAACAGGAAATGTTAAATTTGATGTTGAAGAAATAGCTAGTGGATTAGTTGATGAATTAACTGGCTCGGCAAAAGCGCATATAGATGAAATAACTAAATCTGCAAGTTATTTAAATGTATTATAGAATAGTAGTCGTAATTAGTACTAGGAATTATTAAAAGAATATCAAAAAGGTGGATATTCAGACTATGCTAGCTTTGCTAATGATTTTGGAATTAAAATGCAAAGTCTAGGATTAGATCAAGGCTTGATGTAGAGCATTACTGAGTCTGGTCAAAAAACTGTAGAAGAATATGAATAGTCAATGGAAGAAGTTGTGGCTGCACTTCCAAAAGAAATTGAAAAAAGCGCTGCGGAAATTCAACAAGCACTAAAAGATTAGTATTCTAGTGTAGAAGATAAAGAAGAAGAACTTGAAGATGCAAAACGTAAAAAAGCCAAAGCAGAGAGAGATTATTAGAAAGCGTTAAGAGACGAAAAGAAGGCTCATGATGATTTAGCAGATGCCATTGATGAAGAAGCCGATGCATATAAAGCTTTACAAGAATCATATTATGGAACAGAATTTTATGATTCTAACTTAGATGATTTATATAATTATGAGTAGCGCCTTACAAGCATTAATAAAAAGCTTGAAAAATTTTCTAGCTTACTAGAAGATACTTCTGATATATCATCTGCTACGAAAGCTTGGAATGGATATGCGAATGCAATTCATGAACAATTGGCAACAACAGAAGCAAAAACTCAATTAAATCAAAATTTAGCTGATGAGGGTAAAAACTTCTTAATGCAGAAATATAGTCAATATTTTAGTATTGATGATTATGGAAAATTAATGCCAGATATTTCTTTATTAGAAGATTCTAAAATCCCGGATGCTGAAAAAGATTTTATTGGAGAAATGATTTAGAAAGTTAATGAATATACTGATGCAGTAGCAGATGGTGAAAAAGAAGCTTATAATATTAGAAAAGAATATTAGGATAAATTAAAAGATTTATATAAAAATTATGTTTCTCTTGAAGATAATATTGCAGATGTATTAAAAAAACAGGCAGAAGAAGAAGTAGATACTCAAAAAAATAAATATAGCTAGTTAAAAGAAGCAGATGATGACTATTTAGATGCTTTACAAGATGCTATAGATAAACAAAGAAAATTAAGAGATGCAGAAAATTAGTATGAAGATTTAGCTTAGAAATAGAAAAAATTGTCTTTGATGCAAAGAGACACTTCTGGAGCCAATAGAAAAGAAGCATTATCATTAGAAGAGGAAATTAAAGACGATCAACAAAATTTATTAGATCAAGAAGTAGATAATATAATTGATAATATGAAATCTTTACAAGAAACATAGCAAGAACTAAGAGATACCGAAATTGAATTAAAAGAAGCCGTTATTGAAGAAACTAATTGGAGCAAAGAAGCTAATGCAATTCTAAAAACATTTACAACAGCAGAAGATTATGTAGGCTGGATGGCTACTAATGATGTAGATTTCTAGAATATGTCCGTTGATAAACAAGCTGTTTAGATGGATGAATGGGCTGAGCAAGGGAATCAAATAGTTAATTATTTGGCCACATAGTCTGAAAATATTCAAACTGCCACATAGACTACCGCTGACGAAATTTTAAACATTATTAATACTACTTCTGAGGGCGCGACTGGCTCAATAGAAAGAGATAGTGAAAAAGTTTAGACTGAAATAGCAGAAGCATAGAAAGAAGCTGAGCAAGCGTATGAAGATGCAAAAGAGGCTGTGATTGACGCGAAAGATGCAGTAATAGATGCAAAAGATAATGTAGCAGATGCTAAAAATAATATTAAAGATGCTGATTAGGCTGTTATTACAGCTACAGCAAATTTAGATTTAGCAAAATTGGCATTAAAATATCTATCTGATTAGGCAGGAACCAGTGCAGAAGATTTGATAAATTATGGAGATGAATTGCTTAATAAAGCTAAAACAGTTAAAAGTACTGGTAATGACGTTAATTATTATTAGAAAGGACAAATAAAAGCTAATCAAACGTAGGCTGAGACAAGGCGGGTAGCAGATACAGGAAAAACTAAACATACAACAGCAACTCAATTATTAAAAAATTTAACAGAAGAAAAAGTTGGCAAATAGGCTATATTAGAGTTCTCTTCTGATGACACCTTACGTCCAATAGATGAAAATATCGCAAAAAAAATGTAGCAATAGGGAACAGATGGAGGAAGAAATGCTTATTCAAAAACATCAGACTTTCTTCTCAAAGATGAAAATGGAAAATACTATATAACTTCAAATGAGCGAACCGCAGAAATTTGGGGAACGCAAGGTTTTGAAAGATATAGATTTGTTGATACTGGAGGAGGTAGTTTTAAACATAAACAATGGGTTAAATTTGCTACTGGCGGACTCGTCGATTATACTGGCCCTGCATGGGTAGATGGAACAAAAACAAGACCAGAAGCATTTCTATCTGCAACAGACACCGAAAATATTCGCCAAATGATGGATATAATGAATATTTTACTCTCTAACTTTTCTACTCCATCAAAATCTACTTATGAATCTTCGTCTAATATTGTTTCTCCAAATATCGAAGTAACCGTAAATGTAGATTCAATTTCAAGTGATTATGATGTAGACCAAGCAACAGAAAGAGTTAAACAAAATATTCTTGACGCATATAATAAAACTGGTAATTCAGTTATTCTAAGAAAATAAAACATTATAACTTTTTAAGTCATTAAGTACCTATTTTATAGGAGTTTTAAGACTTTGAGTTAAAACGAAAAGGAAGAGTTTAAAACCTCTTCCTTTTTACTTTATATAAAGGAGCGTGATAAAATGGATTATACTGATTTTAGGTTTGGAAATTACTATACTAAAGACCTTCATTTAGTTGTTGTAAGTTCTAGTGATAGATATACTAAAAATCTTTTACCAGAACCTACCGATTATACAGAAGAAGTTCCCGGTGGCGATGGAACATATTATTTTGGTCAACTTTATAAAGATCGAGAAATAGATTGTAATGTGGCTTTTGATTCAATTAGTGAAAAAGATTTTAGAAAAATTAGTCAAATCTTTTCTACTGATAAGCCGCAAGATTTAGTATTTGATGAATTACCATATAAAACATATAAAGCAAAATTGAAATCTAAACCAGAATTTAATTATATTTGTTTTAGAGACAAAGATACAGGAGAAAGAGTTTATAAAGGAGAAGGAACACTTAATTTTATTTGTTATTTTCCTTATGCTTATTGTTTTAATAAGTATATTGTTAGGGCAGCGGATTATTATTTAAAAACTCCACCAGAAAAAGTAATAAAGGAATCAGCCATTTTTGAAAATCCATATGAAAAGAAAAAACAAATTATTTATAATAAATATACCAAAGATTATTATAATGTTGAAAATAATATGGGAACACCTTGGAAAGGTGGCTATCCAACAATTCAGCAAGTTCAAGCAGGAGAACTGTATTTTAATACTCCTGATGGTGAAAAAAGTATTATAGATGTTAGAAGATATTGGGATAATATTCCTTTATGGCAAAATACAGCAAAACTTTTAACTACTCCAACTCTAGACTACGACCAAGAGTTAATTTATATGCCGCAATACAGTAAACTTGATTATTATAATATGGATACTGGTTTTAACCAATCAAATGCCTTAATTGGCAGTAGACTTTTAGTTTACAATCCCGGTGATTTACCTGTTGATTTTGAAATTAAATTGGATAATAATGAAAGAACATTTTGGATGTCTCGTGGTAATCACTTCCAAGTTAGACGTTTTAATGTTCAAAGACTAACAATACCAGAAGCAGTAGATTGGACTGGTCTAAAAACTTGTGAAACCAAAGAAAATAAAGATTTTAAATATGGTAAAAGATACTTTAAAAAATTAAAATTAGAATTAAATGAAAATGATGGCTCATATACTTATAAATATATTCCTATTGAAAATCATCACCCCAAACATGCTTATATCGTAGAGCCTATTCCTAAAGAAAAATTAGGACATTTTATTAAATTATTTTATTGGCAGTCTTCTCTTTTAACAGATGATAATGGTGCGCCAATGCTTGATTTTGAAGATGGAATAAAATTAGCTGATAGATATGATGAACTTTATAGTTTATGCATAACTGATGAAGAAAAAAATGAATTATATTGGAAAACACTAAAAGAGGCTATTCTTAATCAGTATGGAAAATTAAAAGTTTTTAAAGATAATGCTGACTATACTCTCGATGATTTTATTTATGATTATATTCATAATCCACCAGAATATATTCGTAAAAATAAAGATTTGTATTATGGTCAATTTGATTTTAATTTAAATATAATGCCACAATATCTAACAGAAGATTATTTTGAAATTTCGACTGATAATATAACAAAACCGACTCTATATCTTGACACAGACAAAAGAATGTTGTATAATGTAAATAATCCAGAGTTTAATATCTCTAAAAAGGAAACATTATCTAATTTTTATAATTATAAACCAACAAAGAATATTTACAATGAAAATATTAAACAAGGACATTGGTTTAAGATACCACCCGGTTGGTCTATGATTGAGGTAACTCCTGTTTGTGATGAAGATAATTGGGGAGGAAAACGCTGGTTAGACGCTCGTCCTTTTGATTGGGGCTATGGTGGTGAAAAAGGCAAACAAAAAAATATTCAAAGTGTTTTCAATAAAGTTTATGAAATGGCGGCGAAAAGTTATTTAATTTAGATTAGAAAATTAGACGAATCAGATACAACGACTGACTATATTGAACTACTTAATTTTCGCCATATTTTTGACTCTCAGATTTCTGCGGCTGAAGGTAATGATAATTTTGCTTTTGAACTTTATAAAACTAGAGAACAAAATCTTGAATACGGATTGCTAAAAACTATTCATGCTTTTTGGAGAGCCGCGGCAAAAGTTGAAACATGGAATAAAATGGGGTGTACAGGTAAAATCGAAGAATGGTGGTGGTATGCTTGTAACTATTTATGGGAACATTTTCCGCCATTATATTGGGGCTACGCTGATATACTTAATAAAGCCTAGATTAAATATACACCATTGTTCTATTAAGAGAGGTGATAAAAGGAAATGAGTATTCTTAAAAAAGAATATGAATTAAGTGTGTGGACGGAAGAACTTGATTCTTCTGAAAAGCAGATTGAGAAAAAAGGAATGATTATTGGCGCGAATGATATGACCTATGAGGGCCGCGCGACTGGGATAAAATTAAAAAGAGAAATTAAAGGTACAAATACATTGACATTTCAAATGCCTTCTAAATTCTATGATAACGAAAAAGGAGAATTTGTTCATAATGAATTTGTTGACTATCTTCTAAATGAAACTAAGTTAAAATTAAAATATCGTGAAGAATGGTATGAATTTTATATTAAAAAGATTACGGAAGAAAAGAAATATAAAGCTATTATGTATAACTATGAGTGTGAAGATAGCTTTATTAATGAACTTTCCAGAACAGGCTATGAAATAGAATTTGCTGATGAGTTAAATAATAGTGTTGCAGAAGTGGGAGATTTTATGGAGGAAATCTTAGATGATAGTGTCTGGGATTATACTCCAGAACATAATATTGGCGATTTTACAGAATTTAAAGAACAACGATTTTATAGAATTCCTCTTGAACAATTTGGCGGAAAAATTATTGGTTATCCTATTGATTTAAAAGTAGATTATACTCTTTTATTAGATGACAATGGGCGACCGAAGGATTATTTAAAAAAGATATTAGATAAAGAAGAATTAGAATGGGAAAAAATTTCCAACAAGAAAGATTTTGTTGAAAAACTTTTAACTATTGAAAATATTTATACTAATGAAAAAAGAATAATTGAGTTAGGGGACGATTTAGCAAGAGAACGCCAATTATTTTGGGATAATTACTATAAAGATAATGGTAAAAAACTCTTAGACTCAAAAAAAATGGTTAGTTTAGAAGGCGATTATATTTATGTTCCTATAACAGACTTATCTATGATTCTAGGAACTGTCTATGAGGATTCATATAAAGCAGTTGAAGAGCCGGCGCTATATGGATATTATGGCGGCGTAGATAGGGGATATGCTTTACAACCTATATCTGAAAATCCTAGCGGTTTTATTCAATTTATCTTTTTAAAAGAAGGCGATAAATATAATATTGACGAAGGTGGAGTTCTTGCAAATAATGAATACCATTATATAATTCCTATTGAAGAATGGAATAATTTATTAAAAGAAAATTTATCTAAAAAAGATTATTCTAAAAAAGGATATTTATATTGGAAGCAATCTTTATCATCTGCATTAAAAAAATCTGGAAAATATAATATAAAAGAAGATAGTGATAATAAAATTGCTTATACTTACGGCGCAATACCTTCCTCTTCAACAATTGATAATTTTAATTGGTATCCAGTTTATTATGATGGCTATTTAGACGCTATAAAAGATTTAGAAGTTACTTAGGCTAGAAAAATTTCTGTAACAGATAGAACAGAATATAATAAAAATGCAGATATGTTTGTAACAGTTTACAATAACAAAGCTAACGAATATTGCACAGATGAAGATTTGTATTCAGAAGTAGAACTCACAAAGAAAATTAAAAATGGAGAAGATTATCGAGTATGTTCAAAAACTGATACTCGTCAGATTTTACCTACCTTATCAAGAAATCTAGTCGAAAATGGTACTAAAATTACAAGTACAAATGGTTGGGAAACTAAAGTTTAGAATAAAAACAATGATAAAGATACTGGTACTGGTTCAGCATCAACTTTATTAACTGTTTCTGTAAAATCAACTATTTAGAAAACTACTTCTTTAACAGAAACGAAAGAAGTTTTAATAGACAATTATGATTTAGATGGAAATATAGACGATGAATCTATAAGTGATTATTACTTAGAATTACTAAGTCCTTGTATAAATAAAACTATAGATTTCTCTAAAGAAGGAACTACTTCTACAGATTATGCTTTAAATTTTGGTATTATTAGCCAAGAAAAAAAGATAGAAAAAGATAAAATTTATGCAATTAGAATTAAAACTGGAGATATTAAGATTACAGGAGCAACTATATCTTATAGAAATTTAGATAAGATAGACAATTTAGCCACTGAGCAAGAAGCGAATACTGCAGCGAAAGAATATAAGTAGATGATGTACGATTATAAAAAACTTTTTGATTGCTTTTCAGAAGAAAACGCTCAGAAATGTTCTGAAAAATTAAAGACTATTGGAATTAATTTAAGTGCAAGCGGTCAAAATGAGATAACTCTATTTTATGAAATAATTAAGCGCTATCCTTCAAGTGGAGACACTGTTCGCGGCGAAAAAATTAAGGCAATAGATTCTTTAATAAATGGCATTCTATTTGGCGGCGAAAATGTAATGATATGGACTAAAAATAATTTAGTTGTTAATAATGAAGAGCAAGTTAATTTTGAGAAATGGAATAACGGGAAACTAGCAGGATTAATATCTATTTATGATAAAAATAATAAAATAAAAAACTATTAGAAAATTTCGTCTATAGCTATTAAGCCAACAAAAAATGACAATGGAGAATACTCCTATACATATAGCGATGTAAAATTCTTAAAATTCTATCTTTATTGGCATTTAAATTCTTATCAACTTTCAGATAACTTTGTTTCTAGTTATTAGGCAGATACTACAGAACAACTTACTAATTCAATTATATTGTCTTGGATAGATAAATATATTGTTTATGATAAAGAGTTTAATCAAAAAATTAACGATGACTTAGATAAAATAGTAATTGGCGCTGGTGCGATTGATTTAAATGGCAACTACTCAATTTAGGGCATCGATGATGAGAATAAAAATTATATAAGTTTCTCAAGACTGTTTAATTCTCAACCGTCTTTATGTTTTGTTCCTAGAAAAGATAAATAGTTTAATGCTGCGGCATTAAAGGAAAAATGGTATCATAATTTAAGCAAAGCGGCAGATAATAATAAGAAATGGTCTTGGAATAATACAAAAAGTGGAGACTATTCTATAGAAGATGATGCTTTTCTATTGTTTAAAGCAAACAGAACAATTGAGAATCCTTATATAGCAATAAAAACTGAATCCGGCCCATTAGAAATTATTTTTAACAGTATTCAAGTAGAAAAATATGAAGAATCTGTAAATAACGGAGTTGTTTTTAATGTTTGTGATACCTTAGAGACTAATAAAAATCCCTATTATTATGATGATATTCCAATAAAACTAATTCCTGTTACAACCTCTACTTGCGACGAAGAATTTTTAAATTTAATTGGATATGACAAAAAAACAGGAGATTTTGATATCAACTGTGGTGATAATTTAGTTTGGAAGGATTCTTATCTAACAAGTAAATATAATAATTGGACGGATACTACAGACGCAAATGATCCTGCTTGTTGTGGAGTATTTTTAAAAAATAGCAACGAAGATAAAACTATTCCTTATCTATATTTTCAAAATAATGTTTTTTGCGGCATAGTTTACTTAGATAAGAGATAAAAGGAGGTGGAATAATGTCTTTAGGTTATATAGATTTATACAATGATGACATAAGGAATTATCAATCTGGTATTCAAGGATTGTATACTAGCGGTGCTATTCCGACAGGTTACGTTGGAATAGGATATTATGGCGCGGCAGGAAATGAGACTATAAGAGTTGGTTATAATAATGAAAAATCAGTTCTTGAACAAAACTAGTGTATCGTTTTTGCAACAAAAGGAGCGACAAAAACAATACACGGTTTTTATAAAAGAAAAGATTTACTGCTCCTGAAAAGAGAAGCAACTTATTTCCATACTTTAGAAATTAATCCACCTGCTGGATGGTCTAATAATCGTTTCCAAGCTTCTGCTCCTCAGATAATATGCTAGGCCGCGAGAAAATTCTTTGATTAGGATAGTTTTAATTCATTTATAACAACAAATTCTAGTTATACTTTTTGGTGTATTTATAGAGTCCCAACTAGAGAATCTCAATATTCATCTAGGGTTGGAATTGCATATTGTCATGATTTGGGACAGCTAAAAAGATTAAATAAATTAAAAACACTTGAAAATAGTAAAAGTCAACAAATAGATTCTAACATATCTATTAGTAAGCAGCTTTATGTAAGTGAGATAGGTAAAAAAGATTATAGTGAACCAGAAGGATTCTTTTTAAATGCAGGTTATTATAAAAGAAATGAAGATGGAAAAACTGTTTCAGTATATGAAGCTTCCAATTCTTTTATAGGCGTAAATAACAATGTTAAGAATTATGCAAGAGTAACTTTATCATCAATAACATCTGATACCGCTTCCTTAGTTGGATATTATAGTATTTATGTATTAACCAGTGATGGCGGCATAAATTCAGATGATGCTCAACACTACAAAGTTTATAAATCGGGTAGTAGTAGTAGTATTGGTGGAGATATCAGCGGCAGTTTGACTGGTGGAACAATGTCTGATTATCAAGTTCCTATTTCACCATTAGAAGTAGATTGGAGTGCCTCGGCTGTATCTATAAGTAAGAACTATATTTAGGATTTTAGTAATTGGAAAGTTAATTTAATTCCACCTAAAAATGAAAGTAAGGATAATCATAAAGTTAAAAATTATTTAACACTAAATATGAAGAATAAAGATAGCTATGGCGGCGCTAAAAATTTAGAAGTTGTTAAACCAATGATAAGAACAAAAACTTTTGAAATTGATTTAGATAGATTAGTAGAATAGTTAGATAAAGCAATAAGCATTTCTGAAAGTTTTGTTAGCGGTGGTTTTGATGACCAAAGATAGATATTATTATCTCTTGTAAGAATTTATGATAAAAATAAAAAAAGAGTAACTCTATCAGAATATTTTTCACTTGATAAGAATAAAAGAAAAAATTATAATTTTATCTATTATACTTATGATAGCGATAGTGGCATTTATGAAGAGACAAATAAAATAAATTTTAATAATTTTATTGATGATAATGCCGCTATCTTAAAAAACATTTTAAATGAAAAATATAGTATTGATTTAACTGCTAAACAAGAACAAAAAGCATTGAATCTTTATAATTTAGAATTATTTGAAGCCTATACGAGAGGACATGACTTTATTCAAGAAAACTATACTACAGTTAGAGCAGAAGAAAGAGACCCATAGGATGATTCAGAAACTTCAAGGATTATGTCATATAAAGATAATTATTTTACTTATAAATATACTGGCCGCAATATAGATATTTTCTGCGGAGATAAAGAAAGTGCTGCGAAGCTTAATGTAGATGGAGATTATAACTTTGGAAATGAAATTTATTGTAATTTAATTCATTCCAGCGATTTATTACAAGAAAATGACGTAACACTTGGGGAAACCTATAGCGAATAGAAATATTTTGTTGAAGCTATTAAAGCACCTATTTGGACAAATGATTCTACAGACGAAATAAAGAAAAAATCTGGAAGATGGTAGTATAAAGATTCCTTTAAAATAAAAGACTATATTAATAAAGAGCAGGGCGGTTATGATGCAACTCTTTATACAGAAGATGATTTGGAAGTACTTACATCAACTATTGATTTATTACAATGTAAATATTACTGTCCAGAATTAGCAACTTATGAAAATAATTGGTGTGACTGTAAAGCTAGAACATTGAATGATGGTTCGCCGGCAGTTGAATGTGCTTATCAAAAGAATGGTTACTGTCCATATAGATTCCAAACTGAAAAGCATCCAAGAAGAATCAGAACTCTACAACAAGAAAAATCGAATAGATTTAATTTAATTCAAGAATTAAGCGAAGTTTTTAAAATCTATCCTTGCTTCTATATAGAACATGATGATAATGGAAAAATTATTTTAGATGAAAACGGATACATGAAAAAACATGTTTTCTTTATGACTGAAAAAGGAAAAACAAATAAACTAGGTTTTAGATATGAAAAGAATTTGTCTTCTATTAATAGAACATTAGATTCATCTTCTATTACAACTAAATTATATGTTGAAAATGTGGACTGTGAATCTTCAAGTACTGGTGTCTGCTCAATTCAAACAGCCATTGACAACATTGGAAAAAATTCATATATATTAGATTTCTCTTATTATGCAAAAATAGGTACTTTGGATAAAACCTAGTTACAAAGAGATATTTATGGTCTAAAAACAGGAGATTTTGCTTTCTTACCTAGAATTGGAGAATATAATAAACTATATGATAAATATTCTAATTTAATTATTACAATGACAGGAGAGACATTAACTGAATTAGAAGCACAAAATACTGTTTCTATTGAAGGGATAACGACAGCACTTGAAGAACGGAAGAAAATAGGTTAGACAATGTATTAGTATAAATCAACTTATACAAAAACAACATCTAATTCTAGCACGAAAATAACAACAAAAGTAAAATATACTACATCAGACACTTATAAAAATTACGTAACTAAATATAGAGAACAATCAACTATTCTATGGGGCTTAATAGAGCAACTATTCTTTACTGGAAATTATTTCTGCATTTCAGTAGGTAATCCAGCATTAGACGATCCAGAAAAAACAATTTATACCTTTTACAATTTAGACTATACTAAAGATTATTCCTTATAGAACGAAAAGATTCCGGGCTTAAAAGAAATGTATAACAAGTATAGGACTAAATATTGCAAAGGCGAATTATTCATGCGACTAATGATGGAAGGTTTTAATGATGAAGATTACAAACCACCTTTTACTCACTGGAATGATTTTAAAAAGGAAATAGTTGATACAAAAATTTATGAAATTAACGGTAGTCTAGGAAAATATAGAAAATTATATAATGAAGTTTTATATTGGAAAAGAGAAAGAGCAAAAGTTCTTAATAAAATAAATGATTTAAGTGAACAATTCTATAAAAAATATGAGCCTTATATTAAAGAAGGTACATTTACAGATAGTAATTACTTAGATGATAATGAATATTATTGGGCCGGCGTTCAAGTATTAGATGATTCCTGCGAACCACAAATATCATATTCTATTTCTGTAGTAGACCTAGAAGCTTTACCTGAGTATTCTGATGATTATAGTTTTGATCTAGCTGATACAACTTTTATTGAAGATATTGATTTCTTTGGAATTAATAAAAAAACTGGATTACCTAATAGAGAAAAAGTTATTGTTTCTGGAATCGAATATGACCTAGATATTCCAACTAATAATACAATTAATGTTCAAAATTATACATCAAAATTTGATGACCTATTTCAAACTATTAGTGCCTCTGTCCAATCATTGACTTTTAATGAAAATATCTACAAAAGAGCTTCTAATTTTTCAGCTAAGCAATATATAGAAACAGACACTCTACAGAATACTTTAGACATTGGAGATTTAACTTTACTTGATACTCCTAAAGATAATATAAAGTTAGATGAATCTGGAACAGAAGGAAATGATATAAATAACGCCGCAAGTCAGTATAAAATAACAGGAGAAGGAGTTTATTTTTCTAAGGATGGCGGCGAAACTTGGGATTATGGTGTAGGCCCAAATGGCATTAATCTCGATTATGCTAAGTTTGGCAATTTAGATGCGTCAAAAGTTTAGATAGTAGATGGAGATTATATATATTTCCTTTGGGATAAAGATGGAATTAATGCTTATAGAAGTCCGGCTACAAGCACTGATGGGTTGGTTGACTTTGCTAGATTTAATAGATATGGTCTAAGTTTAATTGAAAACAATAATATAAGACTTCGTGCGGGATATGAGTTTAAAAGCGGCGAAGATACAAACACGACAGGTAATTATAAAGAAGAATTATCTTTAACTAATTAGAATGTTGGTTTCTATTTGTATAATGATAGCGGAAAGCCTATTTTTAAAACAGAAACTCGTTCTAATTATAGTTAGGATAGTAAATCTGATTATACAGCAAGATTATCACTTACAGGTGAAATGTTCGTTACAAACAAAATTCTTGATGACGGAGCATTGGGGAGAACTTTCCAAGTTCACAATTCTTTAATTACTCTTTCACATAGAATGGCTTTTAAGACCACAAGTGTGTATGAATATGACTGGAATCAGTACACAAACATGATAGTTTCTATAAAAAATGAAATTACCAATGAATAGTCTGTGGCAGTAGATATTGCCGGAAATAGAACTTTTAAAATGACAATGCAAGAAATTACAGAGAATGGTAGTAAATATTATACTTATACTAGTAACTTAAATGATAATACTATTTATTATATTACGCCAACTATTAATTCTCAAAATCAAACTTGCACTTTAAATATTATTGAATTTAATTTTAATCTTTTAAATGTTTCTGATTCTGTTAATCTAGGAGATTTGACAGTTAATATGAAAGATTTTATAGAAAGTTTATTAAATGGCGATAATGTTATTAATATATTAAGCTCTAATTTTTCAAATAGTGCTGTTTTGAATAATAATTATTCAACCAATAATTTTATTGGAACTTATTCAATAAAAGAAAATAGCTATGGTAAGTCTTTAATTCCTGTTCAAAGCTATACTTTAGCATATGAAAATGAAAGTGAATCCATTACTATTAGTTCAAATAGTGATATTCAATACGTGAATATAAACTATATTGATTTACAAGGACAATCTGCTACAAAACTTTTATATGTATATCAAAATGGCAATGAATTAAGTTATTGGTGTAATAGAAATGTAGTAGATGATGTTTCTATAGGTTCAATAAATACTGATTTTTCTGCTTCTGAAATAGGAGTTTTCCTTAATAATAAAAAAGCTCTTGATTAGAATAATAAAGACTATAATGATAAAACGTCTACTCTATCTTAGAAATACACCTCAGAACTTTCAGATGAAGAATGGGCAGAACGCCAGACATCTATATTATCTGGTGCTGAAAGAACATTTATGATTGCCGCAGCTGGTGAAGAAGATTCATCATATAAATGTCATAATATTCTTAGTGTATTAAAAAATGGTGTATTATATATAGGTGGAGAAGTATCTGATTATTATGGTAGAGAATTAAATATTTCTGGAATGCAATATATGCCAGATGAAGTTAGAATTACTAATCCAAAAATTTTAATGTCAAATAACGGTCAAATATGGTGCGATTGGTCTGAATTTTATTATGCCGCGAAAGGTGAATCTGGAGAGTTGATTTGTACAAAAACATCATTAAAGTCTGTTATAGATAATATTATTGCGTGGAGTAATCAGATTGGAACATCTACTGGTTCAAGTACTACCACAACTGGAGACGTAGGAACTTCTGGCTACTATATTGATGAAGATGATGTAGATAGAATATAATAGAGGTGATAAAATTGGGATTAAAATATTTATTTCCTTTAGATGCTGACGTATATAATACCAATACTGGAGAAAAGATACATGGAGCAAAAACTTATTCAGGCCATGGAATAGGGAAGCTTGATCTTGGAGTTCCAGATGGTACTCCGGTTCGTGCAATGACAAATGGAATTGTTAAAAAAGCTGGTCATGATATTACAAATCCAAATTATACTAGTTGTGACATATTAGTTGAAGGAGATTATTGGAAGGGCAATCATGATGGTTTAGTAATCAGATATTATCATATAGATAAATTTCCTTTTTCAGTTGGCGATCATGTTAAACAAGGAGATATAATTGGGTATGTTGATGGCTCTTAGGCAGATGGAGCACATTTACATCTTGACTTCTGCTATATGAAAAACGGCACATATGGCAAAGATACATTATTAGAGGCAAGAGGCAATTAGGATACTTGGTCTGATGAGTAGAAAGCTGCGTTTAAAATTTGGTCTAATCAATTAGGCTCAAATTCTGTGGGCCGTTGTTGGGAAGTTATAGCTACACCAGCTACTTATTTAGAGCCAAGCGCTACTACTTCTGACTTGAAATATCCTAGTGGTTTGGAATCAATTGGTAGTACAATTGCTAATCAAATAATAGTTAATCTAAAAAAAGTATTACCAAATATTACAGATTATACCCCGATTGTTGCAGGAATTATGGGAAATTTATATACAGAATCTGGATTAAATCCAAGAGCAAAAAATTCACTGGGTTATTGTGGTCTATATCAAACAAACGATTAGGTTTTTATTTCCAAAATATTTAATAATACCGCGTATTCGACGGATGAACAGCTAGCTATTGCTACAATTGATTATCTTTTTGGAGAAGGAGAACTTAATTGTGTTAGTATTCCCAAATGGAAAAGTTTATATTTAGAATATGCTTAGAAAAAAGGTTTAGACAGTGGAAAAGGAGAAGCAATTTATTAGTGTGAATTATTCTAGGTAGTAGTAGAGAGAGGAGTAGGTAATTCGTCTTATCCGGGGCAGCCACTAGAAACTTCTGGTGCAATAGAGGCTTGTAAAAAAATGTATGGCGGTTCTAAAGTCTATACTTATCAAGGAATGAATAAAAGAAGAGATAGTGCTAAGAAATTCTTAAATGGAGGTTGGTAATATTGCTTTTAAAAAGAGAAAATGCTTTGGCATTAACATCTATTTTTGAAGTTTTAAATTCAAAAAAATTTAACGTAAGGACACAATATAAGTTTATAAAAATTAAAAAAGCAATAGAAGAAGAAAGAATTATATATCAAGAACAGATTAGTTTAAATTGTCAAGATTTTTTTGAAAAAGATGAAAATGGAAATATTAAAATAAACAATCAAGGCGGTTTTAAAATTAAAGAAGGTAAGATTAATGAATGTCAAGAAGTAATAAAACAAATAAATTAGTGCGAAGTACAAGTTCCAGATATATATCTTTCTTTAGACGAACTAGAAGAATTAAATTTAACTTTAGATTAGTTAGAGTTACTAGAACCTTTTATTAAAAATTAATAAAAATTAATAACAGTCCGAAATAGACTTTTGTTTAAAAAGTAGAAAATTTTCGGACTGTTTTCTTTTTATACGACAATTTTTACTAAGAAACCACTATTTATATGTTAGAAAAATAATTCGTGAGGTGATTTAATCATGGCATATAATTTTGGACAAAATTCAAGTCCACAAAATAATCAAACGATGCCGCCCTATCAATAGAATCAATAGATGGCGGTAATGCCTTTTCAAACACAAAATGTACAGCCTTTATTTCCTCAGCCACAAGGAAATGTTTACAATATAAATTCAACTCTTGAAGTTGCTAACGTTCCCACAGGAGCAGGAATTTCAGTAGCTTTATGTTTAAATGAAGGGTTTATGTATATAAAAACAATGTAGAATGGTAACCCAATGTTCTGGGCCTATAGAATACTTCCCTATGATGGAAGTAATTCAGAACCCATAAAAAAGCAAGAGCCGCAACAAAAACAAGTAGTTAATCAAGATGAATAGATATTAAAACATTTTGAAAACTATGACAATCGTTTCAATAAATTAGAGAATCAAGTGACTAATATAGAAGGTGTATTGGGAAAAATTCAAAAAGAAGGTGAATGGAAATTATGATGAACCCAATGGAAATGATTAGTTTACTAAAAGGAAGGAATCCAGAAGAACTAGTTATGTCAATGATAAAAAATAACAATATTAATGATCCAACTATTAATGAATTAATAGGCTATGCAAAAAATGGAGATAATGAAAATTTAACTAAACTCGCAGAATCAATATTTCAAAAGCAAGGCAAAGACTTTACGACTGAATATAATAATTTTATGGCTATGTTGAAATAATGATTCTCGATAAAATATATTAAACAATATTTGGGAGGAATCAAAATGGGAGAAAATGGACTAAGTGTTGCTGACGCTTTAGCGCTACAGAACAAAAATACTAGCAACGGTGCTACTGATGGTACTTTTGGTAGTAACGGTGCTTGGTGGATTGTCATCTTAATTCTCTTCTTTGCTTTTGCCGGTTGGGGCGGCAACAGAGGAGGATATGGTAACGGAAACGGTAACAACGACGGAGGTGTAAATACAGTGTTCATTCCTACAGGTGGTAATGGTCTATTTGGAGGCAATGAATATAACTACTGTTGCACTCCAGCTACACAACAGGGCGTAACTGATGCCTTTAATTTTAATCAGTTAGATAATGGTATTCGCGGTGTGCAGAATGGCCTTTGTGATGGTTTCTATTCTACAAGTCTTGGCATTTCTAATCTTGGTAATACTGTCGCTCAGACTGCTAATGCTAATGCTGTCGCTAATCTACAAGGCTTTAATGCAACTCAAAATGCTATTAGCCAGACTGGTAATACTATTCAGCAATCTCTATGCTCTGGCTTTAATGGCGTTCAGAGTGCAATTGCTCAGACTAACTACAATATGAAGGATTGTTGCTGTGAAACTCGTGAGAGTATTATGCAGTCTAACTTCAATAATCAGACTGGTTTTAATGCAATTCAGAATCAGATAGCTTCTTGCTGCTGCGATCTAGGTCGTGGACAAGAGAATCTAAAATATGCTCTTGCTCAGTCTACTTGTGATATAATTACAAATGCAGACAAGAATACTGATAGAATTATCAATTATCTAACTCAGAATGAACTTGATAATCTAAGAACAGAATTACAGTCTGCACAGCTACAACTTTCTCAGCTATCACAGACTAGCAATATTGTTAATCAGCTACAACCTACTCCAAAGCCAGCATACATTACTTGTTCACCGTATGCTTCCGCGGGAATTAATACTGTAAATGCTTATGGTTGCGGCTGTATGTAAGGAGGGGATAAACAATGAGTTGTCCTACTTCAAAATGCTTATGTGATAAACTTGTAATTTCGCAAGCAGTAAGTTTTGCAAATAATCAATTAATTATTAATATTCCAGCGGGCAGTTATGCTAATGGAGAAAAATACTGTATTGTTGTAGCACAAACAATTCCAGCAGCAACTACAATTACATCAAATGCTTATATAACAATTGGAGATGGAACTACATTATATCCATTAATAAATTGTAATTGCACCAATGTTAATGCTTGTCAGCTAAGTACAAGAAAGAGATATTCAGTAAGAGTTCATACTAATATTCAAAGCGGAGTATTCAAACTACTAGGCCCAGTTTCTTGTTGTCAATGTAAAAACAATACAGCAACTGCGTTACCAGTTGAAGTAACTACTACAACTCCTTGAAGGGAAGAGGTGATAAAAGATGCACAAACTTTTAGAAAGAGTAGAGAAAGAATTAGAAAATATAGCAGATAAGGGACTAAGTTCTTCTAATCTTGAAACTACTTATAAACTAATTGATATTTATAAAGATATTAAAGAAAGTAAGTATTACGATGAATAGTGCGGCGAATATGGCGCTGGAAGAATGAGAGATAGTCGTGGTAGATATATGGGAGATAGAGATAGGGATCGCCGATATGATAGAGATTATCATGACTATGATGATAAGTGGAGTGATGATCGGTACGGCACTTATCCTATGAATATTCGCATTAATCGCTATTTTGATAAGATAAGAGATGGTATGGACACCTATGATTACGACCATGAACGTTACAGAAAGGGAGACAATCCAGATAGACTTGTTGAAGGAATGGAAATGATTATGGGCGCTATCTGTAATTTTGTAGAAGAACTATCCGATTATGCAGAAACATCTCAGGAAAAAGAAGTTATTAGAAAACATTTAAATAAGATGAAAAATATTTAAGATGTTTAAATATTATAATGCAAATCCATTAGGCCGCAATGTTTCAGACTGTGCAGTAAGGGCAATTTCATTAGCCACGAATCGCTCTTGGGATGAAACATATTGTGAACTTTCTGAGTTTGCAAGAAGAGAAGGAATTACTTTTTCCGAGATTGAGTTTTTAAATAATTATTTATTAGATAATTTTGAACGATTCTATTTAAATAGAAGAAAAATTCATACGATAAAGGACTTTTAGAACCTAAAACTAAAAGGAACTTATTTAATTACAATGCCAGAACATATTACTTGCGTTATTGATTCAATATTATACGATACTTTTGATTGCTCAGATTAGAACTTCTGGTGCGTTTATAAGGTATAAAAAGAAAGGAGAGTAGAATTTAACTACTCTCCTTTTTTAGAACTTGATTATTTTATTTCTATCATGATCATTTGCGGCCCATGCTCCAATTAATACTGCATCTGCTTCATCTTGCGTTACCTAAATATCATAAAGTTTTTTTACTTTTAACTAAGCATTCTTTTTTTTATCTTGCCTCTTTTTCCCTTTTATATCCGAGAATGTTCTCCATGTTGAAGGAGAAACTACTTTGTAAGGTATACCAGATTCATAACAATAATTTTTTAAAACACCTTGTAAATGAGCGAGTTTTTTATAAGTAACTACCGCTTCTTGTTCCCCAAACTTTTGTAATTGAATATCTTCAAGAATTACTTCATCTGGTTTCCATTTTTGAATCATAGAAGCAAACCAACCTTTTGTTAAAGAAATTCTTTCTGTTGAATGAGTTCCATCTGATGTCCATTTTCCATATTTAACGAGTTCTTTATCATCAAAAACAGACCAGCCACTTGTAATACTCGCCTAATCAAATGCTAATACTCGATAACCATTCTTTTTTACAGGCTTAGTATCAACATTAGCATATTTATTATTTTCACATATTGGACAGCTTTTATGTCTTCGCCACTATTCAAGTGAAAAAACATTTAAATGGCCATTCGGACAAATTAGTTCTAAGTCTGTTTTTAAATTAACATACTCTTTAGACTATAAAATCCATCCCTCTAGTTGAATTTCTTTTTGAATATCTTCATATTTTAAACGAGCCATTTAATCAACTCTTATCTGTAGAGCCGTAGCCGCCCTCTCCTCGATCTGAATCAGCAAGCTTATCTACTACTGTAAATTCCATCATAGGAGTAGGAGCAATTAGAATTTGAGCAATCTTAAAGCCCTTAGTAATATTAATCGGTTCTGTTCCAATGTTATCTATAATAACGCCAAGTTCGCCGCGATAACTTGAATCAATCGTTCCGGGTGTGTTGGCAATTCTAATCTTTGTTTTTAGTGAATTGCCACTTCTTGGTCTAACTTGAACTTCATAACCAGACGGAATTTCAAATTTTAAACCAGTATGAACTAGCTTTGTTTCGCCGGCTTCAATTGTAATATCTTCACAAGAATAAACATCTGCGCCAGCATCAGTATCATGAGCATAACTTGGAATTACCGCATCATTATTCATTTTAAGAATTTTAACACCAATTCTTTCTCTTGGATTAGCCATATATGCAAAACCGCGATTAATAGTAGTCTTAAAAATTGTAATTAATAAATCCTTTTTATTTTCAGAAAGAGAATCATCATCTGCAATTTCTTTGAGCATTTCTTCTAATGCTTCTTTTTCCTTTTCGATATCTGCATGACCTGCGGTCTTAGCACTATCATAGATAATCTTATCAATCTCTGGACCAGTAAGTAACTTTTCAAGTTCGCCCTTAAAGGATGGATAAGTTTTATCAAATTCCTCATCTGGTAAATTTAGTAGTTCCTCAAAAGGAGCAAACATATCTGCACTAGTGGAATTGCTTTCCTTTAGCTTATCAATAAAATCACTCATATTTAAAATCCTCCTTAAACTAATTCTGTTGAAATTTCGTCAATAATACCTTTATTCATAGCTTCTTTTGCTGTTAGCCACCAATCGCCACTTTTATATTTTTCATAATCACTATCTGTAATTTCAGTATTCTTTAATGTAATTTCTTTTAGAGTATCTAAAGTCTTTTCATAGAATTTTGCTTGTTGTTGAAATTTATGAGCATCAGATGCCCAACTACAAGCTCCTTGATGAAATAAGTATGAACTATTAGGGAATCCAAATCTTTTGTGGCCACAAATTCCAATAAAAAATCCACCACTATAACCGCAACCAGTAGTAATTGTCCATACAGGAGTTTTTGAAAGTTTAATTGAATCAACTATTGATAATGTAGCGCATAGATCTCCGCCGGGAGTATCAATAATAATTTTAATTGGATTTCTTTCTTCTACTGGAATTTGATCTATTTCATCACACTTATTAAAAAATCTAATAGCCTCAAAAAATTGCGGTCCTGTTTCTGCTGTAATTTCTTCAGTTAGGAATAATGTTCGATTCATAAAATCAAATGTTTCTAAAGAACTAGCAGTATCAATCGAGGTTTCTGGATTAGTAATCTTAGAGAAATAGGAATTTTCTTTATTTAAATCCTCTTCTTCTTTAATGGCATCATAAATATCCTCAATTTGTTGAACCACTTCGTCTTTGTCTTTTATTGTTCCATCTTTGTTAAAAAATGATAGAATTTCTTGTTCTTCCATTAATCGTTGTCCTCCATTTGTTCAATTTGCTTACAAATTTCTTTGTATTCTTTCTCTATATTTGGGTTATAAACAAACTTATTAATATTATCCTCCCATTCTTGGAGGATTTCCATTTTTCGTTTAATTAATTCCTCTTTAGTCATCACTTTTCACCTCTCTTTTATTATATTAATATTATATCATATTATATATTAAAAGTCAAACAATTAAGAGTTTTTGGATTCTGTTTTAATAGCAATCTGTAATCAGAATCGTTTTTAAAATTTAAATTAAATTGTGTAATTAATTCTGGCTTATCGGAAATATAAGAGTAATACGACTCTTGCAATCCAGAATTGTACCATTTAAAAATTGACTCTAATTTAACGGGAATTTTGTTGAATTTATTAAAATATGGCTTTAATCCTTTTGCTTTTAAATATAGAATACTTTTAATAAACTTTATTCGATTATCTTTCGTTGTGAAATCGTTGAAATTAAAAATGTAGTTACGACTTCCATATTTATCGAATGTTTCTTTAGTATAATTAAAAAGTAAATTATAACGATTCCCCTTAAAGTATTGAGAATATTGATTTATTCTATCTAGTTTATCTTCTGAATAGATATTTAAAGGATAATAACAATTTAAATTAAATTTATTATATTCTTTAATAAATGATTCAATATCATTTTGATAGAGAACATCATGGTCTACTAAATAAATGTGTCTTTTACTAGAATCAAAATTAGTAAAATCTTTATTTTCAAGTCTTATTAAAGAACTTCTCTTAATTTTATTATAATTCTTTAAATCTTTTATTTTATCTTCTTCTAAATCATATGGAATAAATGATGGTGGCGAATCATTAATTGGATTAATCAACGGTCTAAAGGAGTTATAAAAACCACAACCATAGCATTGTGATTTATCATTTGAAATAAAAAGACTCTTTGGAATTTGAATATTCGTATTTTCAAAAAAGTAGAATATTTTATTAAATCGTTCTAAATCTTGATTAGGTTTTGTAAAAACAACAATATGGTTTTGAGAATAATAGTAATTAAAAACTTTCATTAATTCAAGATTAGGATATTGTTTTCTACCATACCAAAAATCTATGTCAAATAAGGCGATGCTCGCCATAAGTATCAATCCTCCTCAATTTCAATTCTTTCTGTACTTGAATCAAGTATAAATCCGTTTTCGCTTAATTTATTAATTTTTTCAAATAATGGCCATTCTGTACTTTTATATTTCTTTGGAACGAAGCTATCGCCGCGGCGAATACCAGTAATAATAAGCTTTGTTCCTCTAGTGAACCAAGATTTTTCAAGAACGTGTTTTTTTCCGTCTTCTCCTAATTGAGATAGTTGTTTATCCCAATCTGAAAATTGATTTTTCCATACCTTAACGGTAACTACTCCAGATGTTGTTAGTAATGTTACAGAATTTTTCTTTTTATCTTTATCAATTACTGTCCCTGCTATTCTATAAATCTTATATAGTTGAATTTTATCTTTCTTTTTAGTATAATATTCTCTTTCAACTTTAGGCTCTTTGTCTAACTTAAAATAATCAGAAATTTCATAAACAGATGTTTTTAAATTAGATAACTCATGATTATGATAATAGAAACTTAAACTATCCATTTCCCATTTTGAAATATTTCCTTCTGTATATTTTTCAGCAGTTTCATTCCAAAGTTCTTTGTTTAAACTATTTAAAATTTCTTGTTGATTCTCTTTCATCCAACTTCTAACTGAATCCATTTCTTTTTTATAAATATTATCCCATACTTTTTGTTCAATTTTAGCACTTTTGCTTTCTTCATCAATTACAACATCAATAAGATTGTCGCTATCATAATTATCGTTATAAAATCCAAAAGAGATATTATCTAAAATATAATATCCATCTTGTTTATTCTTTTTTAAATATTTGTTAAAATTAAATACCTTTACCTGTTTATTTAAACAATCTGGAATCATATTTTTTGATATTAGCATTTGCATATTTTGTAGTGTAATTCTTTTTTTCTTGTCTGCAATAGAATCTATATATTTTTCCATAATTTCTTCTCTTAAAGATTCCTTGTATAAATTATCAAAGCATCCCGCTTTTATTAAATTAATCATTTGAACTTTATTAACTTTAACCTTATTTAGGAAGTCTTCAATTGAAGAATAATTACGATTTAAACATATATCTTTAATTAATTGATTACCAATTCTACTAATTCCTCGTAAGCCAGAAATAATAACATTATTTTCTACATCTGGAGTGTAGGTAATTCCAGAAGTATTAATATCTGGTAATGTGAAGGAAATTCCTGCTTTTTTCATTTTACCTATAGCCGTTGCGATTCTACCATAATCACAAGAAGAATTTTTAATTGTATCATCATTTTCCTCATCAGAATTATCTATATTATCTAAAACAATTTCATCTTCAAGATTCATAGAACCAGAATCTACAATTAAATTGGCCGTATTCCAGAAAATGATTGGATATTTATAGGCTAAATTCATTTCTTGTAAACCTACTATAGAATATCCTAGAGTGTGCGCGGCGTTAAAACCATACCCCTTATTTGCTGCAATTAGAACCTTCCATACATAATTACATAAGTTAAAGTCACATTGCTTTTCTTTTGTTACTTCAAAGAATTCTTTTTCCAATGTTTCAAAAGCTTTTGGGTTCTTTTTAGCTACCGATTTACGTAATTTATCGCTCCATAATAGACTAAAGCCCCCTAATTCTGGCTGTTGTACAAGCATCATAAATTGTTCTTGCTGAACGCACATTCCATAAGTAATACCTACAATTTTTTCTAGTACAGGCCAATATTTTTTGTCAACTTTCCATTGTCTTAATTCATTATACCATTCTTCAATATTATTTTTAAACCTAGAAAATTTTTCTACAGGAATTTCTTTACTACCTTCTGGCGGCATGAGTCTAATAACTGCGTTTAAAGCAGCGAGTTCATCAACAGTTTCTGGTTTTACAGCTTCAATACCTTTAATTCCGCTATCTTGTTCCATTTGGAACAAATTTTGAATTTTATGTTCATGAACCATTTTCCACATTTCTGGTGATGTTCTATCAATATTATATACTCCTACTGCTGATTCGTACCTCTCTCTTAACGAAAGATTTTTATTTAAATAATTGTAATCTGTTAATAGATCAATGCAAGCTCTCATTCTATCAAGTGCTTCGATAGACAATAAATCTATCTTTAACAATGATACAGATTCTAATTTGTGAAGGTCATATTGAGTAATAACGTCACCATTAGCTGTTTTCATTAATGCTGTTGTTTCAGTTATTGGGCTATCATAAAAAATTACACCGCCGGCGTGGCTGCCACATCCGCAACATAATCCACTGATTTTTTGAGCAACTTTCCAAACATTATTATATTTTCCATCCATTAGTTCTTTAAATTTTATATCTGGTTTTAATCCATTTTCTTCATCACCATAATAAGTCTGTTCAAGAGTAAAATCTATTCCTCTTTCTGATTTAATAAAAGAAGATAAATAATTCGCTTCATCTGGATCAATCTTTAATCCGCGACAAGCAGTCAATATTGCAGACTTTGGCTTTTCAGTTCTAATAGTTAAAACCTTAGAAACTCTATCTTCTCCATAAGCCTCCTGCAATGCTCTATAAACTTGTGGACGTTTCCCCCCTTCAATATCGCAGTCAATGTCTAGTGGACTAACTCTTTCTGGATTTAAGAATCTAAAACTATATGTTTTTGTTTTCTCTCTTAGCGGATTAATTTGTGTTATATCAAGAATATTTAGAAGAATAAAGCCCAACCCGGACCCGCGAGAACAGCCAACTAAAGAATTTCCTTTTTCCCAAATAATCTTTATATAATCCCTCATATTAAGCAGATATGCACTCCACTGAGTATTCATTTTTTCAGATGCTAATCTAACTGCTTTTAAATTATCATCTATCGCCGCGTAAGTAAGTTTATTATCGTATTGCTCTTTATCTGATAAAATCTTTGTAACTATTGCTGCAGCTAAATCAACATTTTCCTTATGCGGAGATTTATAAAAATATTCTAACTCTTTTATCTTATCTTTATATTCTAGAAATTGTAAATCTGTAATAGTATCAACAGTTTTTGGAAGATAAACAATACGTGTGGGCTTTGTTAAATCATAATCCTCACACATATCATAAATCTTTTTAGTATTATTCATCCATTCAGAAACTTTTTCTTCCCCAATAGCTCTGTCCATTATGCTATGAATTTCTTCTCTATTCATCATATAAGTTGTAGCATAAAACTCTTCTGTTTCTCGATCACCATCTTGTGCAGTTAAAAAAGCGTGATGAATTTCTTTATCTTCTTTTTTCAAATAGTGAGCATCAAGAGAAATGACAACTGGAATTTTTGTTTCTTCTTGTAATTTTAAAGTTGCTTGATAAACTGCTAATTGATCACGACTTCTTGCCGGTTGAACTTCTAAAAAGAAGTTCTCTTTTCCACAAATTTGCTGTATATGAAAAATCCATTGCTTAATATATTCCCATTTTTCTTCTGTCGGTTCTTTGATATAATCAACTTCTAATTGAGATAATTTTCCACCTAAACAGGATTGTTGCATAATAACATGTCCGGGGTTATTACCAACAATATCTATTAAATCTGAATAATACGTAGGAACACGAATCTGTCTACCCATTTTAAAACTTCTTAGCCATGCTCTTGTAGAAATCTCTCGAATTTGTTGATGTCCTATTTCGTCTTTAGCTAAAAGAATCCAGTGATAAAACCTATCTTCCCCTTTTACAAAATTATCTTTATTTAAACCATTTCTACATAGATAAATTTCATTACCTCTAATAACTTTAAAATTTGGATACTTTTCTCTAATAGATTTTTCTACGTCTTGGCAATCAATTGCTGTAGATACTGTTTCGTGGTCTGTAATTGCTATAAAATTATGACCTAATTCCGCTGCATACCAGCATAATTCATTTAAAGAATTTGTACTATCGCGCAATCTATAATTACTACGATCTGTATGATTGTGCGTAGAACCATAAAATTCATTCATTTTCAAACCTCCTAAAAGAATTAGATATTTATAAAATTCTATTTCTTTTTTCTATATTAATTATATCATAAATAATAAAAAAAGTCAAGCAAAATCGCTTGACTTCCTTACTTAAATATATGACTTAACAAGCTTTAATAAATAATAATCGTCATCTTTCTTAATTTTATGCGTCGCGCTATAAGAAATTAATTCATATCCTTTTTCATTTGCGGCATCTTTCGTATCTCGAATAAAATTTTCCGCTTCCTGTTCTGTTTCAACACGATATTCTTCCGTTCTCTTTAATAGTTCCATTATGATTCCTCCTTAAAAATCTGCCATTTTATCATTACAGAACTCCATATCAATAATTTGAATTTGTGGAGTTTTTCTTCCTAACCATTCGTGCATTGATGCGCGACCAATAATATTAACTGTTGAATTTTTATTATGCAATAAAGTATCAGCCAGTTCTCGATCTTTAAATTTAACATATTCGATTTCATTAAATTTAAAATTGATAGTAGTTTTATCTGCACCTACCAATCTTAAATTTTCAACTGGAACATTTTCAATTAAAACAATTGGCTCATCATTGTTTTGACCAAAAACGTCTTTATACTTATCAATATCTAAAATTAATTGCCCAAGTTTTGAACTATTTCCATTTAAGCTAAAATCTATTTCATAAAGACCTTGATGAAAGTCTATATTTTCTAATTTATTATTTGCATAGTTAAGAAGTTTTTCAATGTTCTTTTCTTTGATTGAATAACCAGCAGCATTTGCGTGCCCTTGAACATAATCCATTAAATTGCTATCTAATAGTAATTGTCTGAAGTCTTTTAATTCTGACTCTCCTCTTCCTCTAATTGACCCCTTAAATTCACCATTATTATTAATTCTACCCAGCATTACAGGCTTTTTATATTTTGCCGCGACACCCATTGCTACAAGTCCAGTTAGAGTATTCGGAGTGTCTAATTCATCAGCATTCAAAATCAAAATTTTATTATCATCTAAACAATTTTCAATAATCTGAATATCTAATAATTCAATAGCTTTATCTTTTTCTTTATTTTGCCTTGTTCTAGCATTTGAACAAGTTCTTGCTGCCTGTTCTGCAATCGTTTCATACTCTCCTTTATGACCTCTTTTAGTAGAAGGTACTTTCTCGTCCCCATTAATAAAAGCTCTAAAAAGAATATCTTTTTCTGAATCAGAACCAATTCTAATTAAAGCATTGATAAGTGGAACAATATAGAAGGCAACTTGAATTTGAGTTAGACTACAATTATTCAAAAAGTTTTCTGTAATTTCTTCTGCTTTCATAGTAAAAAGAGGATAAGCTTGCTGTTTAATCAGACCTCTCAGTCCAAAATTAACAAAATGTTTTAATCCTCTAAGATAATATCTGTTTTCTAAGGTATTCATGTCCATCATATCACCAGTTTCGCCGCAAGCTACTAAATCCAAGTATTGTTCTAAATTAGATTCTAAGTTCATTTTACTATCATAAGCCTCAATAAACTTATAAACTACACCTACGCCGCTTAATGAGCGATTGGGATAATCTCCACCTTGATTGTTAATTACAACAGCATTCTCATCATAATAATCAAAAATATGATGATCTAAACATAGAATTTCATAACCGAAGTTTTTTAACTGTTTCATTTCATCATGGTCACTACTGCCGGCATCTGGAATAATAATTAAATCGCATCTCTTAGACTCCATTAAATATTCCATTTTCATTTGAAAACCATGCTCTTTACCTTGTGGCAAAAGATAATCAATATCAATATTATTTTTAATAGCTTTTAAATAATTATACATTAATGCCGCACTTGAAAAACCATCAAAATCTGAATCAACAATAATTAAAATTTTATTATTTAAATTCTTTTCTAAAAGCTCAATTCCCGCATCAATATTGTCAAGTTGACAAGAATTTAACTCAACTTCTTCTGTTGGATAAAAATACATTTCTTCATTATCTTCATTAATAATCCCTCTATCTTTTAAAAGATTTGGGATAAAATTATCTTTAATATCATAACTTGTTCTACGAACATACTTCATTTTACATAAACCACCTTGTTAAATAATTTTATAAAAGTTTCTTTTCCCTCATCTAAAGGACTGTCTTTTAATTTTAATAAATTTTGATTATCATAAATAAATCCAATCTCACAAAGATTTTTATATTTACTACACATTTTGTTTAATTTATTAAAATATTTTTCTTTTTCTTTCCAATCTTCGCCTTCTTTATCAAAGGCTACTATAATTTTTTCAACACCACAATTCAATAGCAATTGAACTTGATAATTATGTAACTGGCTTCCACAAGCCGCAACACAAATATTTTTGTCATGACCAAACATTGAGTCATATAACATACAACTTTTTTCTCCTTCAACAACTATTGCCGTTTTATATTTTTTTAAATTATCTTTAACTAAATTTAGACCATAAAGATTATATCCTAAAGAATGAGCATAACAATGCCCCTCAATTGTAATTGGCATATATTTACCAATTTCTATATCTTCATCATTAAGCGCACGACCACGAATACCAATCAATTCTCCATTTTTATTGTAATGAGGAATTATAATCTTATTTTGAGAAATACAATATCGTATATTGTAAAGGTGTAAAGATTCTTCTGAAATTCCTTCGTTTAACCATTCTTGCGGCATATAATTAGAAAAGATATTTAAAAAATTTGGATTATAAACACGAAAACTAATCTGAGGAACTTGTATTTTAAATTTATCATATTGAGATTCATAAGGAAAATAGAATCCGTTGTCTTTTTTCTTTGTAACAATGCCATCTGCAATTTTTAAAACTATATCTTGATAAAAATTATATTCTATTCCTAATGTATTATATCTACGTTCAAATAATCCAAAAATATTAAAACTTTCACCACAACCGCTATAGCAATGAAACAATTTATTGGCTTTATAATAATAAAGCTTCATACTAGCATCTTCTACGTTAGAATTGTGGCAGAGCGAAGGAAAAATTATGTAATCACTTTTCTCTTCATATCTATCTGCTCCAAGAGCTAAAACTAATTTAATAACTCTGTCTGGCGTTAATGAATCATTTAATTCTTGTAATGTAATTTCACTCATTATATTAAATCACCGAAAGCCTTATCTTTATAAAATTTTTCTCGTTCTTCTCTATCACCAAAAGCATCTTCTAAATCAGACACTAATTCATTCGTTTCGTCAGCCGGCATATAATATTCTTTATAAACTTTTTCTTTAATTTCTCCATTATTATATAATGTAAGTAAATCGGAAAAATCTTGTTCGTCTTGATTCTTAAAGTCCATAATAACAAAATCCTCTAATTTTTCCTTCATTGTTGCCGAAGTAACAAATAAATCTTGTTTTCTACAAGTTCCATAATCATAATAAGACCAAATACGAATGTTTGTCCAACGGCCTCTACGGTTTTTATAAACATCAGTTACTATATTGGGTTTTAATCCAAAATTATCAATAAATTTAGAAATTAACTGTAATTCATCTGGTGTAACTCTAGCAAAAATACAACCTAAATCAACTAGATTTCTAATTGCTTTACTACCTTCTAGGTTCCTAAAATCCCTAAAACCGCCTTTAGGATCATCCTCAGAATTTGTTTGTGTAGATGTCATAATGAAAGCATCTAATTCGATTGCTAAATTTTTTAAAGTAGTAGTAAACATTCTTAAACAAACGTGTTCCTGCAATCCTAAATCTCTATATTCACTAAGCATAGCTGGTGAAGAGAAAATATAGTCATAAAAGAAAATATTAACACCAAACTGAATTGAATATTTTCTAAACAAATTTTTAACAACAGAACTACAGGGGTCTGGTATTCTTGCAAAGAGCATATTATCTTTAAATTTTTCCATTATATCTGCCGCAATCTTTATTCTTGGCATTTCCTCTTCACCATAAGTACCATAAAGAAAAATTTCTTCATTATATCCTGTTAAATAAGCCAAAATCATTGTTTTAATTTCTTCTGGATCTTGCTCTGTCATTATATATAGAACTTTTTCACAACTGCCAGTAGAAATCCATTCTCCTTTATTTCTATCATAGCGAATAGGATAGGCAATATTACACGCATCTCCTACCATTTGACGAGATTTGCCTCCTGAACTTGGCGCAGATCGTAAATATAATTTCCCACGTCTACCTCCGCGACAAACAGTATTAAAAATATCTCCTTGCAATTGATAACCAATTTCCGGAGTTTTTCGCCATTCGTCAATTAATTCAAGAATATCATCAGCAGCATAACTTTCTTCAACAAGATTATTATAAGAATATTTATTTTCAAAACTGGCAACTTCACCTTTTAGAACATTAACTATATCGTTGACACTCATTTTCTGAAATTTTTCATTAATTTCTACATAATTATCATCTAAAGGATTTTCACAAAAAATATCGTTTGTATCACGACCAGTTAATTGAATTTCTCTTAATAAATTTAATTTTTTTAATCTATTATAATAAAAATTAAAATTCCCCTCGTCACTATTAACTTCACAATCTTGAAAGAATGTTACACCATTTTCTTTTTCAATTAAATTCTTTGCTACTAAATTTTCTTGTAGTAGACTAATCACATCAACTGCATGAATTTTATTCGCGCCATCGGCATATAGATTATATATAGCTGAAAAACCATACTTATCAAGAGAGTTTGGGAAATCTTCTGGTGCTAAATTATACTTATCTGTTTCATTTAATAAGTCTGGGTGATTCATTAGGCCGCCAAGAACTTGGATTATAGTATGTCTATCAATTTGAATCATTCATTTTCTACCTCCAAATTCTTAATATCAATTTTCTTCTTTTTTCTACGATTCTTTTTCATATAATCAGAAGGTTTAAAAGAAATTTCTACCCTATCTCTTGCAAGTTGTTCTTCAATCTCTTTTGAAATTTGTTCTTGAAGCTTTTCTTGCTTTTTATAATAAGCCGCAGCCTCAGTCCAAATATAGGGAATTATACCAATAGTTTTATATTCATCTTTTACTCTATGATGCTTAATATCATAATAATATTTTAATGTTAGTAACTGACCGCGGTAAGGCATTCCTTGTTCTCTAAATTTATTCATTTGAATTAGATTCCAATCGCTTACAGGATTTTCTTCATCTTCTGCTCCAAATTTTCTATAAATATAAAAGAATAAAGCATCTCTATCATCATAAAGTTTTTTGGATTTTTCTTTACTTTCTTCCGATAAATGATTTCTAACCGCCGCAACCGAAACATTAAATTCTCTCGCAACCTGTGCCATATTACCACATTCTTGGTAGCGTTGATTAATTTTGCTTTCCATTTCTGGGGTAACTTTTACCGCTTTCTTTCGTTCTTTTGCCCCCGGAATTGAATTTTCTTGTAATAAGTATTTCGTCACCGATTTAACTGAAATACCCAACTCTTTTGCTACAGCAGTCTTGGTTTTCAATTCTTCATATAAGATTGGAATTTGTTCAATAATATCTTGTGACAACTTTCCCATTTAATCACCCTTCTTTTTTATTTTCTATAATTATTATACCATATTTTATCAAAAAAGTCAATAAAAATGGCCCATTTCTGGGCCATTCTTTTTTATTTACATTTTATTTGAAAGGTCATCAAGAAATTCTGCGCATTGTGCAGTTTTACTTCTTTCAGTCATTGTAAGTTTAATAGTAGCAAACATTTTAGAATAGATAGGAGATTTTCTTAATCCAAGTAGAAGCTTTAGGCCGTTTTTATTTCTAAAAAGCTGACTATCCGCCTGTTTAATATCTCCATCAAAAAAGATTCTTGTACCCTCGCCGCAACGAGCAATTAAAAGCTTAACATGATCTTCCGTTAAATTTTGTGCTTCATTTATAATTAAAATAGAATTTTGGAAACTGCGGCCACGGATAAAACCCATTGGAACAATTTCTAGTTCTTCATTTTGTAACATATCTTGGACTCTATCAATACCAACTAAATCAATAAGGGGACCGATTTGTCCTTCTATCTTAGCTAGTAATTCGCCCGGCAGCGCCCCGATGTCCATTGTATTTTCAACAAAAGAATTATTTGGAACATAAACAATTTTTTGAATATTACCTTTTTCTAGTTCTTGTAAAGCAAAATTATTTAATATAAACGATTTGCCGGCTCCAAACCTACCTCCGGCATAAGCAATGGTGATATTTTTGTTATTTAAAATATCAAATAAACAAGCTTGTTCAGAATTTCGTGGCACAATGCAATTAATATATTTGTTTTTAATTTGTAAATTCTTAATTCCCCTTAGCTTACCATCACGATAAACAAGTTCTCCATAAGTCTCATAGTCTTCTTTAAAATTATTATTAATACAGGGTGCATCTAAATTCTTAGTAATAATATATTGATTTTCGTATAGTAGTCCTAATTGTTCTGGAATGCTACCGCTCTCATAAATTTTAGTAAATTCTTCCTCACAATCTTTATTCTTTAAATACCAATAATTAACACCATCATAATCGTCTGAATGTGAATATCCTTTAGTGCTAATTCCCTTAATCTGTGCCTTAACTTTTAAATAAACATCATTTGTAACAAGAATTGCATTCTTGTCTTGAGCAATAATTAAAAGCTGGTCATCAACGGGAATATTTAAATTGTCGCTATCATAAAAAGAAATGCTATCCATATTTCTTGAAATATATACTGCCGCACGACGAGCATTGAAAGCCGTATCATTATTCTGATTTCTTTTTAGTCCATCTAACTCCCTTAAAACGCAAGTTGGAATAATAATCTCAACATCTTTAATATCAATAATTTGTGGATAGTCTAAAAGTATATTTGTATCAACTATATATTTTTCCATTTGATTCCTCCAAATAAAAAAGGAGAGCAATTTTATGCTCTCCCATTTTAAATTAATCAATTAGTTTAATTAGTGCCTGTTCAAGTTCATTTCTCTGCTCTGGGAGAATCTCAGAGAATTTAGTTGGTTTTCCAAATTCTTCTTCAAGAACTTTTAGAATAGTTTCTTTTCTATTTCCATCTGCCTTAATCCACATTTCTTTAGCTTCATCCATTAATTCATCAAAAGAACGAATATTATATGGATTAGGGGCATCAGTAGCTTCGCCGCCACTCATTTCAATTTCCTTGTCAATTGCATCTTGAATAGCCTTAACAAATTCGTTATAATCAAGTTCAATTCTTGGAGTAATATATTTGAAGCGGGATTTCGTTAGGAATCTTTCATCACTTCTAAAGAACATAAAACGTTTATGTTCAATAGTATCCCCAACCTCAACAGGAATATCACGAATATAAGTAATAATATCTACAAACTTATTAATTAGTAGGAATGGACGGTTTGGAAGTGCAGGAACAATTTTATTATATTCCTTTCCATTATCGTCGGTATAAGCTTTCTCAGTTTCATGAGAAATAAAGTTTAAACCATAGCCGGCATAGGCCAGACTTCTAAATGTAGACATAAATTCATCGTCTAGTAATTTGTAGCCACCCAATTGTGTTATCGTATAAGTTTTTTATCTTATACTTCTATTACTTCATTTTTGTAATAGTTCAGCATATCTTTTTATCCCATTAGGATAGATAGTCTCGTGAAATTTTATATCATTATAAAAGACTTTTAAATTTTTCTTTCTTACGTTCTAAAAATAAAAAATTTTCTTTTGAAATATCATTATAGAACATTTCGTAGATTTTTTTTAAATTTTCTTTTTTACTGGTAATGCATCTATATAAATTAATGTTGGTTTTTTCTTCTATATTAAAATTTAATATAATATTATATTTTTTAAAATAATCTATGATACCTTTAGCAACAGATTCAGACGGTGTATCTATTTGCCAACTTGAATGTCCTGTTGTTCTATATATGCTGCCATTACCATCAAAGTATCCTCGGATATAAGAAATTAAAAATTCTTGGTCAAGTTTATCTGGAAAAAGAAATTTAGAGCTATATGTTTTTTTAGGAACAATATTATAAATTGATAAGTCATCCTTTATTTTTTTACTATAGAAATAAAGCTGAGATGTTGTTAAAATTTTACCATTCTTTTTTCTTGAATAGTCCATAACATCTCGTTCATTTTGAAGTATTTTATTCACTTCTTCTAACAGTTTTCTATCAATATTTTTTAATTCAATTTTTATCATATTATCTTTTGACGAAATCATTCCATCTGCTGCGATTAATCCCATAATATATGCCATATTATGATTTTGATTATGAATATCAAAAAAATTTTCATTTATTTTATATCTAGTTTTGCAAGATTCTTGATGAGTTCTTAGTTGAACTCCATTCTCTATTAATATTTTTTTAATTGAATTGTCAGAATGTTTATATTTTTTTGATAGAGTTCTAATGCCGTCCCAATTAACTAAATAATCATATTTAATATTCTCTAATTCTTCTTCTGTATACTTTAGCCTACCCACTTTGAGCCGACCTCCTATAATGTTTAATAATTTTATGCGTTGCGCGTGTCTATTGTTTTAATAATAAACTTCCGCTCGGATTAGCATCTCAGCCTTCCCGTTTTTACTATCTTTTCTATAAAAATTACTTTTTATAGCGGCAGTGTTCTACCGAATGCAGCTACATCTTTAATGGTTTCTACTCCATGTTCTTGACAAAGCCACTTTTCACAAAGTTTATAAGCTTCATCGACTGTGTCGACTGCTAGAGAATAAAATTTGTCTTTTAGTGCTTCTTCTCTAATTAGCTGATTACAAAGTTGCTTCCATTCTCGCCAAGTTTTAATAGGAACTACATATGTATTATTTAATCCATTAGAACCCGGCTCAAATGAAAGAATTAAAGCTTTCTTAAATTTTGATGCTAAGGTAGTCTTCCCACAACCCAATTTGTTATCATATAGACTTTTTATTCTATATATCTTATCATTTCTTTCTGATAAGTTCAGCATACCTTTCACGTTTTTTAACGCTGGAGTCTCGTGGAATTTTACTCTTTAATAGGAACTTCTAAAAGTAATTTCTCATATTTTTCTTTTTTTCTTTTTAGAAATAAAGAATTTTCTGTATAAAGAATATTATAGATTTTTCGAGTAGAAATTGTACTATAAACAAATGAATAAAAATTTTTTTCGTGTGAACTATCCTTATGAATATTAATCGCAGGAATGTTATATTCATTTTCCAAAACTTTAATAATCCATTCTAGCACTGGTTTAGATGCTCCACATATTCCCCATCGCAAACTTTTTCGACCATGTGAAGAATTTAAATTTATAGTTCCGTCGCCATCAAAATATCCCCTTATATAGTCAATATAAAATTTTTCATTAAGCTTAGTGGGTGGTGATAGTATATAAGTTTTTCTAGGAACTATATTATATTTTTCTAAATCTTTTTTATGTTCACTACAAGACCATTCAAGACTTGCAAATACGAAACCTCTTTTGTCTTCTCTTATCCTAATAGGATTTTCAATTCCTACTACTTTTTTTATTTTTTCCAAAATTTCTTTATCTACAATAGATAACTCAATTCTTATTCTATTTCCATTTTTAGAAACATTACCATCAGAGGCAAAAAAACCTAAAAGCCAAGCCATATCTGAACTTTCTTTTTTAAAGAAATTAGGATTTTTTTCATAATGTTGAACCGTTCTGTCATTTGTTTGATTTGCTATACAAATTGATTCGTGTAAATCTCTAATTTTAATATTGTTTTTTAATAATATTTTTTTTACAGTTTGGGCTGATAAACCGAACTGTTTTCCAGATTTTAATTGTCCAAATTTTTTATTTACATAATTATCAATTACTATAGATTCAATTTGATTTAGTGAAAAGCCTCTATTCTTTTTTAATATTAAAGTTTCAGATGGTGTACGAATATAAATATTTTCTTCTTTTAAAATTTTTCTAACCTTATCCTGTCCGATATGATATTTTTGAGACAATTCCTTTATTGTATAAAGATTTTGATAATCTTTAATCAGTTCCTCCATGCTTGGACAAACCTCCTATTAAAGTTATTTTTTCTATGCGTTGCGCGTGTCTATTGTTTTAATAATAAACTTCCGCTCGGATTAGCATCTCAGCCTTCCCGTTTTTACTCCATTTTTTCTATTGCAAAATAGAAGCCCAGTTATCTAGGCGCTCCGTAAATAAGAGCAAATTTACCTCGAATATCTCTACTAATTTTTTGTGGTTCAAGTTCAAGCAAATTAATCATTTAGTGATTCCTCCTTTCATTTTAATTTAATTTAATTTAATTTAAAATGAAAATGGCTTAAAAGCCAAAATCACTAGCAGAAGGCTTCTTAGCCGCCGGCTTAGTTTTAGCCTTTGCTGCATCTTCAATTTCCTTAATTCTTGCTTGACGTTCACCAAGTGCTACCTTTACCTGTCCAGAATCATAAGACTTATCTTCATCTAGTGGGAATGAGCCACCAGTAATAATTAATTCATTCTTAGAAACAGTATGACGTTCAATGACTGGAGCGCCAAATGCCTGCTCCACTTTCTTCTCTTCAACTTTATAAGTCATATTGATTGCGCCCGTTAGGCTCACTGTATCTTGTTCATGCCAATTCTGTTCTACGAAATTAGCCGCATTACCCGCTTCCGCAATAAGTTCAATTACATTAGCTTTACCACGATAACCTACAACAATAAGCTTAACCTTAATCCTACCAGTTTCTTCATCGTCTTTATATTCTGGCTTAATAGAACCAACGACACCAGTTAGCGTGAATGTTGCTTCATCTGGCAGATTCCGTCTATCTTCATTAGGAAAATTGCAGTCAATTTGGAAAATACCATCAATAAGCTTGCCCGCACGGTTCACATAAATATTCTCATTAATATTACAAGTTCTGCCGCTAAACATAACTCTCGTTGGCGCACAATCCTCTGCAGCTGCTTCAGAAACAAAATTCTTCATTGCGAGAATGTTATCATAAGCCTTATTATCAGTTCCATCTGCCTTCTTTCTCATTGAAAAAGACCGGATAGGAATAATATTCTCTGTCATAACACCATTAATTTCTTGATCAACACCAACTCTTACAGTTGCTGTAATATACTTTCTACCATCGGTTGTTTCTTTTTCTTCAACATCAAGTTCCTTTAGAACACCAATAACAGTAACTTCATTAACACTTTGTACCTTTTCAATATCTAGCATAAATAAATTCCTCCGATAGTTAAAATTTTTAATTAATTTTAGTATTAAAAAATGACTTGTTAATAACAAGTCATTTCTTTTTTCAATTTAATTCAATTCAATTATTCAGTAGCTGCATCTGGGTCAAATGCTAGGCCATCTGGAGTTAGAGAAAAATACTTAACCTTCTTTTCCTTACCCTCATCGTCAACAACAGTTTCGGTAATCCATTCCGCGCGGCCCTTACGTGCTAGACCAGATACAGTGCCAACTACTGCGCCAACCTTTTCAAAACCAAGTGCTGCCTGAACGTCCTTAGCGGTAAACTTTGCACCGGAACCTGCTTCCTGTAGATAAGATAGAACCTTCTTTGCGTTATCTGTCATAATAAAATCACTCCTGTAAAAATTTAAAATTAAAATATATTTAAATAGCAGGTCTTTGCTATTTATTACTTATTTATTATATCATATTTTTGAAATATAATCAACATCTTTACTTTTCAAGAATTGCTGAGTCTATTTCATTTATTAATTCGATTGCTTTTTGAGCACTCTTAATTTGCTCTTCTAAGCAGCCTTTTGAATAAAGAAAAGCTAAACGAATATAATTAATTTCCATTAATGATAACTCTTCATCATCTATTAATTTTCGTCTTACCCTTTCATAAATCTTTTCTTCGTCAATTAAAGATAAAATAAATTTTTTAGCTTTTTCATCTTTAATATCTTTTTTCTTTTCAGTTATTTCATCTGTAAGATAATACATTTTATCTAAATAACCATTTATCGCGGCTAAAGCCGGACTTTTATTCTTAACAATAATTTCTCGTTTCTTTTCTAAACTCAAAACCATTCCTCCTTTGAATCTATAAGTATTATATCATAGATTATAATTAAAGTCAACTAATCAACATATCTTGGATTTGTTCATTTTCTTCCAGATTCATTGATTTTGTTCCAGCCGCATCTCTACTTAAAAGAGAGATTTCAGAAGAATTAATTTTAATTACTCTTCCTTTTGTATTAATAATTATATCACGATCTGTATTGATAGTCAACATTTTAACTGTCATATCGTCATCATCAAGCTTTTGAATCTTTTTGCCTTTGGTGCCGCGAGTAGCAACACCAATATCAGATAAATTCATTTTCTTAATATAACCTTTTTTAGATACTGCAATTAAAAACTTATCTTGATTTTCAATAATTTGTGAATCAATTACTTGCGCGCCATCATTGAGTTTAATTCCTTTAATTCCCGCCGCGGCGCGTCCAATTGGAGAAATATTTTCTGTTTCAGTTATAATACAATTACCATCAGAAGTCAAGAAACCAATTTTTTCATTATCCACAGGATATACATTTAGAACTTCATCATTGTCTTTAAGATTGATAGCTTTTAAAGACTTGCCTCTTTTCTTCTGATATTCAGAAGTTTTTGTTTTCTTAATTATACCATTTTTAGTGACAAAAATCAAGTATTTAGCTTTTTCTTTTCTCTCCATTGTTGTTAAAGTAGTAATATACTCGTTATCTTCTAATTCAAATAGCTGACTACAATTAATTTTAGCATTAATTGGCAATTCACTAGTATAAGTAGAATACATTTTTCCTGTATTAGTAAAGGCTAGTAATTCACTTAAATTATTATCATTAATAGTTTGAACAATAACTTCATTTTTACCTAGTTTAACTTTTGAACCCTTTCTCCCACGGCGAGTAGTTATAAGAGTAGTAGATTCCTGAGTATAGATATTGTTGTGATTTGTATAATAGATTAATAATTCTTTCTCTTCAATAGGTTCAGCATCTTCTTCTTCAGAAGAAAAATCAAGATTAATATTCTTTGTCTTTCTTGTATCTCCGTATTTTTTAGAGATATTTGAAATATCCTTTATCATTTCTTGTTTAATTTTTTCTTCAGAAGATAAAATCTCTTTAATTTCATTAGACTTCTCAATTTTTTCATTTTTTTCATTTTCGAGCTTTTCAATTTCAAGATGTGTTAAATTTGAAAGTTTCATTTTTAATATAGCATCCGATTGAATTTCACTAAGATTATAATTATTCATTAACTTATTCTTTGCAATAGAAGAATCTGTGGAACTACGAATATCTTTAACTACGTTTTCTATATTATTAAAAGCAATAATAAGACCTTCTAAAATATGGAGTCTATCTAACAGTTTTTTTAAATCAAATTGATAAGATTTTACAACAATATCTTTTAATTGGTATAAATATGTTTCTAATTGTTCTTTCCAAGTATACAACTTAGGTTTTACTCCATTTTCCAACATATTCATATTTATTGAATAACTATTCTGAAGAGAGGTATGCTTATATAAAAGTTTAACAATTTTATTTGCATTTGCACCTTTATTTAATTTAATAAAAATCTTTGGCCCATCAAAATCAGTACCATCAATTACAGAAGATACACCTGTTAAAGTACCATCTTCAATTATTTTACTAATTGTAGAAACAACATTTCCAGTAAATGTCATATATGGCATTTCATATACAATTAATTCATTTTCATCTGAATTGTATTCGATAGAAGCCCTTATTAAGGCCGCTTTTCCTCTTCCATTCTTTAAGCTTTCTTTTACAGCGTCCTCATTTATAATAGTACCACCACTAGGAAAATCAATTGGGCAATATATTTCTTCAAAACTTGCGTTTGGTTTATTAATTAAAGTTATCGCAGCATTGCAAACATCTATTAAATTATGCGGCGGTACGGAACTTGCACATGCAACTCCAATGCCAAAACTTCCATTTACTAAAGCAAAAGGAAACTTACTAGGTAAATAAGTGGGATATTTTTCTTCATTAGTATAATTCATTTTCCATTTATCTACAGTATTCTTTTCTAGGAGATAAGTCATTTCATATGCAATATCATTACCTCTCATCTCTAAATAACGAGCCTGAGAGTAATCATCCCCTGCTAAATAAGAACCATTATTACCTTGAACTTCAATAACAGGATATCTCATAGAAAAATCTTGTGATAGTCTTACTGCTGTTCCTAAAATTGAAGCATCTCCATGTGGCGAGAATCTCATCGCCGCACTAACAGTAGCAACAGCTTTTCTACGTTTATTCTTAATAGTTAGTTTATCCTTGTATTGAGAATATAAGATAAAACGCGCACCCGTCTTTAAACCATCTCTTGCATCTGGTAATGCTCTAGTTTGAATTACGTAGGAAGCATATGGAGTATAAAAACCTTGTAACGCATCAGATACTTCCCAACTAGAACTATAATATTGTATTTCTGGCATTATTAACCTCCTTAATCTTCTAAATTTTCAAAATCTACATTTTCAAAGACATATTTTTTTCTTTCGGTAATATTGTCACCTAATAAAATATCAAAATATTTATCTGCGGCAACAGCGTCGTTCATTGTAAACTGAACCAATCTAGGATTATCAGAACAAATAGTTTCTTTAAAATCAATAGGCGTTGATTCCCCAAGACCTTTTAGTCTTACTACATCACCTTTGGGTAACTTTGACAATTCTTCTTCGTTATATGCGTAATATCTATTTCCTCTTGTTTCAACTTTAAATAGCGGAGTTACGCCCCAATATACTTTACCTTGCCTAATAAGTTCCGGATAAAATCTATAAATAAAAGTTAAAATAAGACAATTAATAGCAAAGCCATCTTTATCCATATCTGCTACTAAAACAATTTTTCCATAACGTAACTTATTAATATTAAATTTTTCTCCAATTCCACAACCAAAAGCTATATGTAACTGTTTTACCTCTTCATTACTTGCAACTTTTTCTTCTTGATTTTTTAATGCATTAATCATTTTTCCTCTTAAATCAAAAACAGCAGTAGTATTAGAATTTCTCGCTTTAACAATCGCGCCCTTAGCACTCTTTCCTTCCACCAAGAAAAGCATAGAGTCTTTATCATGTTTCCTACAATCAACTAATTTTTCGGCTAAAATAATTTTCTTTTTTGTTTCTTTGTCAATTTCTCTATTTTGGTTAAGTATCGCTTCCCTTGCTTTATCTGCCGCTTTTTCTGCTCGTTGAATTTTAGTTAGCATATCAACGATAGTCTTAAAATCTTGACTATGAGAAAACTCTTCTAATCCTTTTTTAAAAGCCTGTGAAGCTAAAGTCCTTAAATTAGGATTATTGATTTTAGTTTTTGTTTGATTAGCAAATGACGGATTCGTTACTTTACAATTAATTACATAAACTAATCCTTTACGAATCAATTCTGAATCAAAATTCTTTCCGCTTAATTTTTTCATTGAATTCGTCAAAGCTGTTTTTGCACCAGTAATTGGAGAACCGCCTTCTGGGACATATAATCCATTTACAAAAACATAGGATGAGTCAGTTCCACCAGTCCACATAAAAGCAATTTCTAATTCATCTGTTTCATCATTAGCGGAACAAATAATAGGCTTTTTCATTAAGGGTTTTTTTGATTTCTCCTTAATAAAATCTGCAATGCCTTCATTAGAATAATATTCTACGGACTCTCCTTGATATTTTTCTACAATAAAATGAATTCCTTTATTTAAATAAGCAATATTTTTAACTTCTGCACAAATTTTGTCAAAAGAAAAACTTTCTTCCATATTTTTAAATACTTCTTTATCTGGAATAAAAGCTACTAAAGTTCCATCTGGTGTATCTACTTCACACTTATCTTCTTTATATGAAATTAAATTACCTTTCTCAAAATAAGCTTCTGCAAAGATATTATTTCTAATTGATGTTACTTTAAACATTTTCGAGGACATACATACTGCTGTACCTCCAATTCCGTTTAAGCCGCTGCTATTTTTATATGCTCCTTTATCGAATTTACCCCCAGTATGTGCTTCTGTATAAATAGCAACTAAAATATTCTTTCCATTTACAATTCCGAATGGAACTCCGCGTCCAAAATCTCGAATTTCAATTGAATTTGATTCTTCATTAACTCTAATAGATATTTTGTCGCCATATCCAGCAATAGCCTCGTCAGTAGAATTGTTAATTATTTCTTTAAAAGCTTGATATATACCATCCGTGGTATTACTACCTAAGTACATTTCAATTCGACTTCTCATTGCTTCTCGGGTTTCAAGATGAGATATATTTTCAACGCCGTAATTATCTTGCATTTAATTCCCTCCTTTTATTTTATATATTAATTATATCATACCTAATAGAAAAAGTCAAGGCTATTTTTACCTTGACTTATCTTTATTTATTCTAATCTACTTTTTCCAATATTAAAATATTCCGTATCAATTTCACAACCAATATACTGTCTGTTCAACTCTTTTGCCGCAAGTAAGTGACAACCAGAACCAAAACAAGGATCGAAAATAATATCTTCTTCATTTGAATTGTCTAAAATTAACTCTTTTATTAAATTAATGTTTTTTTCCGTTGGATGCAGTTTACTACGGCCACAAGGATAATTAAATACTGTCGATTTACAGTAAGCGTTAAAAGTTGCTTTGGGCTTTCTAAACCAAATAGCATTTTCAATACCAGAAAGATAGATATATTTTCCATTCATAGGACTTGGATTGGTCTTACTCCAAATTAACTGACGAGTAGTTCCTTTCTTTTTAAGAGAATATTCATTAAAAAAAGAAAATAATTCTGAAATCTGATTTGTTCCACAAAAAATTATAATAGTTCCTTTTGTAACTCGATAAATTTCATTAAGAAAATCTTTTAAATTAAAAGTAAGTATATCTGCTTTGCCTTTATTTAAAGTTCTCAAACCATTACTTTCTTTTGAGCAGCCATCATAAGGAATATCTGTTATTGTTAAATTCACGCTGTCTTTATCCATTGTTTTCATAAATTCTATGCAATCAGTATTATATATCAAATTATCCACCTCTTATTCATCCTCTTCATTAATTACAACAGTTGATGTTGTACATATTTCACAAAATAAGCTTACTAAAAATATTACTATTTCAATTTTAATAACTACATCAAGAATCATTCTAACTTGTCACCTACTCAAATTTCCTAACAATTTCTTTCATATCATTATCTAAATAATCCCACATTTTATCTTCAATTTCTTTTGGAATCCCAAATAAAGGTTCTGCCATACTACCTACAATTGCGCATATAGTATCAGTATCGCCGCCAACATAAATAGACTTACGCATTGCATCTTCAAAACTTGAACTATTTAGAAGTATAGAATAACATATGGGTATAGTTTCTTGACAAGTTTCGTCAAATTGAATTTTTTGAATTGGTGGTAAATCACCATATAAAAATTCTATTCGGTCTTTAATTTCAGTAATATTAGTCTTATTATTGATTATTAGCCAAATAGTATTAACCACACTCGTTGCAGCATTATAGCTTTCCTAATGATTGTGAGAAATCCACGTTGCTAAATAAGTCTAATCAATAGCTTTTTTAGAGCTATCCTTATAAAAATATGGAATAGAAGATATTCTCATTACCGCGCCATTTCCATAAGAATTATATGGCTTTGGTGGATTCTGTTGTAACCATTTATTAAAAGATGCTCCATAAGATAAATCTGGATATTTTCTACAAAAAGTCCATAAATTTCTAGCATAATCAACTACAGTAGGATACTTCTTTTCTAGCTAAGCTTTACATATTCCTAATGTTGTTATTGTATCATCCGTAAAGGAATTATAAGGAGTAAAAAGTTCTAAACTATCTATATCTCCTTTATAATTATCAAATTCATAAATAGAACCTATAATATCACCTATTATCGCACCCTTAATGAAAATCACCTCGATTCTCTAAGATTTTTAATCTTTTACATTCACCAAAATCTCCAATTTCTTTCAAATATTCTAAATATATTTTATAATCTTTTATATTTTTATAGTATTCTTCTTCTGTTTTATAGTCGTTTTTCTTCGGTGGCTCATTAAATGATTTTATATTTTGAACATCATCCAATGAAGTAACCTCTATTTCATCCATAACAACTAAATAGAATATAGGATCCTCTTTATTTGTAGAAGATTCGTCAGAAGTTTTAAAATAATTATCTCTTTTAATTAAAAATGCCGCACTATATGCCATATCTTTATCTTCTTTACTTTTATCTCTTAAAATTGTCCTTTCGACTTCCCAACAGTTTTGATTTGTACTACCTCTTAAATCAAGAGTTGGAGTAACATTACTTTGATTATACTCTCCATCAATAATATAGTCACAATAATCATAAAATCTACGGTCAATATCCAACACTTTATGACCAGTATATAGAATAATCTTAATTCGTGGCACTTCATCTTTAATCTTCTCACACAATTGTAAACAAACTTCTTTATTTTTATCCGCTGATGGTTGGCCGCCGCTTAAAACAAAATAATCAATATAAGGATTTTTTAAAGATTCAAGAATCTCTTTCTCTTCTTTTTCAGTAAATAGTTTCCCAAAATTATAGTCTTGTGCTTGTGGATTATGACATTTAGGACAGTTCATATCGCACCCACTAACGAATAAGGTAGTAGAAATACCATGAGAATTCCCAGTATCATAGTATATAATATCAGCGTAATTCATTTTCTTTCTTCTCCTTTAACTTTGCTTCTGCCGCAAGTCTACGTTTTACTTTAAGTTCATCATAATATTCTTTCATACCATCGCCGGCGCATCGTTCTAACCAAAGAATTTCTCTATGTGCTGGCTTTAGTCTAGCATCTTCATCAAAAAAGTCTTTCCAATCATCTGTTAAAAAGAAACTAATCTGATAAAGCATTTGTTTTAATTCATAGATTTTAATTGGATCAGTCTCAATTTCAAGTTGTTTTGACCATCGTTCATTTGCGCGCTCAATAACAATTGGGATATTCTTATCAAAAACTTTATGACGATGGCCAAAAGGCTTAGTATCTCGTAGAATTTTATTCCAAAAACGAACACCAAATGGACTATTATAGTCATGGATTCGTTGGTTTTCTTTTACGAGGTTTTTAATTACATTCTTTTTTGTTCTCTTAACTGGTTTTCTTTCTTTTTTAACTTTCTTTTCTTCCATTTAAGATACCCTCCTTTTATTTCTTTATTTTATTATATCATAAAAAAAGGAGAAGTCAATAAACCTCTCCTTTATAGGTTATTAATTTAAATGCTTTACTCGATTATAAATGTCAGATGAACGTCCTGCATTTGGTGTGTAATTGGAGATATAGCCACAAATTCTATATGAAACTAAAAGCTTTTCTGGATTATCTTCTCCACATCTTGGACATTCCCACCTTACTAATCCTTTTTCGTCTAGTTTCTTCTTAAAATCGTAGCCTTTAAAACCACATGTTTTACATTGAGAAATTTCACTATTAGTTTCACCATATAAACAATTTTCACCAATACATTCTATTATTTCAAGCATTGCGCCAAGATTATTAGAAAGATTAGGGATTTCTACATAACTAATTGAACCCGAAGTAGTTTTATCACTAAATTGCGCTTCATCAATTAATTTTGTAAAAGCATCTACTTTATCTGAAACATGATGATGATAAGAATTAGTAATATAATTATGTTGAGTTCCATCTCCGATTTGTCCGAAATCTCTAATACAAGCATTTGCAAATTTTTCTACGCCAGTTTCCATCATTACTACCCTCGGTTTCCCGATATTTATTAGGGGATTAGACTATATCTTCATCTTAATTTTAAGATGTCCTCCATTTGGGGTTTTTGAAATTATCTCACCTACATTTCACTCATATTGAGTCTACTCAGCTATTATTATAAATAGCTTTTCCCTAGTCGTTAGACATTTAGATTTACTTAATATTATCATATCTAAAATAATAACCACATCTAGTTTTTCCTTTTATTTGTCCTGTACAATGACGTGTTATAGTAGATTTTGATATTTGGTATTTTTTTGAACATAAACAAATAGAACCAACTCTATCTATTTCATTCATTGCTATATCATAAACAATAACTGGTTTAGATTGACTATCTTCGTATTCCGAAGCTTGTTCCATTAAACCATCTTGTATAGCCTTCCTAGTATTTTCTTTATAAGTAGTCCAATATAAATTTTCTACTTTATTGTCTGTTTTAATATTATTTTTATGTCCTACGATTGGCAGATTATTTGAATTAGGAATAAAATGAATAGCAACTAATCTATTAATTCTTCTTGTTATTTCATTACCATTTTTATCTATAATGCTTATATGATTATAGCCTCTATGATTTATAAGAAGGAGACATTTTGAGAAAACGTCCTTTTTTTTCTCTGAATAAACATTACCCATATCAGAGATATAATATGAATTTGTACCATTTATTAGTTTAATTTTTTCATGTATATCTTCTCTTTTTAAGATTTTAGACATATTTTCA